TTTATTTTATTTTATTTTATTTTATTTTATTTTATTTTATTTTATTTTATTTTATTTTATTTTATTTTATTTTATTTTATTTTATTTTATTTTATTTTATTTTATTTTATTTTATTTTATTTTATTTTATTTATTAAATATTTAATCCAAAAAATAATTTATAAAAGTTTTCTAATTTTATATCATAATATAATCTTTCATAAAATAAAGAAAAGTATTGACAAGTTGATTCATATTCTTTAAGAAATTTTTGTAAAAAATCTTTTAATAACATATTTTCATCTTTCTCTAATATTTTTTCAACCGCATAAATAACGTTTTTATCTTTAGTCATTTTTATATATTTCATAATATTTGCTTCTTTAATAGTTATTTTATCCATTATTAATTTATTATTATTATAATTTTCATTTAATATTTCATTATATTTATAAGTATTTACATCAATAGGTCTAAAACCATATTTGCCATACCATGTATATCCTGTTAATAAAATCAACATATGTGATAATTTAATATCTTCCTTATTAACTGCACATTTTTTTACACTATTATCTGTTAAAACAATTTTATTTATTCCAAATGTATCTTTATATTTTTTTAACATTTTTATAGTTATTTTAAATAATGTTGATCCTACTTTTGTATTTGAATCAATTAAACACGATTTAAAATTACCTATTCCATGGATCTCACCTACTTTTCTTTCTTTATCAATTACTACCGATACACAATCAAATTCGTCTTCAGAATATAATATGTAATAATCTTCATCCATTATTTGAGTATATGTATATTCGTTATCTTTATAAGTTATAGTTAAATCTTCACCACCACCAATCATTGAGTGAATGATGTCAATTTCTCGCTTAAGCGATAAATTATAATTATTATAATTTATAATAATTTCTTTATTAAAAAAATTTTTAATTTGTGTTTGATTGTCTCTTAATAATTGAGAATTTTTATAAATTACTTTTTTAATATGAAATTTAATATCTAATGTCATTTAATTAATTATAAATAGATTAAAAATCAAAAATATTAAATATATAATTTATTAATAATCATTGTTATATATAAAAAAATGAAATTATAATTATTAAATAACTAATAATTTATAATGAAATCTTAAATATAACTAATATTAATTGCTAAATAATCCTAAAGGATTATTTAGTAATTAGTCAGAAAAAAAAAGAAATTTTTTTTCTGCCCAATTATATGGAAAATTGTTGTAAATGTGATGAATATAAAGAAGAACAAACTATACAAAGTAGTAGAATAACATGTTTAGAATATGATAATGAAGATCAACTAAATAGAATAATCAATTTAGAAAAAGAACAATCAAAATTAGATAATACAATAACAACATTAAATAATACAATAATAACATTAAATGATAAAATTATAGTTTTAGAAAAAGATAATAAAGAATTCAAAATAAAAAATAATAATTTTTAATTTAATAAATGAAGAATCAAAATTATTACAACAATTCAAGATCTTAACTCATAATAATATAATCTTTCATTTGGAACTTTATTGTAATCATATCTTATTTGGATGGTATTATTACATAATCCATTTTTAAGAATATATAATTGTTCAGCTTTTTTCAAAAATATTTTGTTATAATTGATATAATTTTCATCATCATATTTACAAAATTTACAAGTTTTACAATTATATAAATGCGGTTGTTGTTTATATTCATAATTTTTAAAAATATTTTTTGTATTATATTCTTCATTTACATCTTGTTTAAAATCATCATATTTATCTGATAATAAATAACTGTCCAGTGTAATATCATTATCATCTATAAAATCATATAAAAATTGTTCTAGTTTGGAATCATCAATAATATCCTTTAGAAAATTAGATATTTGTATTTTTATTGTTTTTAGTGTATCGTTATCATTATATTCATTATTATCATCAACTTCATGAAAAGGTCGCATATTTTTATCATCCTTGTGAAAAAGATCTAAGCCATCACTATTATTATAATGACATAATGATCTAAATATAAATTTAATATGTTTAAAAATAATAGGATTTTTAATAATTTCATCTTTCATGGCTTTAATAATAGTATTAAAATCAACTCTAGGCCATAAATAATCAATATATTCATCATTATACCATTCATTTTTTAATATTTTAACAATAAATTTTTTTAATTTATTATCTTTTTTTTCATTATAAATATCATCTAATTCTTTTATTACATTATTAAATAATATTTTATAGGTATCATCAAATTCATAAATTTTACTTATTATATTACAAGGCATTTCCTCAAACATTTGTTTTCGTGTCATTATATTATTTCTAAAAAAAAAGGTTTTTTGAACGGATTCATTACAGTAGTTAATAAAGAATGTTTAGATTTAGCATTAGAATTTAAAGAAAAAAATTTTAATCCATGTTTATTAAATATGGCTAGTGAAATATCGCCTGGTGGTGGCTATAAAGTTGGATCAGCTGCTCAAGAAGAATCATTATTTAGAAGAACTTGTTTACATTTAGCGTTAGATCGATCATACTATCCATTGGATAATTATTCTGGTTTGTATACACCTGATGTTGTAGTTATATCAGAAAATGAAGTAAATAATTATAAATATTATTTAACACCAAAAACAATGAGCATCATTACATTAGCAGCGATAAATCTAAAAAAATATAAATTATCTTATAATAAAATTATAAATATAACTACAAAAAAAATCGAAACAATATTTAAAATAGCTATATTAAATAATCATGATAGCATAATTTTAAGCGCATTTGGTTGTGGTGCTTATGAAAATGATCCGACATTAATTGCAAATATATTTAAAGATGTTATTTATAATAACAATTATAAAAGCTATTTTAAACATATATGTTTTGCAATTATTGAAGATAATAATTCAGAAAAACATGGTGGTAATTTAAAAATATTCAAAAATATTTTGGAATCATAATCTGTTAAACTTTTTTAATAAATATTTAATAAAATTAATAAATTACTAAAACCTATTGTTAATAAATTTTAGTAATAAAATGACGACCCGAGCAGGGTTCGAACCTGCGACCTTGAGGTTAACAGCCTCACGCTCTAACCAACTGAGCTATCGGGTCATACTTTAATATAGAAATATATCTTTAAATCATTTATAAATTAATAAAAAAAAAATCTAAATATATAAAGCGGATTTAAGTATTATGCATTAATAATTATGGTATTCAAGGCACCAGTGAAGGCAATAAAGCCAATACAGAAGTCCCCCATCATAAAAACTGGTTTTTTATGCATGTCAATTGTAAATTAGATGTATTTATTCTTTAATAATAATTATGAGTCGATTAAAATGTTTAAAATATAGAATAATTAGAATGAAATAAAAATCGGATTACAATAAAATACATTTATTTAATTGAAAGTTATTGTAAAGTGGTGTTTCCATAGTATACCAAATGCCTCTTGGAATGAAATAATTAATAAATAATAATTAATAAATAATAAATAATAAATAATAAATAATAAATCGGATTATAGCAAAATGCAATTAATGTTATGAGCGGCTAAGATTGTAAGACAAATATCCGTAACCGTGGGTGCGGTTGAAAAAATACTAAAAAAATTACTTGGAAATTTATATAATTAATTTTTCAATTTTTATTATTATATTCATAATTATATTCTAAATTTTTTCATTACACCTTTTTTACTAAAAAATGGGACACTTAACAGTAAAAAAAATATAATTGCACCCTAGATTTTTATTTAATAAAAATCTTTATTGCGGGCATGGTAGACATTTGACGCTAATAATATTATTATTAGGGTTGCTACCTTTTGTTTCATTGGAAAAAAAATGTTTTTCCAAAGTAATCTTATCTTTTTCTTTTGTAGAAAAAGATAATGTTTCATCATCCATTAATTTATAACTACGTTTAAATTTGTCTGGACGATCTTTGTATTGTAAATAATAATTTGTCAACATTATCATATTATTTACTGAATTTTCATCACGATTTATACATCCAATTCGGTTATTTTCCGTTTGATACGTTAGAACTGAATGTAACTTTCTGACTACTTGTTTTTTATCTGGTAAATATAAATTTTCACATCTTTTATTAGTTTTATAATTTAGTAATGATGTTCTAAATTCATCTAAATTATAAATTTTATAATGTTCATTTAATTTTCTTTTTAATCCTAAATTTGGAGTTGAAATAAAATTTTTCATTTGTTTTCCAATAGACCAATCACCCATAACTAATGTTACTTCTTTACCAAATTTATCTTTTATTTTATTTATTATTTTACTTTCTGTTTTCTTTTTATTTATATAACTATACCAATTATATTTTCTAAATATTTCTTGTTGATATTTTTTTTCTAGATCTTTATTTAATTTATTTTTTTCTTTTATAAACTTTTTAAATTTTTTATAATTACATGTCTTTGAACTATAAATACTTAATTTATTTTCTATTTTACTTATATTTGTTTTATTTTTATAATTTTGTAATAATCTTCTATATTTTAATCTTTTAGTATTTTTTATGTATTCTTTGTTAGTATATCTTAATCGTTTACCATCTTTATTTTTTAAATATAATAATACACGTTTGCCGGGGTCACAACACACCCAATTATTATTTTTTAATTCTTCTAATTGAGTATCATTTAATTCTTCTAAATAAGGAAAATCAATAAAATCAATTTTTAACTTTTTTTCTTCTTCTTTTTGTTTCCTTAATTTATCTTTTTCTTCTTTTGATAGCTTTTTAAATTCGTCTTTCTGTTTATCTCGTTTTTGTTTATTTTCTAATTTTATTTTTTCTTGTTCTACTTTTTTATCATTTTTTACTTTTAATTTATATGCTTCTTTTTCTTCTTGTGTCATATCTTTACAGTTATTTTTCATTTCATTTCTTTTATTCTTTAAATTTAGCTTCTGTTGATTAGATTTTTCAATATGATTATTATGAATTAATTGGATAGAAACACCAAAACAATCAGTTAATATTCTATAATCAAAACTATAATGACTTTGTTTAAATATTGGATTATTTAATTTAAAAAATAAATTCCATATTTGATGTTTATAAGTAAAAATATCATTTAATAATACATTTTTATCATTTACATTTAATTCTAATAATGAAATGTCATCAACTAATAATTCAATTACACTTTTAGTATCTATTGGTATATATTTAGGTATTAAATTATTTCTTAATGGAAAGAATTGAAAAGATTTAGTTCCTAATTCTTCAATTTGAAGACACATATATATCATATGTTTAATATATTTTTGAGGATTATTTTTAATATCAAATTCATATGAATCAGTATAGTCTATAGGAAATATATGATTTCTATGTTGATTAATCCACTTGTGATATTTACTACTAGATAATAAAGTATTATTTATTAAATCTTCTTTAATTTCATATAAATCTTTATTTAGTTGTTTTCTAAGTTGTACTTTAGTTCCATGTGGTGCATTTTCAAGTAATTCATTATTAGCCTTCCTAAATGAAGAATTAACAAAACGTTTAACATAATACATAAAATTGATTTTAATATTATTCTCAACATTAGTTAATATATCAGTGGCACAATAACCTAAAATTTGTGATAAATTAGAACCATCAATTTTATCGCCAAAATTAAGTTTTTTACATTTTATATTATAAAATCTAATAAATTCATTATATAATTCTAAATTAGAACCTTTTGGTTTAGGTCCGCAACTATCTTTAATAAAAACTTTAAATGTCATTTTAATAGTATCTTCATTGATATCAATAATTTTTTTGTCTTTATCATATAGATATAAAATAACTAATCGTAAGAATTGATATGTATAAGTAATAATTTTATTTGTTCTAATAACAGCATCAAATATAATATTTATATTATATTTATCTTTAATAATATCTTTAAAAGAACATTTAATTGTTCTTAATTTATCAGGTGGTTTTTTAGGAATAACATTTTGCATTATAATATAATATAAAATATATCTTTAAATATATAAATTTTACGTAAAATCTATAAATTTAAATGTTGTTATTTTTATCTTCTAATAACTTTTTTTTCTTTTTTTCATAAGCTCTTTTACTATATTCTTTTTTCTTTTCAGATGATAAATTTTTATAATAATTAGTTTTTTCTTTATAATCTTTATTCTTTTGATTGATAATTTCTTTATTATTTTCATAATATTTTTTACTTCTATCAGGTGCTGTATATTTTTTTAGATGATTAGATAATTCTTTATTTTCAGTTTCAATAATATTGATTTTATTTATATATTCTTCTTTTGTTTTATTAAACTCTAATAATAAATTTTTATATAATGCTTCATATTTCGTATTCTTATCCATTATTATATAATATAATAATTTTTTAAATATGTTAAATAATTAGTATTTTAAAAATATCTTAAAGATTACACAATTAATATTATTATGACTAAGTGTCTTTGTAATAATAATTCAGAATATGCATATATTTTGAAAAATAAAAATGATGAACCTATAAATAAAATTACAATATCAAATTATATTTTAAATAAAGAACTACAAAATGAAATTAAAACTGGTGACACATATTTAGTATGTAAAGAAAAACACGATTTAATTAAATATGAATCACTAATTAAGAAATGTCATTTTAAACATAAAAGTATTAGTTTAATAACAGATTGGCATAAAGATTGGCAAAATAATTTTGAACAGAAAGAAATACCAATTGGTAATCATATAGCAGATGTAATAGTTGATAATATTATAATAGAATTTCAACATAGTTATATATCAAAAGAAGATGTTGAAAGTAGAAATAAAAATTCTATAAATAATAATAAACTTTTATATTGGGTTATTGATTGTAATAATACTATAGAAGTTAATAAAATTGGTGATATTTTAATGATATACTTTTTTTGTGATTTTTGGAAATTTGAACACTTTATTTGTCATAAATTTATTTTTTTACATTTTGAAGATAAAATTTATAAAGTTAATCCAAATGAGATTAAAAGTAATATGATAGATGTTATTGAATGTAAAACGATGAAAGAATTTATTAAATCAATTAAAAATAAAATAAATATTTGGTCTGAAGAAGAAATTCCACAATGTATGTTATATCATAATCAACGTGGTGCTGGATGTGGTAAAACATATGAAAGTATTCAATTGATGGATAAAAATGAAAAATTTAAACATAAAAATATTTTTATATATTTAACTAAAGCACATACTGCGAAAGATGTTATCTATAATGAATTATTGGAGCAATATAATAGAGGAAGTTTAAATAATTTAGAAATACCAGAAGAAGGATATAATATTTCTGGTAAACAATATAAAATTAATTATAACAATAAAGAAACAGAAAATGAATGTAAAATTATTATAGGAACTATTGATTCTTTTATGTATGCTATTGGAAACAAAGATACTAAAGATAAGGATTATTTTAATGGTATTGTAAAATCAATTAAAAATGGTTATGTAAAAAAAGAAAAGAATGGTTCAATCAAATATTCTCAAGAAAATATTAAATTAAATAAAAAGTGTTTAATAATTATTGATGAAGCGCAAGATTTAGGACCGGAATATATTGAAGCAATTTGTAGTATTATGAGAAATACATATATTGATGCATATATTATTGGTGATAAATTACAAAGTATTTGGGGTGATCATAATATTCATACCTTTTTAGAATGTAATGATTTACCGCATATTACTATTGAAAAAAGTGATGGTAAAAATCACGTAATGCGATTTCATAATGAACACTTTAAAAATTTTGTTAATGATATTGTTGATTTTGATAAATATAATTTACCACATATTACAGAAATTTGTAATAATTCATCATGTAAATATCACCATGAAAATAATATTAAACCATATAATATATTTCAAATTCCGAGTTTACGTTCTGATGATAAAAAAACACAAGTGAAAATGGATAAATTAATTAAAAAGATCATTTATTATATGGATAGTGAAATTATTAAATATAATTATTTGCCAAATAATTTTATGTTTATTTTTCCTATTTTAACAAAAAATTTTTTTGCAAATAGATTAGAAGCAAAAATACAAGAATTTTGGATGGAAAAATTTAATGATGAAAATTATCAAAATAATGTATTAGTTAATAATAAATATTGGAAAAAAAGAATAAATAAAAAAAAAGCATATAAATACATATTTTTACATAAATCCGATGAAGGGAAATCAATAGATTTAAGAGAAAGTGAAAATGCAACAAGAATATTATCAATTCATGCTTCAAAAGGTAATGGTTGTGAAGTTGTTTTTGTTTTTGGATTAAATCAAAAAGCTTTACAAATATTTAGTAAAGATAAATGTAATTTACAGTATGATTCTTTATTACATGTTGCATTAACAAGACAAAAAAAATCACTCTATATAGGAATAGAAAATATAAATGATGATATTGCACAAAAATTTGAAAAATATATTGAAATAGATAATGAATTAAAACCAGATTTAAATGATATAAAAAAATCAATTAAATATAATAAAATAATTGATTTTTCTTGTAATTCCGATAATCTATTTTTAAATATATATGATAAATATTTATCATCAACTGAATTAGTAAATATATTATCAGATAATCAAGATAATAAAAATATTATTGAATGGGGTCATCATATAATAAGATACTGTGTTTTTTATTATTATCTTAAATTTAATATTATTAATAATGAAAAAATTGATGATGAATATATAGATGAAACTAATAATAGTTTCCGTCTTTTTCAATTTATTGAAGTATTAAATAAAATTTCAAAATTGAAATTAAAATTTGAATTACATAATGAATATTATAAAAAAATAAATTATATTCGTGATGATAATACTTTTTATATTTTAGAATTTACAACAAAAAATTTAACAAAATATAATAACTATAAAGATACATTATTTAATTTTATAAAAAATATTCAAGAAAAAATAAGCAAAAGTATAAAAGAAAAAAAATTACCTTTTTTATGTCCATTAGAAACTGTTATTTTATTGCATATGATTAAATTATATGACGACGGAAAATATTCGGATATAACAATTATGGATGTATATTCAATAATATATTATTTTGATGAATGTTCAAATTCAATTGATGAAAATCATAGTAATGAATATAAATGTTTATGTAAAAAACATTTTAATGAGAATAATAACAGTGATGATTTTAATAAATACCAAGAAATTAGAGAAAGTATAATTAATCACTATATGAAAACAGAACAAATAAAAATATTATATGAAAACTATAAAAAATATATTACAGAAAAGTTAAGTACTTCAAAGTTTAAATATAATATATTTCATCCTGTTGTATTATATAATGATCACAGTAATTTTAAAATTACTAATAATTTTGAACTTATTGCTAATTCTGATGAATATATTATTGATTTTATAATAACACCACAATTTAATAAATTAAATTTTAATAACATAATGTTAAGAAGTATATTTAATAATTTTTTATTACAAAATATTTATAACAAACATAAAAATAATCTAGAAAGATATGCAAATAAAATAATATATACGTGTATATTATCTCTTGATAGTAATGAACCAATATTTATAAAATTAAATATTGATAAAAATTGTAATATTATAAAAAATAGTATTGAAAATTATTTATTAAATGATTATATATATAAACATAAAACAATATATAATTTTTATCAATATTGTAAAAAAGAAAAACCAACAAATAGTGTTAAATATACATATAAACAAATTATTGATGAAAATATCACAAGAGATGCTTTACATATATCAGAAATACCTAAATATATTGAAAATTATTTTTATGATATTGTGAAAGAATTAGATAAAAAAGATAAAAATATAATTAATGATATAAAAATAAAATTAAGTAATCAAGAATTATTTTTTAAAGATATTAAAATATATTTGGAACAAGCAATTTATAATTTTAATAATTATGAAGATGATGAAAATGATATTGATTTTTAAATTATACAAATATTATAAATAAATTATTATTTAATTTATCTATTTTATTATAAATGCATCATTCTATTGATTTTAAATTGTCTGCTGTGAAATTATATTTAAAAATAAATAGCATTCGGAAAGTTGCAGAAATATTAGATTGTAGTAAATCTTCATTACACCGGTGGATTGAGAGATATTTTGAAACTAAAACTGTTGAAAGAAAAATAAATAAGCAAAAAAATAGTATAATAACAGTAAAAATACAATTATTCATTAAAAATGCTATTCAAAATAATCCTGCAATTACATTATCAAAAATTAAAAAGAAAATAAATAAAGAATATAAAATTGATATATCAATATCATATTTATTTTATATAATAAAATATAAATTAAATATTACTCATAAACAACTACGATTTAAATATTATCCTGAAAAGAAATTAGCAACATTAAGAGAAGATAAAATAAATTTTTATAAAGAAATTATTAAAGTTGGAAAGAAAAACATAATATCAATTGATGAAACTGGTTTTTATTTAAATATGACAAAACATTTAGGTAGATGTGAAAAAGGAAAGAAATGTTATAAAACTGTTCATATATATCCTTTTGTTAAATTTAATTTTATTTGTGCTATAAAATATGGAAAAATTATAGGATATAAATTATATGAAAAAGATAAAGGTGGTATAGATAACATTAAATTTACACAATTTTATAATGATTTCATAAAAAATAAATATGAAGATAATTTAATAATTTTAGATAATGCAAGATTTCATAAATCAAAAGATGTAGTAGATAATATAAACAAATCTAAAAATAAAATAATATATAGTTTACCTTATAATCCTCAATGTAATCCAATAGAAAATCTATTTAGTCAATTAAAAAATCATGTAAAAAATAAAAGTCCTGATAATTTTCAAGAATTAAAATCAACTATTGATAAAATTATTAAACATAAAATAACTAAAGAACATCTGAAGAATTATTTTAATTATTTATTTACACAAGCTAATGATTATATAAATAAAAAATCATAAAATTAAGTGTCCCATTTTTTAGTGAAAAAGGTGTAATTAAATTAGAATTTTGATATTCATATACTTTATTATTAATCGGATTTAATATAAATTACTATATCAGATAATTCAGACTGAAATAACGCTTAAAAATTAAAAGATACTTTTGTAACAAAATACATTAAATATATGCGATTGCAACATGACATTTAATAATAACAAAAAAAATGAAAAATCAGTATTATACATAAAAAAAAATTTCAGGTTTTTTATGATTAAACTATTTTATAGTGCACAATTATACAATACTAATTAACATTGAATTGATTAGAATAAGAATATTTACATACTAAAAAAATATTATAAAAGTTATTTTAACATTATTTACTTAATTTATATAATTAAACGCATTTATAATTATGCCCTAATTTAAATTTGTTTCTATAACCAAATGTTAAGTTAGATTCAGTAGATTTTTTTTCATCATTTGATTCAGAACTCAAAGTAGCAATTTCATAATATATAAAGTCAGAATCAAATTTATTACACCATATACAATATCCATCATATTTTTTATCTGGGTTTTTTATTATTTCATCTTCTTTTAATTTTGTCCAATAATCTAATAGAGTTGGTAATTTATCTTCTTGATTATCAGACAAATTAATTTTTTTATTTTTTTGAAATTAGCCATGATTTTTTTTGTAATGATTGATATTTAATTAATTTTTTTCTCATTTCATTCTGTTGTATTTGATACTTTTTTAGTAATTCTCTTTCTTGATTAGAATAACACGGATATTTTAATAAAACGCCATTGTTTATTTGATTTTCAAATTCACTATATTTATTTTTCATATTTTCTATTATTTTTTCACATTCATAACATAAATGTTTTTCTTGTTCATTATATTCTGGCTTTAAAAATTCTAATTTTTTTTTTATCACCAGAATCAATCATTATAATAATTTAATGATTGAATCAAATATTTGCATATTATAATTTGATTTTATACGGTAAAATTAATTATTTAATGGAAATAATAAAAAAAAATATTCAATTTTTTTAAAAATAAAATTGATTTTTATTAATACAGAGCCATAATCTATTAATAAAAATAATGATGTTAAATATTAATTTAATAGGAAAAATTATTGATTTTGATTCTACATTATTATATCATTTTTTATGTATAAATCAATATATAAAAAATGAATTATTAAATAATATTACCAATTTAAGTTTATTTAATAATACTAAAATTGATGATAATCATTTAAAAATTTTAAATAATTTAAATATTTTAAAATTATCTAAAAATGTCAACATTTCAAATACAGGATTATCATATTTACCAAATTTACAAATATTAGAATTATACAATTGTTTAAATACAAATGATGATTCTGGTTTAAAATCTTTAAAAAATTTAGATACACTAATATTAAAAAATGATTATACATACCTAGATGATGAATTAAAATTAAATTTAATAAATATTACAGAAGAATCTTTTAAAAATATATTAAATATTCATACTATAATATTGACTAATGATAATATTAATATAAAATTAAATAGTTATTTATATAATTTACATACATTAAAAATTAAAGATAATAAAGAAATTTTTATAGATATCTATTTAAAATATATACCTAATATTAAAATATTGAAGTTAGGTAATAATAAGATTACTGACAATGGATTAAAATATATTAAAGATATTCATACTTTAGAATTACCAAATGATATAATATCTAATAATGGATTAAAATATTTATCTAATATTCATACATTAATATTATCTGATAATAACCAAATAAATGATGATGGCTTAATCTATATTTCAAATATATATAGATTAGAATTAAATTGGAATAAAAAAATTACAGATATAGGTCTTGAATGTTTAACAAATATTCATATATTAAATCTAAGTTCTAATAAAAACATTACTGATAAAGGTTTAATATATTTTAAAAATATAAAAATATTAAATTTATACAGTAATAAAAATATTACAGATCAAGGATTAATGTATATTAGAAATATTGATTCATTAACATTAAATCATAACAATAATATTACAGATAAAGGTCTAGAATATATACCTAATATTTCTAAATTATATTTAGAAAATAATAAAAATATAACTGATGATGGATTAAAAAAAATACCTAATATTATTATTTTGAATCTAAATAATAATATAAATATAACCGACCAAGGATTGCAATATATTCAAAATGTAAATATATTAGAATTACGTAAAAATAAAAAAATTACCGATGAAGGTTTAAAATATATTTCAAAAATTTATTCTTTAGATTTAAGTCAAAATGAATTAATTACAGATAATGGATTAAAATTTATTTCTAGTATTGATTCATTAAACTTATTTTCTAATACTAATATAACAAATAATGGTCTTAAATATATTTCCGAAGTTTGTATATTAAATCTATCAAATAATAAAAATATTACTGATGAAGGATTATTTTTATTAAAAAATATTGATGAACTATATTTATACGATACAAAAAAAATAACCTATAATTCAATAAAATATTTGAAAAATTTATATTGTATCTATTTATATAAAAATAATGAATATAGAAAAATAATTCCTTCTGAAATAATATTATGATGTACATAGAATTTATTGGGGTAATCAGTTAGGGTATCATTATCAGCTGCTTACACTTTGATGTCTTCTTAGTGCACGTTGGTTTGGTCGTTGTGTGGATGATGATGTTGGTGTAGATGGTCGTGATGTAGATGTAGATGTAGATGGTCGCGATGTAGATGTTTCAATATTTTGTTGTGCGGATGATGGTGTTGAAGGTTTATTTAAAATATTAACACTATATTGTTCTTTATTAATTATATGATTTATTCCATCCATAATATCTTTCAAAATTAATTTTTTGGTGTTAAAAGCTATATGAGGACTATCAGTAGAGGAATAAAAACCATCTTTAATATCTCTTAAACATTTTGGTAATATTGCGTCATTCATAATCATTAGTTCACTTGATGGTAAAGAAGGAAATGCAACAGATGCAGATGGAATAATACTTTTATCAACTGCATACATTTTTATAGCTTCAAGTGCTAGTTCATATTTAGTTATTGCAGCAATACCACCTAAATTAATAATATTACTGTCGTGGTCTTTAACTTTTTTATCTTTAACGTGGTTTATTATTTTATAAATTGCGATTGCTATATTTTGAGCAGATATGGGATATCTTTTTTGTGAATGATCCATAGTATAGGTTGTCATTGGTGTGAATTTATTAATTAATAATAATTTATGGATAACTGTAGATGGTGATGTTTTCATCAAATTTGCTAAAATATTATAAACAATATTTGGTTTAGAGTTAGTGTTTGAATAAATAGGAGATATTTCTTTATCATAAACACCAGGTAATCTTATTATTAATGCATTTGGATCATTTTTCATAATAATATTTTCTGCAGCTGCTTTAGCGTATCCATAAATATAATCATCGTTAATATCTGGCGGATCTCCTATATTAACTTTTGTTGGTGCCCATCCATTTACTGGAGCAAATCCTTTATTTACATAAACAGTTGAAATATGAATTAACTTTATAAAATGATAATTAGTTACTTTTGATATTTGTGCAGCTAAATTTATTGACCAATGTTTTCTTACATCTGTAATTTTCATACTTCTCATATTTGATCTAACAGTTGGTGGATCTTTATCCATAACAGTATTAATTAAAAAATATCGACATGCTTTATCTGCATTTTCACAATATGCTTTATGTGGATTATCAATTAAGGATTTATTAATATCATCTGTTTTAATTAATGAATTTATTATTGTTTTTAAATCAGCAAATGTTTTAGAATCAAATGTATCTTTATCTATTTTTGTAGGCTCAAATAAAGGATTATCATTTCCAGCTATTACTTTTATAATTTTTAAAAATCTTTTTTCCAAAAATAAATCGTTCATTAATCCATCATAGCCTAAAATATGATTTTTATAAAATAAATAGTTTGATCCAATTTTATAATATTTTAATTCATATGATGCTAATACATCTACTTTATTTGTTAACACAGTAACGACACCATTATCTACATATATATCATCTAAATATGTAGATTTTTGTCTTGTAAAATCATGTATAATATAATATATCTGGTTAGCAGTTTGTCCAACTTTATTAATTAATTGTTTAAATATTGCATTACCAACAGTTCCTGTTGATCCTGTTAAAAATATTTGTATTGGTGGTAGCATAATTGTGTTTGATTTAACTCCTTTAATATTATATTTACAATAATTTTTTAATAATAATATGAATAATTATGAACAAAAATATGTTAAATATAAAATGAAATATACAAATATTATAAATCAATTACAAGAGGGTGGTGCTGAACATAAATTATCTGATGACTATCAACCATTATATAATAAAATAGATGAGTTATCTACAGAATTGCATACAATACATGTAGATGATGGTAGACCTGTATATAAATTTATAGAAAACTATAATACATATTTTTTTGATATGGATGGTGTAATTAAAGGAATTGGAGAAAGTAATTTTTATGGTGCAGTAAAATTTATAAATAAATTCCAAAAAAAAAGTTGTATTTGTTACTAATAATCCAATTAAAACTAGGAAAGATTTTTTAATTGAAATACACGATTTATGGGTACCATATAAAAATATGGATGGATTTATAGATTTTGAATTTACTACCAATAATGATTTTTTATATCATTATTATAATTCAATGATACTAACAGAACCTACCTATATAGAGGAATATAAAGGTAAAAATAAACCTAAAAAACTTAATTCTAATATAGATATATTACAAAATGCAGAATTCATTAAAGAACATATGAGAGAAAGAAAATATTTACAATTATTTTATGGTAATAAATATTTTATAGGATTTGCTGATTTTATAAATTTTTTATATAATAGTAAAACAACGGCTTCAAAAGAGTTTTTTAAATTATTTATATCAATATATAATATGTATTTCAAATTTAACAACTGATTTTATTACAAGTAAAAATGATAAAATAGAAAAAATTGAAGATAAACTAATCCCATTAATATATTCTGATCAGTATGAAGATAAATCTTTAGGAGGAAAATTATTTTGTGATATATGTGATATATTAGATAATTCACCTTATGATACAAGTATTTATCAAGAAATACGAGATTTTAATAGTGCTAATGTACCTAAACAAATTGAAGCATATTTTGTAAATTTTGGTGCTGATTTTGATAAAATGAATACAAGCCCAACACAACCTGATAATAGTCTTAGTGCTAATGTTCCATCATATTTATCAAAAGAAAATATTGATTTTTTAGATAACATTAATTCTTTAATAATTGGTTATGATCCTAAAATTAATGCTACGAAAGCTCTAATTATTGCTGATATAATATATTATAAAAGTTCTACAACAAAAAATTTTAATGTTTATGTATTAGGTACAGACAAATCTGGTGCAACAGGTTATTTATTAAGAAATATGAGCATGCAACATTTAAAAGCTAGAGGAATAGGTGCTGGTTCAATTGCTAGATGGATTTTGGAAATAGCAAATGTACCTATTAAAGAAGTATATTTAGGTAAACCATCAGATCATATAAATGATTATATGAAGAATAATTATATAAAAGAAGATAAAAGTAAATATTTAATGATTGGCGATACAGTTGATACTGATATGAAGTTTGGAAAAGATTTAGATATACACACATTATTAGTTTTAAGTGGTTCTACCACACCAGAATTACTAAATTTTTCTGATTTTTTAATTAAAAATCCAACAATAACAGATGCTAATAATTCTGATTTACCAATATCAATTAAACAATATTTAACAGAAACAACTAACAAACTATTTGATAAAAAAATTAAAGAATTTGATAATTATAAAATTAAAAAACCAACTTATATTTTTCAAAGTTTAAAAAAATTAAGTGGTATTTTAAAATTATAAATATTTATTTTACCTCAATAATTAAATTAAAAAGTATAGCTTTTTAATTTAATTGTTTCTTATATTATCCATAATATTCATCTTCATATATCGCAAAATCTTCATCATATTCTTCTTTTCTAATTTTTATTAATTTTTCTGTTTTTTTTATTAATTCACGTAAAATTATCAAATGTCTTAAATTATTAGTTTGATTATATTCATTTAGTATTTTATTAATTTGTATTTTACATTCATCTAATTCATATGTTCTACTGATATATCTTTTACACGGATCAAAATGATGATTAAGATAGCTTGGGTATGCCTTTTTTAAATATTCAAATTTAGGAAAATTTAAAATATGTAACCATCTACAACAAAATTTTTTACATAGAAAAGCTTTATGGGGCTTAACCATATAACCATTAATTACTTCATCGATAATAAATGCTTCCTGTTCAGCTAAAGTATTACAATATAAACACATTTTATTATGTCCTGTTTTTAGATTTTTAAAATCTAATAGTTTATAACATGCTCTCATTTTATTGATTATAAATTCTGTATAAATTGCATTATCAAATTCATCTAAATTAGAAACTTCTATAATTGATCTTCTCTTAAATTCGATAGATCTATTTCTGGTTTGACTATGAAATAATTCTAAAAGTTGATCAATTGTTAATTCATGATTTATATCATTAATCATATTTTTAATACCAAGTACAATATAAAAATATGTTGACATACATTCTTTATGACCTGGTGAATTAACACATGTACATCCATCCATTTTAATCCATGCATTTTTATCATTCGTTAGACAAATACAACATAAATGGTCATTTTCAAACAAACAAATTTTTTTACCATTTATATCAACAAAATAATCATTTTCAATAAAAAGAGTCTTACCTTTTGTTCCAACTCTATTTTTACAACACGGACAACAAATTGACATATTTAGATCATTTATTTCTGTTGTCTAATTATATTAAATTCTTTTTTATTTGAGGTGTTCTGAGCTACGGTGAAAATTAATCAATTGAGTACTTTAAAATTTAATATTTTCAATTTTTTTTTTTTGAATCACCAACTATAATTTTTTAATTTATTTTTTTATATTCTTTGATTCCATGTTCTCTTGCTTTTTTATAATCTATTTGTGGCGGTGGATAATTAATATTAGGATATTTTACATAAGAAGTTTCCCATTCATGAATATCTTTAATAGATACGTCTTTTAATTCTGGAATGTATTTTTTTATATACATACAATCTTTATCAAACTTTTTTGATTGTAATTGTGGTGAAAATATTCGAAAAGCATTCTGCGGATCAATTCCGCAGCTCGTCCATTGCCATCCACTCGAATTGTTAATTGAATCATAATCTAATAATTTTTGAGCAAAATATTTCTCACCCCATTTCCAATCAATTAATAATAATTTAGTTAATATATTTGCTGTAATCATTCTACAACGGTTGTGTTGAAAACCTGTTGTATTTAGTTGTATCATAGCAGCATCACATATTGGAATTCCTAATTTTCCTTTACACCATTTATCAAATAATTCTTGATCATAATTCCATTTAATTTTATCAAATTTATCTTTGTATGCTTTATTTTCTCCGTTAATTTGCCCTTGTAACATATGCAGATTATGAAAATTCAAACCATAATAAAAATCTCTCCAAATTAATTGTTCAATGAGACCCTTTAATTTATATTTTTCCATTGCAAAATATACTTCACGAATTGAAACAGTACCAAAATGGTTATGTGCTCCAAGAAATGTTGTATCATAAATTAAATAATCTCTTTGTTTTGAATAATCTTTAAATTCATTTAATTTTTTTAATATTTTTAATCCATTGTTTCTTCCACCATGAATATTTGCATTATCATTAGATTCAAAAAAATTAAAAATTTCTGTATCTTTTATATAATATTTATTTTCATTTAATTTGTTTTTCTTAACAAAATTAAATTTTTTAATATTACTAATTTGAGGTACTTTTAAGTTTTCCAAACAATAATTTTTAAATGGAGTATAAACCGAATAAGGTGTTCCATCTTTTTTAAATGTAGAACCATCTAAAATATTATATAATACATGATCTTCTTTCAAATAATATTTAATATTATATTTTTCACAAAAATTTTTTATTATCTCTTGTCTTTGTATTGCATAAGGCGAATAGTCAAAATTAGTACCAATAGAATTAATTTTTTGATTATTTTTAATTATTTCTTCAAAAACTTTTATTAAATTATCGCAATGAAAAAAATATAATTTACCTTTATATTTCAATCTAATTTCATTAGATAATTCAATTAATGATTCACACATAAATTGAACAGAACTATTTGAAAAATATTTATTTTTATGTTTATTAACCTGTTCTGTAAATATAAAAAAAGGTGTAATATCAGATTCTTTTTGCATTTGATGAATTAATGTTGTATTATCATTACATCTTAATGATTTATTAAATAAAAATATATTCATTATATTATATCATTTTAATTTTTTAAATTAAATTATATTAATTAATCTTTATTAATTTTTATTAATTTATAAAAATATTTAATTATTTTTAATGGATTATTAACATGATCACAAAAATATTTAGTATTTTCATATGATAAAATTTTAAAATTAAATGCTTCAAATCCTAAATAAATATATTCAACTTTTTCTTTATTTAAAATTTTATACACATTTTTTATTAAAATGGGATCAAAATGAAATATTCCTTCACATATAAATTTAATTAAATCTTCTCTCGCTAAATCTCTATATGTTAGTAATTTTACTTCATCTTCTGATAAATTAAATTTATTACTAATAACACTTTCATAGTCAATAATAGAAAATAAATATCCAAATGTTGGAATTTTCATATTAAATATGTTTATTGTTTTTATAGATGTTTTTTTATAACATATATTTTTACCATGGATATCACGATGAAAAAAACCATTAGTATGCATTAAATTTAAAGCATATACTATTTGAATTATAAAAGAATATATTTGTTTTTGATTTAATCTATATAAAATACTCCATAATTCACCATCTTTTAAATCTGTAATTAATTCATAACAATAATTTGATTTTTGTAATTTATTATATTAATCTAATCTATGAGAATTATTTTTTACATAATCACTTAATGGTTGTATAAATTTACATTTATCAATATAATATTTATATATAATTGTAAAATGATTTTTATTTATAAATTTATTAAAATAAATTTGTCGATATAACCCTTTATCTTTATCATTAACAATTAATAAATTATTATTTTTAATATTTTCTTCTATAAGTGTAGCTTCATTATCTAAAATTTTTTCTTTTCTTAATGCATAATATTTGGATCCAATTTTTATAGTGAATGTTGTAGCATTAGCACCTGATCCAAGTGTATTTATTATTTTATAATTGATAATTTTTTCTTCCAATGTGGCATTTTTATAGTTTTTTTAATTTCTGTTAAATTACTATTGATTGGAAATAACTCATCATAGTTTTCAATAAAAATTGGATTTTCTTTTTCAGTAATAAAATTTTGGTAAATCAAATTAATTTGATATAATTGTTCATCTGATGATAATCTGGAATTGAAAAAATCATGTTGGACATTTGATAAGGTTTTATCAAGATAAAGTCTGAAATCTTCTAGAATTTTTGCAGATTTAGTAACAATTGATTTCCATTTATCTCCAATTTCAAATCCATATTCTTTTTTTGATAATTCACTCCAACTTTGTGCTTGGTTATAAAAATCTGTATATATCCACCATTTTCCTGAATCATTGCAAGACATTAATTTATAATGTCCTAATCTTTCAGACCATTTTGTTGATGGCAACTTTTCTTTTTTTCTAATGATTTCTCGCACGAGCATTAGACATGCTCCTAATATATTTTTTCCTGATCCATCACATGCATCTGACCAAACAGGACATCGTCCATTTTGAGGAGCATGATTTTGTAAATATAAATCATTAGTATTTAATAAAAATGTACGGTATTCTGGGATTTCATATTTTATTTCTAATGCAAACATCATTGCTTCAATATCTTGACCTAATGTTCTATTCAGGATTGAATGAAAATATTTAGAGAGTCTAATATTTTCATTATTAGATACTTTTGATAATTTACCCGTCTTGTAATTAATATATGTATTACAAATAAAAGCAAAAACACGAGTACCATGAGTAAGTGACCATATTAATTCAGCAATTTGTATTCCAATATCATAATTCATATATGTAGTGAGTGCTGCATAATAAATTGCTTCACTACAGTAAATTGGATATTTAATCCAATCACTGAAAATTGCAAATTGTTTATATTTTTTAAATATATCTGTAGATATGTAATGAGGTCTAGGAAACGTTTCATAATTACCTAAATACTTACCACCAAGAATATTCATTAGATCTTTCTGTCCTGAATTATAAAATCCTAAACATTTTTCACTATCAACATCTACTGGAAACATGATTAATAAAATATCTGATTTTTAAATACTGAAATTATACTTTTTTTCTCTAATTAGTTTATTTAGAAATAAGTTTTAACTGCTACGGTAATTTTAATTTTAAATTGTGGTATTAATTTTTTATAATTTCAATTTTTTTAAAATTATAAAAAATTGAAAAAAATATATTTTTTTTTTAATAAACATATTCTTTACCGTTGTCAAAGAATTCGTGTGCAAATTCTTTAACATAGATTAATTTTGATTATTAGGATAAATACAGTATTTTTTCGTAATAATATTCAATATTATTATGTCAAATATTAAATATACGGATTGGGATCCAAATACTGATTATATTAGAATTATAAAAATAATACATGATAGTGAAAATAAAAAAGAAAAAATCATAAATGAACAAGAAAAATTATATCTTAAACTGTTAAATAATAAAAATAATTATAAAATATTAAATAAATTGGAAGCAAAAAAAAAATATAATTATATTGATAATGATACTTTTGGTATGTTATATAAAAATTTACCAAAATTAGAATCATTTTATAATATCAAAAAATGTTTTTGGTGTAATTGTAGTAAAGGAAAATTAATTTCAGTTTTATCATATTTAGAAAATAATGAATATTTTATTGTTTATAGCCATACCTATCAATGTTATTAAATCTTCAAAAGTATAATACATAATTAAAAAATTGAAGATTTAAATTATTATATAAACAAAATACTATTTTTTTTACCGTAGCTATTAAGCACCTACAATAAAAAAATATGATTGTTTATAGAATTATAGAGTTAATTATAAATAAATTACGTAACATATTTATTCTTCTAAACTGGACATCAAATAACTTTGGTTCTGAAGAAATTATAAATAAGTTAAATGAAAATAAATGTTTTGTATGTGAATGTTATTCAAATCGAAAAACAAATATTTGTGGACTAACTATTTGTTCTTGGACAATAAAATTTTTAGTTGATCATAAAAAGCAATATTTTGCACTTAAATGTTTAAACATATCAACTAAAGAAATTTTTAGATATACAAAATATCCTCTACCATTACTTCATATTCATGATCAATCTAATTGATCTTTTTTTTTTGAAAATATTGAAGATTTAGATCGTTTTATTATGCATCTTGTTTTAAATCTTATTTAGAAATTATAAGTTTAGCATATTTATTATAGCTTATTTTTTTAATGTCTGATGACAAAATAGCAATTACAAATAAAAATTGATTTATTAATTTAAAAAATTAAAACCCTATACGACATTTTACATATTTATATAAATATCAATTGAATAAGAATAGTAATTATGAACAGGAATTAAATGATATAATAAAAAATAATTCAGGTGCATTAGAAAGATATAAAAATGTTTTTAATTCAAAATATTCTATACAATTTTTATTCGATTTAAAATCAGGTGATTATAAAAAAATAAGAGATAATTTAAATCTCCAACAAAAATTATCATTAATGATTCAAATATTATTTGCATTAAATTTTATGCATAATAATGATTTTTATCATCGCGATGTTCATTGGAAAAATTTATGTTATATTGAAACAGAAGAAGAATTTATTGATATATTAAATTATAAAATACCAACTCATGGATACATATGGTCTATAATTGATTATGGTAATGTAATTAGTAACAAATACAAATTAACCAGAGATGAAAAAAAAATTTTAACATTTAGAAATTTAAGATATGAAGATAATATGAATTTATTACACACAATATTTGATGGTAAAATGTTAGATGTTATCAATAAAATAGTGTATTATATAAAACTTATATCTGATGAAATGAAATTATTTGATGATTTTTTTTTAGATTATCAAGATACATATAATTATTGTTTACATGCATCTGATGAATTATATTTGATTAATATGATTTATAATAAATTGATATAAAAATATAATATCTTATTTTTTTAATGTCTGATGACGAAATAATAATTACAAATAAAAAATGTAATAATGCATTGTTTTATTTACCTAAAATGAAATCCAATTTTGATTTAGTATCTAATTTAAATTTTGATATTAAAGATGTTTTATACAAAGGATGTATATATTTACCTAATTTAATATGTGACAAAGATGACATGGCATTATTTAATAAATTAAATAATGAATTAATAAATGATTATGATAAAATTAGTGATTGGAGTCAGCATCATAAAATCGATAATCCTACCGATAGTAAAACATTTAATAATATTGTAAAATGTTTAGAAAATTATTTTAAAATTAATGTATTAGCAAGTAGATTAAATTATTATACACAACATGATTATAAACCTTTTCATCATGATTCACATGCATATTCTAATGGACTTAAAGAAGATACAACAATTGGTTTATCACTTGGTGGTAGTCGAAGTTTAGCATTTAAACATGTTGAATCAGGACAAATGTTTTATTTTCCACAACATAATGGTGATATTTTTTGTTTTGATCATTTAACTAATCAAAAATTTATGCACGGTATTCCAAAGTTAAAAAATACAGATATTGAAAATTTGAGATTATCAATAATAATCTGGGGAAAAAAATTATAATTAATCATAAGTATCACCTTCAATTTCTCTTAAAGTAATTGTATCTTTTGGTTTATCATAAATTACATTAATTACTTCTTTCATATTTCCTCCTTGGTTATATATCATTAATTTTATTTCATTTATTTTAAATTCTTTATAATTTTTGAATGTTTTATTATTATCTTCATCTATCATTATTTTATTTTCATTTTGAATTTTCTCAATAAATTTATCTAATATTTCACAAGTTTTTGCTGGTAATTTTTCTCTATAATTTTCAAAAGATAATTCTATATTTTCTAAATGATTGTTTATTAATTCATTTAGAATTGAATGTTTTCCTACTGCTTCAAATTTATTACCATTATAAACATGTGCAATATTATCTCTTAAATTTGTTATATATATATTACGTAATTCAGGACGATTTTTATTAAAATGAACTGTTTTAATACTTTCTTCTAACGCTTTATATCTAGAATTTAAAATATTAAATATTTCTTTTTTTTCTAAAATTTCAGAAATATTTTCTGAACCAAATTTACAAATATTAATTATTTTATTATTACTATTAATATTTTTTATATTATTAGAATTATTAATTAAATTATTATTAATTTTTTGTAATTTTTTGGGATGTATCTTAGCTTGTTTTTGCATTAGATTAAATAAATTTTCTTTTATTTCATTTAATTCTTTTTTTAATAAATTATTTTCTTCTTCAATTATAATATTTTCTTTCTTTTTACAATAATTTCGTTCATGGTCACTTTTTGATTGTTTAAAAGAAAATAATTTATTACAATATTTACATTTTAATTTATTATCTGTTTCAGTCAATAATAAATCTTTACCTTTAATATCATTTTCTTTACTTTTTATTTCATTTTCTTTACTATTTAATATTTTTTCTTTACATGGTGATTTATGAAATTTATTATTGTGATTCCATAGACTACTATTACTAGAATAATTTTTTTGACATATTTCACATCTAAATATTTGTTTATTATCATTATTTAATGACATTATATTATATATGATTACTTATCCTTAAATGATTTTTATAAAATGATATCATTTTATAACAATAATTAATATGTCAAAAGAGAGAGATCATATTGAAAAAGATTCTTATGAAGAATGATTATTAGATAATTTAATTAATTCTAATTTTAATTTTAAATTCTCATTTTCTAATTCTAATTGCTTTGTATTATCAGTTAATTTTAATTTTATAATTTCTAATTCTAATTGCTTAGTTTTTTCTGATTCTAATATATTTGTTTTATTTTTATTATTAATAATTTTAAATGATAATTCATCTATTTTTTTAATTAAATTTTGTAAATTATTAGTATCTACTTCAAATATTTCTACATGGGTATTGTATACTGTATTTATTTTTAATGTTTTTACTAATGTTTTTATTTTATTCTCTAATTTAATTGATTCGACAAAAATAAAATCTCTGATTTTATTTTTGTCTCATTAATTAAATAAAAATCCTAAAGGATTTTTATTTAATTGATTCGTTCATATTATTCATATCATAAATCTTGATTATTTTATTATATTTTAAATTAGTCTTATGAGCTTGTAATCTTTTAAAAATATGGGATGTATTTCCATACTTGTAAATATTATCTTTTATATGAATTATATATACACAGTCTTTATTATGATATTTATCTAAATCTTCCTCAATATAATTATCAATTAAACTATAACTACCAGTTTTTCTTATTGATGGAAGTACAATAGATGTAACCCATCTTCTGAATCTTTTAGCTTCTTCTTTTTTAGATACAAATATAATAGTATAAAATCCAGATTCATTAATATAAATAGTTTTAGGATTATCATTTTTAAAAAGTTCACCAATTATAATTCTATCTTCAATATCAACATTATTTCTAATTGCTTGATCAGTATCATTATAGTCTAACATTAACGCGATATCAATACCTTTGAAATAAAATTGATCATTATAATAAAAATATTTAATTGGTTTATCATGGAATTTTAGAAAGTTTTTATTAAAATTAAATTGAAATTTATTATCATCGCTTGTTATTATTTTATCATTATCATTTAAATATTGAATTTCTAATGATTCAACATTATTACTTAAAGTTGATATAGAATTATTGATTAAATTATTATTAATTTTTTGTAATTTTTTTGGATGTATTTTTGCTTGTTTTTGCATTAAATTAAATAAATTTTCTTTTATTTCATTTAATTCTTTTTTTAATAAATTATTTTCCTCATTAATTATTATATTTTCTTTTTTTTTACAATAATTTCGTTCATGATCACTTTTTGATTGCTTAAAAGAAAATAATTTATTACAATATTTACATTTTAATTTATTATCTGTTTCAGTCAATAATAAATCTTTACTTTTAATATCATTTTCTTTACTATTTAATATTTTTTCTTTACTTGGTGATTTATGAAATTTATTAATGTGATTCCATAGACTACTATTACTAGAATAATTTTTTTGACATATATTACATCTAAATAATTGTATATTATCATGATTTAATGACATTATATTATATATGATTACTTATCCTTAAATGATTTTTATAAAATGATATCATTTTTAATAATATTTAATATGTTAAAAGAGAGAGATCATATTGAAAAATATTCTTATGAAGAATTATTATTAGATAATTTAATTAATTCTAATTTAAGTTTTAAATTCTCATTTTCTAATTCTAATTTTATAAATCGGTGTTTTAAATGTGTAACGGTGTAAAAACCCTATAAATATTATTTTCTATTTTACATATTGTTGATCATAACACGGTTTAATTTTAATAATTTTCATTAATAATTCATAAATTATAGATCAAATATAAATTTAATTAATCAAAAAAATTGAAATATTATTATTTATTAATCTAATATTAATTCTAAATACCGTTGGAATTGAAACAATGTTTTGATTTCACAAAACTTATTATTTTGATCACTATTTTAATCAGAATAATATCAATGATTAATCAGTCAGAATCCACTAGACATAATATTTCTTGTAGATATTTTATAGATAATACAAAATTAGCAATAGGCAAATTATTTTGTTATCTAAAACATATATTTAAAAAGGATCCTAATAATCAATTTATAACTGAAAATATGAATCAAACTCTAATAACAACTACTAATGATACTATTGTTAATGATAACAAAAACATTAGTACTAATTCAACAATTGTTCCATTTGATACGATTGATCATGATCAGACAATAAATGAAAATGATATATTGTTTAAAATGAAGGATATGAAATTAAATATTAAGATTTTATATTTTGCTTTGATTATTAATTCAGATGAAATAAAAAAAATTTTAGAAATTAATAATATTGATCTTCAACAAATTTTTTCATCTGATTTGACTTTTAAATCTGAACATCATGTGACATTATGGTATGCAGCATCTTCTAATATTGAAATAATTGAAACATATTATAATGAAATTAAAGATTTAATAGGTACAATGCAACTAATTACTATTACTAAATTTTCACATAATTCACGTTATGGTCGATTAAATATATCATTTCATGAATCAAATAATCTACATAATTTTTATAAAGGTGATAGTAAAGCCCAACCACATATAACATTGGTACATCCGGATCGTGATGCAGTTGGTGCAGGAACATTTATTTCAACAGATGAAGTTGATCTAAATGTAGTAATAGAAACGAAAGTAGCTGTTATTGTTAAAAATAAGAATAAAATCGAAACAATTATTAGATAAAAATCTATATTTTATCAAAACAATTATTTAAAAATGAAATTTTTTATTTATATTATAATGAATAAAGTTATAAATAATAATGATTTAAAATTAATATTTAAGAATTTAATATCTTTAAATATATCTCAATTAAAAATTATTTGTGATAAAAACAAATGAAATAGAGCATAAAATTATAATAATTAATAATATTAAAAAATATTTAAATAATAAAATGCCAACAAAAACAATATATAAAAAAAAAATTATTAATTATAATTGTATAAATATTTTAAATGAAAATACTTATATTTATTATGGCCAATATAAAACTACAAATAAAAAAATTTTAGAATTGATGAAAAATTTAACTTATAATAAATTTAAATTTGGAGCAATATCTCAAAAAATAATTAGAAATATTTGGAGACAAAACAAATTAATAACATATAAACAATTTTCTGAATTATGGATAAATGAAAATAATATAGGTATAAAGTACGCAGAATTAGCATATAATGAATTTATGAAAACAAATGGTAATAAAGATGAATGGCATCAAAATAAAAAAGCTATAATAATATTATTTAAAAAATTCAATTTATTAAATTAATAATAATTATAATCACTTTGAATAATTTGTAAATAATTATTTAGTTCTTCAATTAAATCTTGAAGTTCTAATTCAATGTCATATAAAATTCTAAATAATCTATCATTCATAGTATGCTTTAAAAATTGCATTTTTTCTTTTTCAAGATCACGAATGTCTTTAATACATGAATAATACATATCTAATGCATCATTATCTGGAAATTTTTTATAATTTGGATAAAATTTTATTAATATTGGTATTTCTCTAAAATCTTGTACGAAATCCCATCTACATTTGATTGTATCACAAATATTTTTAGTATAATTTTTTTCATTTATTTTATATGGATTTTTCATTAATTTACATAAATCATAATTATAATAAACACTGTTTAAACTTTTTCTATTACAATAATCACAAATAAGTTTTTTAGGTTTATCAAAACATAATATGGATTTAATTGTTTGTTTTATTTGTCTAATATTATTTGTATAATATGGATATTGATAATTATAACCAAATATTTCACGAGGAATTTCATTAGTTATAACAGTTGTAGAACTAAATATTTTTCTATAAGATTCAAGATATCTATTCATAATATCAGTAATTCTTTCTGGTGCATCATTTATAATATTATTCATATCAGATGTGGAAATATATTTTTTTTGTTCCATAAATTTATAAAAATTAGATGCACAATTAGCATGAAATGGAGGTTCTGTACAAGTACAATTATCTAATTTAATCCAATCATTATTTCCAAAACTACATTCATTTTCAAGACAAATACAACAAATATATTCTTTATTTATATCTTTAATAATTTTACATTTACTTGAGTATGTTTGTTGTCTGCATTTAACACAACTTAAACTCATTTTTTGATTTGATTTTTAACCTATCGACACATGTGGTAAAAAAATTCCTAAAAAAATGATTACATTAAATTATATATTCAATTTTTTTGTTAAAAAATTTATTTAATTAACAAATTAACATGTATTCGATTTAATTGATTAAAAATATCTATAATTATTCTATAAATTAAAATCTAGATAAATATTAAAGAATTATTTATTATTTAAATATAAAAAGTTATATCTATATAATAATGGAAGTGTTTTTAATTTTTCCAAATCAATTATATTTTAATTTAACTCATTTAAAAAATAGTGTGATAGTTTATTTAATTGAAGAACCAAGATTTTTTTGTGATTTTAAATTTCATAAATTAAAATTAGCATATCATCGCGCTACAATGAAAAAATATCATGATTATTTAAAAAATAAAAAAATAAATATAAAATATATTGAATTTAATAATGCTACAAATAATTTTTATAAGGAAATTTATAAAAATAATAGTTTAATAAAAATAATATCAGTTGCTGATCATAAATTAGAAAATAAATTAGTAGAATTATTTAAAAATAAATTAGTTATAATGGATAATAAAAATTTTTTAATTAGTATTAATGAATTAGATGATATTAAAAAAATTATTTATAAGAATAATAAATATTATCATGATATATTTTATAAGTATCAAAGAAAAAAATTAAATATATTAATGAAAAATGATAAACCAATTGGTGATAAATGGAGTTATGATAGTGAAAATAGATTAGCATTACCTAAAAATTTTAAAGATAGTAATGTTAATATTAAAAAAATCTTAAAGAATAAATATACAATAGAATCAATTAAATATGTTAATAAAAATTTTGAAAAGAATTATGGATCACTCGATTATTTTATCTATCCTATTGATACAAAAAATACAAAGGTTTGGTTAAAAAAATTTTTAGAAACAAAACTAATAAATTTCGGAAAATATCAAGATGCTGTTATTGAATCAGAACCGTTTTTATATCATTCTATTTTAAGCCCTATGATGAATATTGGATTGATAACAGATACAGAAGTAGTAAAAATATCATATGATTATTACAAAAAACATAGTCATATAATAAATATAGAATCATTTGAAGGATTTATAAGACAAGTAATTGGTTGGAGAAATTATGTTTATACAATATATATGTTAGAAGGTCCTAAATTATACGAAATGAATTATTTAAAACATCACAATAGTCTAAATGATAAATTTTGGACTGCAAATACTAATATTAATCCAATTGATTCAATTATTAATAAAATTATAAATTATTCATATGCACATCATATTGAAAGATTAATGTATTTAGGTAATTTTATGTTATTATGTTTTATAGATCCTAAAGAAGTACATAAAATATTTATGGAATGGACTATTGATGCATATGATTGGGTTATGGTACCAAATATAATGGGAATGAGTCAATTTAGTGATGGAGGTATGATGATGACACGACCTTATTTTTCTTCTTCTAATTATATAAATAGAATGAGTAATTATAAAAAAGGCGATTGGGTAAAAATATGGGATGCTTTATATTATAATTTTATAGATAAACATCAAAATATACTGAAAAAAAATTATGCAATAAGTAATCAAGTCAATAATTGGATAAAAAAATCAAATGAAGAAAAAGAAGAAATTAAACATATTACAAAAAAATTTTTGAATGAATTATTATAATTATTATAAATAAAGTTCTAGTTTATTGATACATAAAGCTATACTATATTCTGGATTAGTTCGATTATAAGGCTCAAACCACATTTTTTTTATACAAAAAATAAATCGCATTTTTGTCAAAGGCACTAAATTGTTAATAATTTTTTTTATTGAAGGTATATCATTAATAATTGTTTTTTTTCCATTATAATCTAAAATTAAAATTGTATTAAAATCTAATTTTAATTTAATATAAGAATATGGTATAACATTATGAATTCTAATAATTTTTTTATATGTATGTTTAGTTATTTTTTTTTTAATATATTTTTTTATAATTTCTGCTGAATTATATTTATTATCAATATTTTGAAAAAATGTAGTAAAATCAACAGTTTCATTATTTGACAAATAAAGTGGAATATTTATATAGCATATATTATTAGTTAATTCAGTTAGTGTTATGCGTTCATTTAATTCAATCAACGGTGATTCAATAAATGGACATACATTAATATTATCAATAAATTCATCTTTCAAAAAATCTAGAATAATTTTGATAATATTATTTTCATATTTATCAATATTTATCATATATTTTTTTACACCTTTGGAGATTTAAAATGCCGATTTAAATTTAAAGAATTATTTCTATATATAATTAATGAGTTTATTAAGATTTATTCTTATAGTTATTTAGTTAATGCCTTATCAAAAGGTTACGCTTTATGCAATATAACTAATGACTACTCATTCATACCTATTTCACAATAGGTACTAATCAAATTTTTATACTATTTGGTTTTTCTTTGCTGTGAAAATCGGCATTTTAAATCTCCAAAGGTGTAAAAATATGATATAAATATAAATATTTTTTTTATAATTATAAGTTGGATAAATATTATTATAAAAATAATAATTTGTAATATCTTCTTTTGATATAAAACTAAGATAATTAATGTTAAAATTGGAATATTTTAATACATTGTTTATCATATTTATTTAATTTTTTATAAAATATTATTATATTTTAAATATACAGGTAAATAAAAAATATCAATATATTAAATTAATATTATTTCAGTTTTTATAAAATAATACTAATTAAAATTTCATAAAAAGTTGTTTTAATAAATTATTTGATTTTTTTTTAATTTCATTTTCAGAATATGGTGGTTGTATATCACAATCAGTATATTGTTTAAATACTTCTATAACAATATCAAGTATTAATTCATCAATTAAGGGTAAACGATCTTTTTTTGGAAGATCTGTAAAATCTGATATTTTAGTACATAATTTATTAAATGCAGTTAATATATCAGATGTTAATAAATCAATAGATTTATTAGTAACTGATTTTTCATCTACATTTTTAATTTTATTATGTTCTAAATATATATTTTCTAAAATTTTATAAATATTTTTTGAATTTTCTTTTAGAAACATACATTCATTGCACATTAAAATTTTTTTTTGTTCTTCATGATTAGGTGTTTTCCATTTATAACCATTTTCTTGGTCTATAACAATAAAAAATCCTTCAAAATGTTTTTCAGATGTTAACATTAAATTTGAAAGTTTTAGTATACCATCTCCTAATTTACCTGAATAAAGACATAATGGTGGAAAAATAGAATGATTTTCTGTTTTAATTAAAAATTCTATCATTGTAGCAAAATCAATTATATCATATGGAATAGGACAGATATCATCAAAATAATTTACAGAAAATAATTTAGTTATTGATTGCTCATTATTTTCTAAATAGTATTCAAATGGATGCCATGAAGCTAAATTAGCACTTTTTTTATTATTTTTTGCACAAAATACTTCTCCAAAAATAATAATTTCATCAACATTCATTTTTTCTCCAATTCTAGTAGCAATATTAAATATTTCATTTGGCAAATTATTTAGAAAACCAGCAGAACCATATGTTATATTATTAATTAATTTTCATCACTTGTCCAAATAGGACAATTTCTACCATTAATAGAAATAATATTCCATTTTGATTCGGTTTTTTTTATATGTATACTTAGATTAGAACCATCAATTTTAATATTAAAATTGACAATTATTTCTAATAAATCATCGCATATTTTGACGAAAACATTTTATGAATATTATCATATAATGGCTATTTAATCATATTTATTATAAATATGATATATATTTGTTTAAGCCTATATGTTTAAAGTGTCTACGATAAAGTCTACGATTACTAAGGTAAAAAAAATAAAAGTCCTTAATTAATAAAATTTTTTTTCATTTTTTATAATTATAGGTACTTTTATAAGCTAAATTTATAAATTAAATCAAATGTTTTTATTAAAAAAAATAAAAATTTATTTTTTTTAATGAGAATATTTAAATTACACAAAATAGGGAAGAGCTGTACACCATTATCTAATATGGGATTAGATAAACTCTCTTCAACTTCGCACTTGAATAAGACAGAACGTCAAATTTACAGATTGAAGATTTTGCGTAAAGATACAGTAACGTGCCTATATATATATATAATAACAAAATCAATATCTAGTATACACCAGATTTATAAAATCGTTCCGGAGATGTCTAAACGCCGCACGTCTAAAAACATTCCGGTTATAATGATTTTTTTTTCTTGCACTCACCATTAGACTTTCTGGCTGGTCAATCTTGAGGCCCAAGTCATAACAGATGATGAACTACTTGATGGTGTGTGCGTCGTGAAGTCATCAAACTTGTGGCAGTCTTCATGACTGTCAGAGTCTGATATTGAGCAGTTTTTCTGCATCCTTTCGATCAGCACAAATCGCGAGTCAGTGTCGGCACTGACAGCATAATCTGACTGAGATGTGGACTCGGCCCTAGAGCGAGCAGCCTTTTTTTGCTTTTTGGTGCTGGATTGCGTTTGCTTTCGCATAACGAAATAATCACCAAGCGTGATAGAAGGGCGGCTGACTTCTTCCGCATCAAATGCACTCTTCAAAGATGCTGGGATAAACAGGTTCGCCTGCTGGTAGCGATTATCAACCACCCTTGTCTTGTTCTGGTCAATATGGACAAAGTTGACCAATTTGGTGTTATCCAAAGGTCGACTGTCGCTGAGTGCAATGGTGGGAATCTTCGAATTGTTGGAAGACAATTCGAATGCCACACCTAGATTGCCGGTCAACCGAATCAGAGCAAATTTTCTGTCAATGGTTGTTAGCCAGATCAGAAATTCCAGCACATTGCTGGGATTCATCTGGCCTTCAGACAGATGGAGATGTGAATTTGAACTGAAACACTTGTTGTGGTACAGGATCTTGAATGGATCCATCGATTCCAGTTGATTGCCTGTAGCCCAAAAGCTGCGCAATTTGAGCTTCATTCTACGAATCCAAATGATCAAGTGGATCAGATTCCTGTCATTGATCCCACGACCAGACTTGTATCCACAAACGGATATGATGCATGGCATCTGAAAGAGCCAATTCATCCATTGGTTGTTTGCCTCAACTTGAGGCAAAATTGAAGAAAGTCCTGTGTAAGGAAGGAGCAAGCAGACATAACCCTTTCCGAAGGTGTCGGTTGCTACAGCCAGTTCGGGCTTGCTCACTGGTGGCAGACCATTTTCAAGTGTGAAGCGAGTGCGTCCAGACAGACTGGGAATCATCGCATAGATATCCATTGTCTTTTTTGAACAAATGCAGTCGCAAAGCTGAAAGGAAATGCCCGGAAAGGTTCTTGAGCCAAAATGGCTACGGTACCAATTCTTTTAAAATAGAACCAATAAATAATTAATTATTCAATTTTTTTTTAACTATAGAAATACACATTTTTCTTAAACCTTTTATCATTATAATAAATTCATAATCTTTATCTCTTTCAAATTCTTCTGTATATTCTTTAGAATTGAAATATAATGAAACAAAATACTTTAATATTTCAGGTTCTAATTTTTTAATATAATAATCAAATTCAATATCAAATAATTCAATAGCTTTATCAATTATATCTTTATATTCTTTAAATTCATCTAATAATTCATAATTGTTGTCATTGAAATTTTTTTTTATTTCATTATAATTAGTTGATATAATTTCATTATTTATATTAATCTTATAATAGTTATGATGTCTATATTTATTTGATATATATATATGATTAAAAAATTCAGTATAATTAGCTTTTAATAATTCTTGATAATTATCTAAATCTTGATATAATATATTTAAAATTTTATTAATATTAAAATGTTTTGCTTTAATTATATTATCAAAATAATTTTTAAAATCTATAAAATTATAATCGGATGCTAATAGATCTATAGACTGATGACTAATTATTTGAGAATTATTTATTTTAGCAATTTTGAAATATTTTTTATATTGATCTATCATTAAGTTATCAATTTTTGAATTTGTTAAATCAATTAAAATTGTATTATTATTATAGGTTTCAATTAATTCAAAATAATTATTCGATTCAAAATTAGTAATAATATTAATAATTATAATATTATCCATTTCTAAATATTTTTCATATAATGTTAATAATTTATTATCAATATAATCTGATTTATAACTTGGTAAATCATAAAATTCAATTTCTTTATTATCAATAAGTTCAATTGTAATTTTTTCAAAATAATTATCAGTATTTATTTTATCAATAATAGTTATTAAACTAGGTAATATTTCATTAATATTATTAACATTAAATTGTTGTGATTTATAAATTATTTTGTTTTGTTGAAACTTTCCTAATTTTAAACATATTGGTATTTTATTATTCATCTTGGGAAATATTTTAAAATTAGTTATTTTTTCCAATATTTCTGTTTTATTTATTTTATCATCATTAATAATTATAAATTTTTGAGTCATAAATATTATATAATAATAAATTATCTTTAAGTCAATAAAAAATGAAATATATACATTTTAAAAAACAATTTAAATAAAATATATAATGTCAAAAATATATAATAAAATAGAACATAGTGAATTATCTGAAAATTTAGAAATATCATGTATATCTAAAAAATATAATTTAAAATTTTATAATTTTTGTAATAATTATGAATTTTTAGCATTCAATTCAAAAACAAATTTATTATCAATTTATTATAATTTATATTTAGTTATAAAAAAATGCAGGTTTTCATTTTTTATTGGTGAATTTGAATACCCAGATAAAAGTATACCAAATGATATAATTAAAGAAATTAAAAAATACAAATATAAATATAATTTATATATTTCAAAAAAAATTTTTTATACAAAAATTATACATTTTATAATTTTAAATAAAAATAAAAAAATATTTGAAAATACTTATACTGACGATGAAATGATTGTTGGTAAATTACTATCATATCCATATTTTGATCATCCTTGGAATAATAAATTTATTGATTTTTTAGTAAGTGATGAAAATGGATTATGTAATTTATTTTCTAATTGGTATGATCCAAAAATAGATAATAAAACAAAATTTTTAAATTTAACGTCTAAATGGATTGATATTTTAGAAAAATTAAATGTAGAAGTTATATTAAATTTTAAATCAAATTATTTTTATTATTGAAACAAATTAAATTAGTTGATTACTTAAATTTTTTGGCATAATTTTAATAATTGTTCTTATTTTGTCTAATAGATCTAAATCGGTAGTTTGAATTTCAGTAATTTGATTTTGTAAATCTATCTTATCAATTATACACGATACATTAGATATTCCTTTTGCACTTCTGCATTTTTTTAATGCAATTATTTTATCAGATTCTTCTTTATTATTTATTATATCTTTCAATAAAACATTTTTATTTAGGGGGTTTATTATATTTATTATTTTTATAAATGCATCTAATATTCTATTAAAATATTTATTTGCTGTTAAATTACATTTATTTTTTCCAGATAAATAGTGAATCATAAAACTATATTGTTCAATTGAACTTAAAACATACGAATAAATTGGTAAATCATTACATGGGTTAGAAATAAATAAATGATTATTTATTTCTACCATTGATTTTTGCTTTAATGAATCTTTATTTATTCTACTATCTTCTTTTTTGTCTGTACTTTGCAAACATTGTACAACATGTATAACAGAATCAATTAATATATAATTTTCTTCTCTATATAAATTTGAATCGGCTAATTTAATTAAAATATCTTGAAGATCATAATTCGAAAATTCTAATTTTTTATTTACATTTGTAAAAAAATCAATTATTTCTAATTTTTTATAATATTCATTTCTATATTCTTGATTTGTAAGATCAGGTTCTGGATTGAAAGCATTATTTTCTTGTTTATTTTGAGATAATCTAAGTTGTCTATAGACTGAATCTTCATTTTTTTTTTTTTTAATTTCATTAATAAAATTTTTAATTTCATCTGTATTTATTTTATCGATTATTTCTTTTTTAAAATATATCGCAGCAATGTTTTTATAATCTTCAATATGTTCATCGGAAACATTCTCATTATTTTTATAAATTGACATAATAGAATATTTTAACATTAATTTTAAGTTCTCTTCGGTATAATGTAATTTAGGAAACCATTCGATATTCAGATCTTTATCTTTATTGCTTCTATATCTAACTGATTTGAAGTCACCATAAAAATCAACACGCCAATTAGTATGATTAAACCAAGGTATAATTTCAAATAAATCTTCAATAATACTTAACCAAAAACTAGAATTATTTATAGCTCTTATATTTACATCAATATCACTTAATAATTGATCAGATCCTACTATTCCTATATCAAAATATACATTAGGTTCAAAATTTACTTGAGATTGTCTAGATATTTCATTAATAATACTGATTGATGGTAAATGTGATGATGCTTTATATTCTTGACAATTATTTAATGCAAAACAAGTTTGTAAAACTAAACATATAATATATTCTCTGAATACACATAAATATCGAATTGTAATATCATCAAAACCATTAAAATCAAACCAATTAATATCTATAAATGTTTTGCTTGGCGTATTTTTTTCTAAAATTTGTTTAATAGCTCCATACATTTGCTCCATTGCATTTCTATATGACCTTTTAATATTAATTGCACTTGTTGATGTTGTTAAATTATTACACCATAACATTATGTCAAAATTATTTAACATTTTATTTGAAAATGTAAACCTAGGATTTGAATATTTATTGATATCACTTATTATAGTTTCTTTATTCTCAGCCGGATCTGGTTTATCATTTGAATCTTTTAATGGGGTATATTTAGAAGCACGTTCAATAAACCATGCAGCTAAATTTAAAGGTTGATCTTCAATACCAATTTTGGGTAGAAAACGCCTTAATGGATCACTACTCCCTACGCTAATAATACGGGAGCTAGATCTAAATTGCTGATCATTACCAGGAATTGGTTGAGGATAACCACGAGTACCTCCGCCGTAATTAATAAATTGATTTGAATTTATAATATTATTTTTTTTTTTTAATTCACTATATTTTTGTTTATATTTTAAATATTTATTAAAATATTCCATTATAATAAGCAAGATATTTTTTTCTATTTTTTATTATATAATGTCATCAAATGCTGATATATTATTGCAACAAAAATATAAAACAATGATTGGATTAGGTTCAATTTTATGTGTATCAAATACAACTATTTTAATAGGTTCTGCTAGTGTATGTTCTAATTTATATATTTCAGGTAGTACTATAATGAATTCAGCAACCGTGTGTACTAATTTAAATATTTTAAATAATTTAATAATAAATGCAAATTCAACTATAGTATCAAATTTAAATATATCTAATAATACATTAATTAAAGGTAATTTAACAATAAATAATAATTTATATATTTCTGCTAATTCATTTATAAAAGGTAATATGCAAATTAATTCATCATTAAATGTATCAGGAAATACAATTTTAAATAATGCTATAGTAAATTCATTAAATATATCAAATAATACAATATTTAATAATTTATTAGTTAATAATTTAAATATATCATCTTATACAGTTTTAAATGGCAATGTTTCCTCCAATTATTTATATATATCTAATTTTAGTAAATTACAAGGTAATACTTCATTTCTATCTAATTTATTAATATCAGGTACTACTAATTTAAATAATTGTTTAATTAATGCTAATTTGAATGGAAATAATTTTATATCTCAAGGTAACATAACAATTAATTCATTATTAAATGTTACAAAAACATCTATTCTTAATAATTCAATAATTTTAAATTCAATAAATTTAAATAATAATTTAAATGTAGCATCCTTAAATACAAATAATTTAAATATATCAAATTATATTATATGTAATCTACCTGAATATCAAAATTACCCAAGTGCTTTAGCAGCAGGTGTTCCATATTGGAATTTATATAGAACAGGAGGTATTGTTAAAATAATGTTGGATTTAATATCACCAATAATTACATTAAATGGAGCTTCAATAATGACATTATATGTAGGAGATACCTTTCAAGATCCAAGTGTTTCAATTACTAGTGATTTAAATCAAAATATTTTACCGATAGTAACTGGAACAGTAAATACTAATATGGTTGGTACTTATATTTTATCATATATAGCTTATGATTATTTTAATAATTGTAGTAATTTATTATCAAGAACTGTTAATGTTTATAATTATCCAACAATTTCAAATGTTGTATTATCGTCAAATATAATAACATTTACAACATCAGGAGTTTTTAATATTATGTCTTATTTAATAACTCAATCATCAAATATAATTGTTTCTGAAACTATCATAACTTCAAATAGTATTAATATAAGTTCATTAACATTATCAACTACACCATATTTTATAATTATATATCTGAAAAGAATAACGAATGATATATTAATTACTAATACAATTGCTGTAACTAATAATAATTTTGGACCAATGATTAATAGAATAGGAACTAATCCCTTATTAAAATATTTATCATCAACCTATAATTTATTAAATAATATAACAGCTGTAAATTTACCTTCTAATTCAAATATTTCAATATCGTCTTCAAATATAAGCATTTATAATAATTTGAATCAATTAATTACTACACCATCTAATAGTATATTACCAATAAGTAATGGAAATAGTTTCACTATAACATATAATATAACTGGAAGTAATAATGTTAGTGTATCTACAACTATAACTACTACAATTATTGATAATATTCCACCCGTAATTACTCTATTAGGTAACAATCCAATGTTATTATCATTAGGATCCTCTTTTATAGATCCTGGTTATACAGTCACTGATAATTCTGGGCAAAGTATAACTCCTACAATTACAGGATTTGTAAATCCATATATTTTAGGTAATTATACACTAACATATACTGCCACGGATAATAGTAATAATACTACTACATCAATAAGAAATATATTAGTTGCTATTACTAAAGATATATACAGATGTGTTTTATTGGATACAACAGACGTGACGCGTGGTAGATTTATGAAATTTAATACTAATATAATATCAAAGTTAAGACAATCTAATAATTGGACAATAGAAGTATGGGCATTTTTATTTCCCGCTAATAATTATTCTTCTGGTGTAAATATGAATTATTATCGTGGTAGTAATTCATTATATCCTCCACCAAATACATTAGTACCAAATCTTAATTATAGTAATTATAATAATACTATATTTACACTTTATTCTAATACAAATAATATAACATTAATTCAACTAAACACTAATAATTCAACTTATGCAGCATTATATAATATTATTATTTACTGGAATAATGGATCAAGTACTACTTATAATTGTGCAAATGGTACTGAAGATGGATTGTCTTTAAACTGTAATTCTTGGAATCATATAGCAATATCATATGATGGTACAAATATTAGATTATATTTAAATGGTTCACTCAGTCAATATAGCTATACTCAATCAAATATGTTAATTGGTAGTAGTGCTATTACAACAGATACATTATATATAGGTGTTAATAATGCTAATTTATCTGATGCAAGCATAAATACTACTGCAAGTAAATTTAATGGTTATATATCTCAGTTGACAATAAGTAATTATTGTAAATATAATACAAATTTTATACCTAATTTGAATTTAGAACCAAATAATTTAAACACATGTATTTTTTATTTGAATAATAATTTTACCGATTTAATAAGTCAAAATATGGGATTAGTATTTTACAATGGATCAATGTCTTATGCTATTGATACATTACCTAGATTAACTTCTTATAATAATAATTTAATTTATGCATTTCCTGGTAGTATACTTATAAATGAATATTGGTGTCTTCATAATAAATCAATTGGTAAATCATGGTCAATAATTGATCCTTTAATAAACCCATATAATATTAATCAAGATTTTACAAATGGTTTATGTATTGGATTTTCTTATTTTATTCCATGTCAATCTAATTTTTGGAATTCAAATGGATATTTAAGTTATTATCCCGCTATGTTTTATATGGGTAGTAATCCTGATGATTTAACATTACCTAATTTATCATTTCAATTTAGAGATACAGATACACAATGGGGTAGACTAAATTATGTTACAACAACATCTAGTTACACTACAAATGATTTTCAATTAAGTTATGCTTATAATTATAGAGCACAATCTGGCAGATTATTATTTAGATTTTTTCCAAATGGTAATTTTGAACTATGGTTTAATGGAGGATTAGGATATTCAACAAATATAGGTTTTAGTAATTCAACATTAACTGCGAATAGAGGCTTATGGATTGGTAGAGGCGCTAATGCAAGTTGGTATGGATCTATTTTTAATATAAAAATTTATAATACAATTGTTCCATGGGAAACAGCATTTCAATAAAAAAAATATTGGTTCATTGATAAATTTATATTATTTTACTGATTTATTATTTTATCAGTAAAATCAAGTAATTCTATGCCTAAGCAATAGTCATGACCGAATGCATGCTTGGTATCTTCAATTAAAATTTTCATATTTTCAAATGTGACTTCTATACTATTGTCAGTAATAAAATTTTTTTCCACATTATATTTATCAATATAATATTGTAATGATTCTTGATGAGGACCATCTACTTCAATAATTAATAGATTTTCACCATTTAATAATCTTTCTTTAAGTTGCGTAAAAAGTGGATGTTTATTTACATTTTCACAATATTTGGCAGCATAAGTTTTTTTGCATGATTGAACATAGGTTAATCTATTTTCAATATCAATAGTTCCATCTTTTTTTATTTCTAAGGAAAACTTGCAAGATGCTCTATCTTTTGGAAATCTAATATAATTTTTTGATGAAAATCCTCTTTCTCGCCAATCATGCCATTCTGATGTGATATTTCCGTCTTTATTGATACATGTACAACCCTCATGAACCCATGCAATTGCTGAATTATTGGTTGAAAATGGTACTGAAATAGGTGGAACTTGTTCATAAACTTTTAAAAACTGCCAATAATTTTCATGAATCACACCTTCTAGAAATCCATTTAAGGGCACTTTTATTGAATAAGGTGATAAAGCGCCATATTCAGATTTATTAGGATCATTTTTAATCATTACAATTATATTAGTAAAGCCTTCAATCGTTGGTTGATAAAAACTACCACCATATTTATAAATACGTCTACCAACTCTTACTTTTCCTATCATTACTAATTCAGCCTTAGATATTTATATAATGATATATATTTCTCCGAAATATCAAAATAATGTTTGATTGCTACGGTTTTAGCTTTGATTTATGTCAAAGCTATGCAAAAGAATTCCTATACAAATTCTTCTGGCTACGGTAAAATTTTTTTATAAATAATTTTTAATTCAATTAAAAAAAATCTAAAAGATTTTTCATTTTTTATTATTAAATTTAAATATCTACTTATAATATAATATATTATATGGCTATTGTCGATACATCATTAAAAGCTAAATATAGACAAATGTTGAAAATATCATCTAATATTGATAGTATATCAAATAATACAATTTTTTATGGTAGTTTAACTGGTGGTTCTAATTTAGGAATAAAAGGCTATTTAAATTTACAAAATGATATTACAATGTTATCAAATTTATATATTAGTGGTAATTCATTAATTAATAATTTAAATGTTAATAATAATTTATTTATTAATAATAATAATATAATTAATGGAAATTTAACAATAAATTCAAATTTATATATTTTAAAAAATATATATTTAAATAAAACAACAAATTTATCAAATTTTATTGTTTCAGGATATAGTTATTTAAATAATGTTAATAGTAATTTATTATCAGTTTCATCCAATACAATTATTAATAATAATTTATCAGTAAATTCTAATATATATATCTCTGGCAATGCTAATATTACTAATACAATTTCTATTAATTCAAATTTATATTGTTCTAATAATTCAATAATTAATGGAAATACGACTATTTTTTCATATTTAGGAGTTTCTAATACTACATTATTTAATTTAAATTTAACAACTAATAATGTATTTTATAATAATGGTATAGGAGTTTTATTTAATAATACTAATATTAATAGTAATTTATATGTTTCAAATTTAACCATTTTTAAAAAATCAGTAAATTATTCAGGAAATTTAACAGTATTATCTAATTTAAATGTATCTAATATTTTAAATTTAAATGGTATAAGTACTAATTCTATTAGTATAAGCAATTTAGCAGAATATAATAATAATAATACAGCTTATAGCTCAGGGACACCTTTATGGGGATTTTATAGAACAGGTGATATTTTAAAAATTAGAGTAGATGTTATTGCTCCCGTGTTAACTCTATCTGGAAATAGTAATATTACTATTGCAAAAGGACAATTATATGTTGATCCTGGTGTAGGAATAGTAGACAATTTAAATGAAAATATTATTCCTCACATTACATCAATTTCTTATAATTCAAATAATTATCTTTTAAATTCTATACCTTTATTAACATCAACAACAGTATCTGCATTAAATACTTCTTTGATAGGAACAACTATAATAACTTATACAGGAACTGATAGTTATAATAATTCTTCGTCAATAAATCGTACTATAACAATAGTACCTGATAATATTTATCCTACTATAACATTAAATGGTGGTAATATTATTAAAATACCACTAAATTCAACCTATACTGAATATGGTGTTACAATAACAAATTATTTAAATCAATCTTTGACCACAATTATAACGGGTTCAGTAAATACTGCGATAATTGGAAAATATTTATTAACCTATACAGTATCCGATTATTCTGGAAATACGAGTTCAGTAATTAGAACAGTTTATGTTTTAAATACAAATTCATTATTAGCATATCAATTAAATAATCCTAACACTTATTTATATTTAGCTAATAATTATAATTTAATATCAAATTCACAATATTGGACTATTGAAAGTTGGGTTTATTTAACATCTTATTCTAATACACAATGTTATGATTTAATTGATTTTCGTAATTCTCCAAATAGTACCAATTTTGTTTTAATAATAAGTAATTCTGGATTATTAGGATTTTGGTATGGTCCTAATAATAGTTTTAATTATTGTCCAGGTTCTATTAATATTCCATTAAATACATGGACACATATTGTTTATCATAGAAATGGGATTTTTATGGATTTCTATATTAATGGTACTTTTGTTGGCAATTTGTCAATAGGAACATTATTCGATTATCCTAATATTAATAATTTAAATCAAATAACATTAGGTCATAGTGTAGGCAATTTATTATCAAGTAATGATTATCATTTACAAGGAAGTATTTCTCAATTAAAAATATCAATAGGAAAAAAATATTCAATGGCATTTATTCCAAATAACGATTTATCTTATGATGTATCAAATACATTATTTTTACTGAGTAATAATTATTACGATAATATTTCTGATACACAAATGACATATCCATTAAATTTAGAACCTATTAAATGGAATCGCCAATATCTAATTAATTTAACTTCTACTAATATTGAATCCAGAAATTTAGTTTTTAATTTACAAGTATCTAATTTGCCGTCATCATATACAACATGGATGGATACTACAGGTAATTATGGATTTATAATACATCCTAATGCAAATAATTTTGGTTCGATAATAAAAACACAAAATAATTATGGTTGGAAACGAAGTGGAAATATTGGTTGGACAATGAATACTCAATCTATTACGAATTTACAAAATCAAAGTTGGGTAAACGGATTTACATTAGAACAATGGCTTTATATTGATTATGATTTTATTCCATCATCAACCGTATCAATGTTATTAGTAGGACAATCATCTATATTTAATAAAAATGATTATGGTTTTATTTTCAATCAAACTAATTTTCCTTTTAATACTAATTATGGTAATATTTTAGCATTTTCTACAAATATAGTTTTAAGTAATCAAGGTACTGGTGCTGGTGCTATTAATCTGGATGCTTTACGAGGTCAAGGAACTAATTCAGTTATATCATTTGACTATAATAATGGATCATATAATACAACGAATGGTTATTTAACAACTACAAATTATTATTCTACATTATCGCCATTAATATCGGGAGATTTTACATGTGAAGTTTGGATTTATTATTTAGGTCCCTTGCAATCAGGCCGAGGTACAGATACTCTTTTTGATTCACGTGGAGGTAATGGTGGATCTGGTTCTTATTTTGCATTTGGAATTTACGGAACAAATGGTACAACATTAACATGGTGTCCTAATCCAACATTTGGGAATAATCCTATACCTCTAAATGCATGGACACATTTAGCCTGGGTAAGAAATAGTACAACTAATATTATATCAGTATATATTAATGGTTCATTGGATATATCTATAGCAAGTCCTACAACTTTTTCCATTGGTGAATTAATAATAGGTAATAATGATGGAGGATTGAATAGCCAAGCTTTATTCAGAGGATATATATCACAATCATGTATTAGCAGTTATCAAAAATATATAAATGCATTTACACCTAATTCAACTATATCCAAGGATACAAATACAATATTCTTTTTAGGTAAAAATTTCATAAATACTATAAATAGTGTAGCATTAAATATTAATGGCACAGTTTTAACTGGTTCATATCAAAATATTAGTAATTTAAATAGTATTAATTATTTAAAAGGACAATGGAATCATTTAGCTGTAACTCAATATATAGATCCCAAATCGATATCATATTATAATACTATTAATGGAAATTTGTATTCAACTTCAAATAGTTCTACATTTTCTAGTATAGCATCCGGTGATTTTACTTGTGAAGTTTGGGTTTATTTTATTGGCCCATATCAACAAGGTACTGATACTATTTTTGATTTCAGAGGAGGAAATGGTGGTGGTATATCATTAGGTATTGATAGTAATCCAAATGGTAAAACTGCTACTTGGTTACCGAATTTTAATGAAGGTAATATATCAGTACAATTAAATACTTGGACACATTTAGCATGGGTTAGAACCACAACTTTTATGAAAGTTTATGTTAACGGTGTTTTAGATGTATCATTAAATTTTCCATTAGTATATTCATTTGGTAATTTAATACTAGGTAATAATAATGGTGGATTGGGCAGTGGAGCATTTTTCAGAGGATATATATCACAAGCTTGCATAAGCAGTTATCAAAAATATACATCTTCATTTACACCTACACTAGATTTAAGATCTACTATCGATTTTAGAACTTTATTTTTATTATCCAATGATTATAAAAATGCAATTGATAATTCAGATTTAAATGTTAGTGGTAAAGTAACAGATTCATTTAGATATAATGCTAATAATTCATTAAATATTTATGTTAATGGTGGATTAGTAATAACACTAAATTCAAATCAATGGAATAATTGGAGTAATCCTGGTGAATCATCAAATCCATTTACAATAGGTTGTAATTCAAATAATGGTACAATTGATTCAGGATCACTAAATAAAGTTCATTTTGGCAATACTAGAATGTATAATAGAATGTTATATCAAGATGAAATTATAAATAATTATACTTTTGAATTACCTTATTATCAAATACCTACATCTGATATCTTTTTTATTAAATCACCGAATAATGTAGCTTCATCTACTATTACTGCATATGATTTTACAACTGGTTGGTTATCACAAACATTAGATTTAAATAAATTAAGAATTGCATCATCATGGACAATTGAATGTTGGGCTTATGCAACTTCATGGGGATCTACAAATGATGCGGCTTGGATATTGGATTTAAGTAACGGTACATATTATCTAGCCTTTGGCGTAACTACTAATAACAATAATGATAAGGGAACACCATTTATTTATTATACTGGTGATTCTGTAAATCAATGGAAAATAAATACAGCATTAACAGTACCACTGAATCAATGGAATCATTTAGTTTGGCAAAAAAATAACGATAATAATTTAGAAATGTTTTTAAATGGTGTCTCATCAGGAATTTTTAATATAAATGCAAATGATTGGAAATATCCAAATTTTGTATCAACATATGCATTAAATAATATTATTGTTGGTGCATCAACAATAAATTTAAGTTCATCTACAAATCATTGGAAAGGAAAGTTAAGTCAAGTAAAAATAACATTAGGAAAAAAATATACAGGAACATTTATTTCTACATTTGATTTATCCCTAAAAGATAATGGATTATTTTTATTGCATGATAATTTTATTAATAATTCAATAGGTAAATCAATGAATAATAATAATGTAATTATACCAACTTATAGTTTTCCAACTATAACTTTAAATGGATCAAATTCAATAACATTATATGCTGGAATTGATACATATACTGAATTAGGAGCTTTTATATCATATTATACTAGAACATTAAATATAACTCAAAAATTAACGGGAACAATAAATACATCTATTATCGGAAATTATAATCTTATATACACAGTTATTGATTCATTATCAAACATGAGCTTTGTTAAGAGATATGTAAATATTATCAAATATAATATTCCTCCTGTAATAACATTGATAGGAGCTGCTATAATATCTATATATCAAGGATCCACTTATACTGAACAAGGTGTTAATATTACTAATAGTTTAGGTCAAACAATTAATCCAGTAATAACAGGATCAGTTGATACATTAACAGTAGGACAATATATTTTAACATATACAGCAACTGATAGTTATGATAATATTGCAAGTATTACACGACTTATTTATGTATCTGATTTACCAATCAATGGTCTATATTTTTGGCTTGATCCATCATTAAATAACACTATAACTACAAATTCATCTAATCAAGTTACAAATATTCTTGATGTTTCTGGTAATGGCATAATTATGTATAATAATGTTAGTACACCTAAAATATCAACAAATACAATATCAGGATTGCCTGTTTTAGATTTTACCAATTCTTCTGCAATGCGCAGTGTAAATGCCTATCCAAATTCTTTAAATATTACAGTTGCTGTAATTGTTACATATTTTCAAAATACTAATTTTGGTTGTATTTGGGGTCATTATCCAGATGGCAGTTGGGATAATTATATTTGTATTAGAAATACTAATGGTACTAATAATATTAGTTTTCATACAAATAATGATGATACAAATGTTGTAATTCCATATATACCAAGTATTCAAGTTATGTATATTGGTGTCTTATCTAATGGTGTAAGTAGATATTTTAAAATGATAAATTTAAATACAGGTCAAGAATCCATTATTACCGGAACTAATCCATTATCAATGGGATTAACAAACTGTTATTTTTGGCTTGGATCATTAAATAGTACAACAACTAATATGTCATTATGTTATGTAGGTGAAATCATGTATTGGGAAAGAATATTAAATTCACTTGAAATTTATAATATTGAAAATTATTTATTTAACAAATGGGGCTACTATGATGCATATTTAACTTATACTACTATAACACCTATATTAAAATTAAATGGTAAATCAGCTTATTATTTATTATTAAATGGAATTTATGTTGAACAGGGAATAACAATAACAAGTATTTTGGATTCAAATTTAACTCCAGTTATTAGTGGTTCATATGATTCATCAACATTAGGAAGTTATACATTAACATATACATTAACATACGGTAATAATTTACAGGTATCAATAAATAGAACAATAAATGTAGTAACACAATTACCACCAATATCATATGATATTACTAATGGCTTTTTAGGTCCATTAGTTAATAATTATAATTCAATGAATGGTGTGGATTGGACAATAGAAATATGGTTATATCAAACTTCATATATTAATAATGGTGATTTCTTATGTATATTTGATTTTAGGGGATATCCAACATCAAGTAATAATGCATTCACAGTTGGATTTTATCCGAATAATAAATTAGGTTCATGGAATACAAGCACTGGATTTTATGGTACTAGTTCTCTTGTAATACCATTGAATGTTTGGGTTCATGTCGTTTGGATGAGTTTTAATAATAATTTATATTGTTTTGTAAATGGTATATGTAATTTATTAGGTAATAATGTATCTTGGCTAAATAATATGAGTGCATTAAATTCTTTAACATTAGGAATTGATGGCTATCATCAACCATATAATGGTTCATTAACCACAAGAAATAAATTCTATGGACAAATTTGCCAACCATTAATTACTTTAGGAGCTAAATATAATATAGCAGGTTTTACACCACAGTGGAATTTAAAACCATCGATTTATACTAATATTTTATTTTGGTTAGAGAATGATATAGATATTAAATCAAGTCAAACAATTTACTTTAATTATACAGTAATAACAAATTTTATAGTTAATGTTCCAATCTTACCGTTAATAAAATTAAATGGGATTAGTCCATTTTATATTTTAATAGGGAGTGCATATACTGATTTTGGAGTTACAGCAGCAACATATCTAACAAATAGTCCTTTGTTACCATATATAACATCAATTACAGATATAAATGGAAATCAATTGATGTCAACTCCTATTTTAGCTAATACAACTAATATAATCTCTGATACAATGATAAATACAACTAATCAAACAACATATACAATTACATATTCAGTAACTGATGTTAATGGAACTAGTACAATTACAAGAATTGTAAACACAATTAATTTGATTCCTCCAATATCTTATGATATAACAGCAGGCTATTTAGGACCATTAACATCAAGTAATATAAGTAATAAAGATTGGACAATTGAATGTTGGATTAATCAAACTGCTTATTCATCTGATCAATCATGTGCTATATTTGATTTTCATTTTATTAATCCTTATTATGAAACTCATACAATGGTTCCTTATATATATAATAATGGTACTATTGGTATTTGGGCACCAGATGGTGGTAGTTTTTCTGCTACATCAAGATCATCTAATTCAGTTACTTTAAATAAATGGACTCATATTGTATGGATGCGTGCAAATAATAATATATATGCATTTATTAATGGTGTTGCTACATTAATAGCTACTAATCCATCGTGGATAAATACATTATATAGTTTAAATTCAATAACATTAGGAGTTGATGATTATTGGCAATATACTCAAAATGCATTAATGAGATATAAATTTGTTGGTCAAATATGTCAACCATTAGTATTACTTGGTGCAAAATATAGTACAACCGGTTTTACACCGGTATGGAATTTAAGACCAACAAATATGATTAATGCATTATTCTGGTTGGATAATGGTTTAGATATTAATTCTAATCAAACAATGACTTTACAACAAACAGTTGTTCAAAAAACTCTAACAAATCCACCTGTTGCTCCTGTTATTACTATTACAGGTAATAATCCCTATTATCAATTAAAAAATACAACTTTTAATGATCCAGGTGCAACTGCAATTAATTATTTAACTAATGTATCTGAATCATGTTCTATTTCAGGAACAGTAGATACAACTACTTTGGGAACATATACTATAACCTATTCAGTAACAGATATATATGGAACATCAACAGCAACTAGAACAGTTTTTGTAGTTAATTCTTTACAAGTTTCATATAATTTAAATAATGGTTATTTAGGACCATTACAGAGTTCAGTATCAGGTGTTGATTATACTACTCTATGGACTGTAGATACAACATTCGAAGCTTGGATTAATGTAACACAATATCCTATAGGTGGTAATGGAAATGGAGGAATGATCATTGATTTTAGAAATCCAAATTATACTAGTGTTGGTGTAATAAATAATAATTCTAGTTGTATTGGTATTAGTACTACTGGTAATTTATATGTTTGGTGTTTTGGTGGAACTAATCAAAGTATAATTACAAATAATATTATTCCATTAAATCAATGGACACATATTGTAGTAATGAGATCAAATAATAATTTTTATACATTTATTAATGGAGTGATAAGTTCACCCTTATCAGCATCTGGTTTTTCTAATTTATCTAATAATACTGCACTATCTTTAGGTTTATGTAATGATAATAAATTTAATACTGGAAATCCATTTACGTATTGGAAATTTTATGGTAGCATTAATCAAGCTAGTGTTCAATTAGGTGCTAAATATAGTATAGCTAATTTTACACCATCATATAATTTACAACCTAATACTTTTACATTTAATAATAAATTCTTTTTAGGTCCAAATGGTAATGATTTAATTTCAGGTCAAATAATGACTAATACTAGTGTTACAATTGATAATACAGTATTAGGATCAGGAACACCTATACCTACAATTACTTTAAATGGTTCTAATCCAATAAATTTACAAGTTTATTCAACATATACAGAACCAGGTGTAACAGCGACAAATGTTTTTGGTGATATAATAATAGTTATTATAACTGGTACTGTTAATATAAATCAATTAGGAACCTATATTATTACATATACAGCTTCAAATATATATGGAACAACAACAGTGACTAGAACAATAAATATTAATTTAACTTCCGGATCATTAATACCTACTATAAGTTTGAATGGTCCTAATCCTTACAATATTTTATTAAATAATAATTACAATGAATTTGGAGCTGTTGGTTTAGATTTATTTAATAATAGGATAACAACAATAAATTCACAGATTACATATGATGTTACTAATGGTTGGTTAGGTCCATTAGTAAATAATTATAATAGTTTAAATAGTGTCGATTGGACTATTGAAGCATGGATATATTCAACATGTAAGAATGATAATAATGCATATGTTTTATTTGATTTTAGAAGTTATCCATATGTAAGAAATAATTCATTCTGTTGTGCATTTTATCCTGATTTAACACTTGCTATATGGAATGATTATAATAATAATTGGTATGGAAGAAGTACATTAAAAATTACAAATAATGTTTGGAATCATATAGTTTGGATGAGAAAAAATCAAACCTTATATATATTTATAAACGGTGTAGTTAATATTCTAGGTTCAAATGATCCTTGGATGACTAATCTTACAGGATGTAATTCTTTAACTATATCGGCTGATAACGTAATGACAACACAATATGGATCTACAAATACACGAGATAAATATACGGGAAAAATATGTCAACCATTAATAACATTGGGAGCAAAATATAATATATTAGGTTTTACACCACAATGGGATTTAACCCCATCAAGTTTTTCTCAGAATAATATTTTATTTTGGATAAATAATGGAAAAGATGTAATATCTAATCAAAATATTACATTAAATAATACAGTTATTCAAAATACTTTATATTATTCTCCAATTGGATCTCCAGTATATACAGTAACTGGAACTGTTAATAATTCTATTATAGGTCAAAATATTTTATCTTATTCAGTAACTGATGCATATGGAAAAAGCAATTCGATTACTAGATTAGTTAATATAGTTAATAGTTTATCTCAAATATCTTATAATACTAATAATGGTTGGTTTGGTCCATTAGTTAATAATTATAATAGTTTAAACAGTGTTGATTGGACTATAGAAGCTTGGATATATTCTACATGTATTAGTAGTGGTAATGATGCTTATGTTTTATTTGATTTTAGAAGTTATCCATATATTAGAAATAATGCATTCTGTTGTTTATTTTATACTGATAATAGTGTTGCTTTATGGAATGATTATAATAATAATTGGTATGGCAAAAGTACCATAAAATTTTCTAATAATGTGTGGAATCATATCGTTTGGATGAGAAAAGGTCAAACATTGTATATTTTTGTTAATGGAGTAGTTAATATACTTGGATCTAATGATCCATGGATTAATAATCTAACTGGTTGTAACTCTTTAACTTTATCAACCGATAATTATTGGATGTCACAAAATGGATCTACGACGACTAGAAATAAATTTTTAGGACAAATATGTCAGCCATTAATAACATTAGGTGCAAAATATAATATTACTGGTTTTACACCAACCTGGGATTTAACACCATCTAGTTACTCAAATGTTTTATTTTGGTTACAAAATAGTATTGATTGTATAACTAATAAAACTTTACCTATTGTTAATACTATAGTACAAAATACATTAACTATTTCACCAATAATACCAATATTAAATTTAAATGGAAATAGTTTATATTCTATATTAATTAATAGTACTTATATAGATCCTGGATGTACTGCTAAAGATTATATTACTGGAACAATATTAACTGTAAATATTATATCTATTAAAGATAGCTCATTGAATGAATTGTTATCTGCACCATTAATATCGACAAATTTATTAATTATATCTAATTCGATTATAAATACATCAACATTAACTAATTATATTATTACATATAGTACATCTAATTCATATGGAACTAATACTATTACAAGAACAGTAAATATTGTAAATTCAATAAATAATACAGTAATAAATTATGATATGAATAATGGTTGGTTTAATACTATTTATAATAATAATTTAAATTATATTAATTATGCCAATAATTGGACTATTGAAACCTGGATTAATCCTTCAAATTTGAATAATTCAGTAGGTGGTTATGGTATTTTATTTGATTTTAGAAATGGTAATACAATTAGCAGTAGTAATAATGGTAAAATAGGAACAATTATATCAATTAATAATTCGGGTGCAATATTATTAACGACTAATGATGTAAATCTAAATCAATTTGTACAAACATTAACAAGTAATTTATATTTACCTAATAATAAATGGAGTCATATGACAATAATAAATAATAATAATAATCTTTATACTTTTATAAATGGTATATTAGATTCAGTTAAAATAACACCTACAAGTTTAGCTAATAATCCTTCTATTACACTATGTGTAAATGTGGATTATTTACCAAATCCACCTATGACAACTTATAAATTTAGAGGGCTAATATCACAACCATTAATTACATCTAATGTTAAATATAATTTAAATGGATTTTATCCACAATGGAATTTACAACCAAGTAATTATAATAATGTATTATTTTGGTTAAATAATGGAATTGATGTTATATCCGGTCAAAATATAGTATTTAATGGAACAATTATTCAATCTACAATTACTAATCCATACTTACCAAATATTACTCTTAATGGTAACAATCCATTTTATATTTTATTAAATAGTACTTATACTGATCTAAATAGTAGTGCAAAAGATATATTAGGTAATACATTATCTGTAATTTCATCAGGAACAGTTAATACGTCACAACTAGGACAAAATATTATTACTTATTCAACAATTGATTCTAATAATAATTTTAATAGTATTATAAGAACAGTTAATGTTGTAAATACTCTACCACAAATATCCTATAATTTAAATAATGGTTATTTAGGACAATTACAAAGTTCAATAACAGGAATTGATTACACAACTTTATGGACTGTAGATACAACATTTGAAGCTTGGATTAATGTTACTCAATATCCTATATATAATAATGGAAATTTTAATGGTGTTGCTGGTGGTGTTATCATTGATTTTAGAAACACTAATTTAAATAATAATGGAATTAATAATAATAGTGCTGTAATAGCTTTAACTTCTACTGGTTATTTATATTCTTGGCAGAGTAATTTAAATTATATAATTACAAATAATCAAATATTATTAAACCAATGGACGCATATTGTATTTATGAGATTTAATAATAAATTTTATACTTTTATTAATGGTGTTGTTAGTTCTCCATTATCTTTCTCTGGTTATACAAATTTATCAAATAATACATCAATATCTTTAGGATTAACTGCAGATTACATACAAAATAATAGTTCTGCATTAACATATTATAAATTCTATGGTAGCATTAATCAAGCAAGTGTTCAATTAGGTGCTAAATATTCTATTGGTAATTTTACACCATCCGCTAATTTACAACCTCAATCTTTTACATCTAATAATAAATTCTTTTTAGGTTCAAATGGTATTGATTTAATTTCAGGAAAAGCTATGACTAATACTAATGTTTCACCATCAATAATTCTACCTAATATAACATTAAAAGGACCTACTAATTTATATTTATATTCAAATAATAGCTATACTGAATTAGGTGCTACTGCTATTGATTCTTTTGGTAATACATTATCATATACAACAACAGGAACAGTTAATACATCAATTCCGGGAACATATACTTTAACTTACACTGTATCAAATACAAATGGATCAACTAGTATTAATAGAAATATATTTATAACAAATATTACAAATATAACAGCACCTTCATTATCTTATATTCAAAATGCATTAGATTTATCAAATTGTTATATATATTGCCCAACAACATTAGCTTCAGTTAGTTCATTTACATATGAAGTCTATGTATATTTAACTTCATATAGTAATAATATTTGTTTATTGGATTCAAAACCAATAGGAACAGCTGCTCAACAGACTGGAAGATTTAGTATTTTAATAACAACTAATGGTTCTACTAGTATATACACTGCTTCCACTAATACACAAATTTTACTATCAAATAATACAGTACCTTTAAATATTTGGACTCATGTAACCGTTGTTTGGACAGGTACTATATTATATAGTTTAATTAATGGTGTATATGGTGGAATTAGTAGTTCATTTAGCGGAACAATTGGTAATTTTCAAAATTATATGATTGGTGCATTTGCTAGTGATGCTGTAGGTTCACCTTCTAAATTTAATGGATTTATATCACAACCTTTATTTAGAACAAGTATAGTTTATACAACAACTAATTTTACACCAACTTTAGATTTAACACCATTATTAACTGATACATCTGTAAAATTCTTTTTAGGGTCAAGTTTAGTTGAAACAGTTTCAAGTCAAACAATGACTGTTGTTGGAACTTTAAATACTATAATTAGAGAATGTTATCCATATATTTCTAATGCTATTGATTTAACTAATGGATATATTTATGAAAACCATAATAAAAATTTATCATTAGGTCAATTTACTTATGAATGTTGGGTATATATAAAATCAATATCATCTTATGTATTATTATTAGATACAAATTCAATTAGTGGTCAGATAAATGGTAGATTAAATTGTGGAATCTATACTAATGGTCAATTGTATATATATAATTATGCTAATAATACAGGTACTGTAATTACATTAACTACGGCATCTGTACCATTTAATCAATGGGTACATGTTGCATTTGTATATACAGGTGCTAGTGCATATGCTTTTATAAATGGTAATTATTCAACAACAATATTAACACCAAATTATTATTTTTATGGAATAAATTATTGGGATATAGGTTTTGATACTAATTATGGTAATTTGGCAACTGCATTAACTGGTAATGGTCGATTGAAAGGTTTTATCTCTCAACCTTTATTAAGAAATAATATTTATTATAAACCACAAAATTTTACTCCTTCTATTAATTTAACACCATCGCCAACAGATACAAGTGTTTTATTTTATATTGGTTCAAATTTAATTGATACTGTCACTAATAATACAATGACAACTTATGGAACAGTTACTAATATAAATAGACCTATTATATTCAATCAAATTAATAATTCATTTTTACCTAATATTGTTTTAAATGGAATAAGTGTGGTTAATATTATTATAAATCAACAATATAATGAATTAGGTGTAAAAGTTTCCGATATATTTAATAATAATTTATCATATACGATATCAGGTAATGTAGATATAACAACAATTGGAATTTATACCTTAACATATTCAGTAAATAATTCATATGGAACTTCAACTGTAACTAGAACTGTTAATGTAGTTGCTAATATTCCTATTATCTCATATGATACAACAAATGGATGGTTAGGACCATTAATTAATAATTTTAATAGTATGAGTGGTGTAGATTGGACAATAGAATGTTGGGTTTATCCAACAACACTTGCACTAGCTGATGATGGGATTGTGTTGTTTGATTTTTCAGGTTATCCTGAAGTACAAACTTTAAATGTAAATTCATCAATATTATGTAAAGTATATAAAGATTTAACAATGACTATTAGTGATATTTATAATTGGGTTAATTTTGGTAAATCAACTATTAAATTGACACTAAATAAATGGAATCATATTACTTGGATGAGATCAAATAATTCATTATATGTTTCAATAAATGGTGTTATAAATACTTTAGGTTCTAGTATTACATTTTTAAATAATTTAAGTAGTATGAATTCTGTAGTTATTTGTGCTGATACTTATTGGTTAACAAGAAATGGTACTACAACTCAAACTAATAGATTTTTAGGTACAATATCTCAACCTTTGATAACATTAGGAGCAAAATATAGTATTAATGGTTTTACACCACAATGGAATTTAAGACCTACTTCATTTACCAATGTATTATTTTGGTTAGATAATGGTATAGATGCAATTACAGGACAAACAATACAAATTCAAAATACAGTTTTACAAAATACATTAACAAATTCACCAATTGCACCTACAATTAATTTAAATGGAACTAATCAATTATATATATTAAAAAATACTACATATTTTGAATTAGGAGCTTTAGCGTATGATTATTTAGGTAATTCATTATTAGTTACAATTAATGGATCAGTAAATATTTCCCAAATAGGATCAAATACATTAACATATTCAACTACACAAAATGGATTAACTATAAATGTTACAAGAACAATTAATGTTGTTAATAAAAATTATTCAATAATACCAACTTCTAATATATCGTATGATACAACTAATGGTTGGTTAGGACCAATTAAAAATAATTATAATGTAATGAATGGTGTTGATTGGACAATGGAATGTTGGGTTTATTGTACTTCTTATTCATCAAATTATTCAACTATTTTTGATACAAGAGTTCCAGGTATTAATAATTCAAGTTTATGGTATGGACAATTTGTAGCTCAATTTGATTCATCTGGTTATCTTAATTTATGGAATAACAATAATTACACATCAAATATGACACAACAACAAGTTCCATTAAATACTTGGGCACATCTAGTTTGGATGCGATATAATAATTATTTATATGGATTTATAAATGGAATAAGTGGTGTACCTGTACCTGTAACATCGGGATATAATTTAATTAATGCTTCTAATAATGTTTCTTTTGGAGGTGTTGTTAATGATCATAATCCTGGATGGCAATTAAAAGGAAAAATATGTCAACCATTAATAAGATTAGGAGCTAAATATGATATTAATGGATTTATTCCACAATGGAATTTACAACCATTAAATTATTCAAATGTTTTATTATGGTTACAGAATGGTGTTGATGTTATTTCAGGAAATACATTAACTTTAAATAATACTGTATTACAAAACACAATAAATACAATTCCATTTACTACAGGAATAATATCATTAATTGGTAATAGTAATTATAATATATTAATTAATAGTGTATATACTGAACCAGGAGCAATTAGTAAAACATATAATAATATATCTTTACCAGTTTATATAACATCAATTAAAGATAATAATATGAGTGAATTATTATCATCGTTTATTTTAGTAGATGGTAAATATACAATAATACCAAATAATATAATAAATACAAGTAATACAACAACATATACAATTACTTATACCTCAATAGATCCAAGTAATGGATTAATATTAAATACTACTAGAACTGTAAATATAGTCAATAATATTTTACCAATTTCTTATGATGTAACAGCAGGTTATTTAGGACCAATTAGTAAAAATAATTTAAATAAAAGTGATTGGACTATAGAATGTTGGGTTTATCAAACATCAAAAGGAACAAATCAAATTATTTCAATATTTGATTTTAGAGATACAAATCCCTATACTGCAAGTAATAATTTTTTTACTTATATAAATAATACTACACAATGTATTGGTATATGGAAATCTGACGTTAATTATTCAACAAGTACAGAATCATTAAATACTGTAATATTTAATACATGGTCCCATTTAGTTTGGATGAGACATAATAATAATATATATGCTTTTATAAATGGTAAATGTTCATTAATTGAAATTACACCAACATGGATTAATAATTTAATAAATTTAAATTCAATTACAATAGGTATTGATGTTGGTTATCAATATTATAATAATCAAGGATTAGGATTTCAGAATGAAAAATTTCATGGGCAGATTTGTCAACCTTTAATAAGTTTAGGTGCTAAATATAGTATTAATGGTTTTACACCTAAATGGGATTTAACACCATCTAGTTATTCTAATATTTTATTTTGGTTACAGAATGACGTTGATGTAATAACAGGAAATACTATATCATTAAATTATACAGTTAATCAAATATATGAAAATATTAGTCCTATAGTACCAGTTATTAATTTTAATGGATCAATTAATACATATGTATTAGTAAATGGAACTTATACTGATGTAGGTGTAACAGTTAATTATGTACTTAATCCAAATTTAATACCATATATAACATCAATAACTGATAATAATGGAAATCAATATATTACTACACCATTAAATGCGTTAAATAATAATTTAATTTCAAATATCGATACAACTAATTCAGGAATATTTTATACAATTACATATTCAGTAACATATAATAATAATTTAATAGCAACAAATACTAGAAATGTAAGTATTGTTAATATACCAATAAATGATATATTTTTATGGTTAGATCCAAGTGATTCATCAACAATTGTAACAAGTAGTGGTAATTTAGTATCAATTAATGATAAATCAAATAATAAAGTTAGTATGATACCATATTATGGTAGTACATCTATTGTAGCAAATGGAATAAATAATCTTTCAGTTATTAGTATAAATAACACTGGTCTAATAAGTAGTAACACATATAAAAATTCTTATAATTATACATTAGCTATTGTAATAACTATATATCAAACTAATGATTGGGGATTAATTTTTGGTCATTATCCTATTAATAATTGGGATTCAGCATTAGATTTTAGAATGAAAGCGGGTACAAATAATGTTGAAGTTAGTTTTGATTCTATTACTACATTAACAACATTGAATAGTACACCAGTATTATTTTTAATAACAAGATCAAATAATTTATGCACATTAACAATGATTAATTTAACGAATGCTACAAGTATAGCAGTATCACAAATTAATCCTATATCAATTAGTCTAGGAAATTATAATTTTTTTATAGGAAAGTTTAATTCCACAGTAAATTATAATGGTCATTACAATGTTGGTGAAATAATGTATTGGGAAAGAATATTGACAACACAAGAAATTAATAATATTGAAGCCTATTTATTTTCCAAATGGAGTTCATATACAAATATAAAACCAGAGTTCACATTAAATGGTTTTACAAATACATATATATCATCAGGTAGTACATATACAGATCAAGGAGTAACATTTAAATATTTATTAAATCCAAATTTAATACCATATATGACATCAATAACTGATAGCAATGGTAATCAATTATTAACAAATCCATTAAATGCCTTAACAACTAATATTATACCAAATTCAATAATTTATACATCTATATTAAATGCTACGTATACAATAACCTATACTTTAACTATAGATAATATGATTTATACAATAACAAGAAATGTAACTATAGTAAATATACCAATAAATGATATCTATTTCTGGATTGATCCTAGTGATAATTCAACTATAATTCTTGATAGCAATAATTATATTACAAATTTATATGATAAATCAAGTAATACTATAAATATGATTCATTATAATATTAATACTAATTATAGTAAAATTAATAATAATGCTTATATATTACCAGTACTTGATCTAACAAATGGTTCTGGATTAATTAGTTCAAATGTTTATAATTTACCTACTAATTCAATATATACATTTGCTGGTATAGTTATTTTTACATCTAATGTTGGTAGATACGGTACTATTTTAGGTCATTTTCTTTTAAATAATGGACATACAAATCCTCTTCATTTTAGATACGAAACTAATTCAAATGTTAACTTATTAACATCAAATCAAGATCCATGGACATGTCTATTACCAATAAATGTAAATACTATACCATATATGTTTGTAGGATCGTATAGTAATGGTGTTAAAATTTTAACTTTAATAAGTTTAGTTGATGGAACAACACAAACTATAACTAAAACAGCACCTATATCAATCAGTGGATCAAATGGTAATATATTTATTGGTGTTTCTGATTCAAATGAAAAAATAAATAGCTATGTAGGAGAAGAAATGTATTGGCAAAGATTATTAACAACAACCGAACAAAATAATATAATGTCATATTTATACTTGAAATGGAGTTCATATAGAAATTTAATACCTACTCTAACATTGAATGGTGCTTCTTTAATTTATATATCAAGTGATACTAATTATACCGATCCTGGTGTTACAATAACTTATTTATTACAAACTAATTTGATACCATATATAACATCTATTACTGATATAAATAATAATCAATTATTAAATACACCTATAAATATATCAAGTTCAACAATTATTCCTAAATCAATAATGAATACAACATTTACAGTAAATTCTAGTTTAATTTTAAATTCATTAAATTTTTACGGATCCAATCAATATTTAACTAGAAATTTGGGAATTATAAATTCTTTAAAATGGACATTAAGTTTTTGGATATATAGTTCTACTTTTAATGGATCTATTATTTCTACTCAAAATAATTCTCAATTAATGTTAAGTAATGGTAATTCTTTTATTTCATATGTTCTAAATAGTTCTGGACAACAATGGCAACCTTTATTTAATGTTTATAAACCAAATTTAAATACATGGATTAATATTGTTATAACATTTGATTCTACACAAAGTGATCCTAATAACAGATTAATATGGTATTATAATAATATATTACAAACAAATAATGGAGGATGGGGAGCAGGTGGAACTATTGTTTCACAAAATCAAATATTATATGAATTTGCTAATTCTACAACTTTCTGGATTGGTAATCAACCTGCATTAAATAATCAATTTAATGGTTATTTATCTCAATTTATATTTGTAGATAATCAAGCATTAACACCTGCTAGTTTTGGATATTCTTTAAATTCATTATGGGTTGCTAATAAATATACTGGATCATTTGGATCTAAAGGATTTTATTTAGATTTTTCTAATTCATCAAATCCTGGATTAGATATCAGTGGTAATAATAATAATTGGACTGTAAATAATATTACATCTAATAATATTACAATTAATAATATATGTCCTCAAGTTTATTTAGCTAATTCTAATATAATTATTACTAATGGTAATTTAGCGACATTAGCTGCATATTATATTACATATAGTGTAACTGATTATAAAGGTGCTGTAGCAACTTTAACTCGATCTGTTAATGTGATTAATAATATTGCTACTGGTATAATTAATGATTGGATTAATAGAGTTACCAGTGCTGGTGGTAATTTATCAACAGCAGAAATTAATGCTCATAGTAATTTTGTTGTAGCTTTACAATCAAATAATAATGCATGGAGTAATATTTTACGTTTAAATACATTTTGTGGTGATGGATTAACTGCTGCATTATGTCCTATTAAAATAGATGGTGGATTATCTAATAACGGCGCTTCTTTAAATGATACATTACAATCAGGTACTCCTAATTATTCAAGAACTGGTGGTATGTCAGGAACAGGTGGTGCAGTTAACACAGGATTAAAATTTTCGACTTGGTCTAACAATGGACAGAATTTGCATTTTGGTCTTTATGCATTTACTGAAATTAGCGGTAGATGCATGGGTGTATGGAGAGAAAGTGTATATACAAGACATTATTTACTTTGCGATGGAGGTAATAATTCGGGTGGTTGGAGTAATCCTGTAAATTTTAATGCAGATAGTAGTAGTGTAGGAATGAATATTATGCAATGTAGAACTAATGATGTTCCATATTATTATAGACGTGGTGTCAAAACAACTGTTACAGGGAGTTTGGATCAAGCAACTCCTTCAGATTGGCCTTGTACAATATTTGCCGCTAATGGTAGTGGAGATGGTAATAATGCATCAAATGCAATATATGGTAATTTATATTCTGCTACAGGTATGAGAAGCGGAGGTTATACTATAGGTTACGGATTAACTGATGCACAAGTTATTGATATAACAAATGCATTTAATCAATTAAACTCTGAATTATCTCGAAGTTAGACAGCTATTTTATAATCTTTAAACAACCTATTAACAATTAACTGTATATAATTATATAATATAAAATATTTACTCATTGAATCCAAATATTTATAATATATTTTATGGTAATTATATTATAAATATTTTTACGAATTGGAAATGTTATTTTTTGTTATAATAATTAATTGTTTTATGCTTTTATAAATATCTTAAACTAATTAGTAAATTAGATATATTTCTAAAAATATATATCTAACATATATATAATGGTTTCATTAACAGAATTAACATCAAAAGAAGAATATCAAAAAATGATGAATGTTGATCAATTAGATAACACAAGTGATATAAATAAAATATTTGGTATATCACAAGTAACAAATTTGCAATCTATATTAAATACAAAATGTCAATATACTAATCAAACATATTTAGGGAATATATCTATTTTATCAAACTTGTATATATCTACTAATTCAATATTTAATAATAATTTTAATATTAATAATTTATATATTTCAGGAAATGCTAATTTTATATTAGATAATTTATATAATTTAACTAGTAATAATATTACATTTTCATCATCACTCAATATTAGTGGAATATCTCAATTCAATAATTCATTAATTACTGATCAAATAAACTCGGATACATTAAAAATAAATGGTACTAATATAAATATAGGTCAAAATCAATTTGATGGTTTCAATTTATTAATTCCTCCACAAAATAATAGTTTAATAATTAATACTAATCAAAATTATAATATTTATAAAACAATAGTTGATAAGTTAATTTATATTAGTTCAATATCATCTTTAAATAATAATGGTATAATAATATCGGGATCAGCAGGTGATGGATATATAAAATTATCTGATGATAATTATAATTATATAATAAAAAGTCCATTAAATACATCTGATAATTATATAGCTCTTTTAGATTTAAATTTTAATTTATTTATATCGGGTAATTCAACTCTTAATAATAATACAACAATTTTATCTAATATAAACATAGATAATACTAAATTATTAAATACATATATTAATAATTTAACAGTAAGTAATTGTTCATATTTAACTGATATAGTAGCTAATAATATTAATATTAATAATAATATAATATTATTTAATGGAAATTTTTATAATTTAAATATTAGTGATAATTCTTTATTATTAAACTTATCATGTCTATCTAATTTAAATTCATCAAATATAATATTTAATAATTTAAATTTGCTTAATAATAATAATATAAATACTGGTATATTAAATAATTCAACATTCAATTCAAATTTAAATATATCTAATTATAGTATTTTTAATAATAATTTAACCGTAACAAGCAATTTATTTGTTTCAAATAATTCTAATTTTAATTCTATTCTTACAAATAATTTAAATATATCAAGCACAGCAATATTTAATACAATTAATATATCATCTTTAACAGTTATGAATAATTCTATATTTAATTATAATAATACTAATACAATAAATATATCAGGAAATAGTTTTATTAATGGGAAACAAATTATTATTTTAGGTTTAAATTCACCAATTAATATTTTAACAAAAACAATTAGTGATTTAAATATAGCTGTTACAGGATTTACAACAATACAAAGTAACTTTCAAACTATGAATTTAAATATGTCTGGTAATACAATTATTAATCAGTCTGTTACTGTAGTAACTAATATTAATATTCCTAATATCAATATAAATAATAATTTAAATAATACTAATAGTTTTATTAATAACTTATTAGTTAATAATTTATCAGTCGGTTCCCAATTAAATGTATTTAATAAATCAATATTTAATAATTTATCTACTAATAATTTAAATTTAGCTGCGATTAAAAATAATTTTAATATGATGAATTTAAGTTTAAATTCATCTTTAAATATAAATTCATCATCATTATTTTTACAAAATTCGTTAACTATGACTTCATCTTTGAATAATAATTCAAATAAAATATTTAATAATAATGTTATTATTAATTCAAATTTTAATAGTTTAAATGCATATTTTAAAAATATATCAGTTTTTTCATCTATTTATATATCATCATTTTCTAAATTAAATAATACAACATGTTTATCAAACATTAATGCTAATAATTTAATTACAAAACATTTATTTTTAACTAATAATATAAATATTTCAAATAATTCAATTTTTAAAAATACAGTATCAAATTTATCTAATTTATATATTGATGGTAATATGACATGTAATAATATATTAACAAATAATTTTAATATAAATGCTAATTTAATTGGTAATAATTTATTAAATTTGAATAATATGAGCATCAATAATATAAATTTAAAAACAGCTAAATTTAATAATTTAAATTTAAATAATTTAAATAGTAGTAATACATTGTATTTAAATAATATTAGTATTAATTATGATTTAAATATTCTAAATAATTTAACATCAAAATATATTTCTATAAATAATGCACAATTAAATCAAATAAATTTAATAAATAATTTTAATAATTCTGGGAATTCTATTATAAATAATTTAACTAATTTATCTAATTTAAATTTATTATCTACTAATATTTTTAATAATGCAAATTTAATAAACTCTAATATTAATAAGTTAATTATTAATAATAACATATCATTGAATTCTAATTTAAATGTATCTAATATAAATTCATTAAATATAACAGTTAATAATTTAAATGTGTCTGGTACAACTGATATATTGGGTAATATGATTAATTATAGCAATATAAATATTTCTTCTAGTACAAATTTTTATAATAATGTTACAATAACATCTGATTTGAATTCAAATAATTTAAATTCTATAAATTTAATTAATACAAATATAAATACAACAAGTGCTAATGTTAATAATATTAATGTATCACAAAATTCAATAATTAATACATGTTATACAAATAATTTAATAAATACAAATTTAACAATTTTATCATTATTTTCTTCATATTCAAATTTAATTAATAATCTTACAATTAATTCAAATTTAAATTTAGATTCAATGAATACTAATAATAATATTAGTATTAATAACTTAAATATAAATATAATAAATTTATCGATAAATACAATTTTAAATAATATATCAATAATGTCTAATTTAAATTTAAGTAATAATAATTTTAATTCATGTAATATTTTATCTAATTTTAAAAGTAATAATTTATTAGTTAATAATGATTTTACTTCACAAAATATAATTACAGATTCACTAATAATATCAAGTAATTCAAGTTTATTTAATATGAATTTAAATAATTTAAATATAAATAATAATTTAAATACATTAAATTTATCAGTAAATAATTTAAATGCTAATTATATAGATTCAATATTAATAAATATAACTGAGGATACACTATTAAATAATCTAACAGTAGATACTAATTTATTTTCTAATTATATTAATACTGGATCAATTAATTCATACAATTTAAATACTCAAAATATAACAATAAATGCACAATTATATATATCTAATAATTCAACTTTGAATAATATTTATTCAAAATCTGCTATAATAAATAATTCATTAAATAGTAATAATCTATTAATTAATTCATTAAATGCATCAAATAGTTTACTATTAAATTCAGTATCGTATAATTCTTCATTATTTTTAAATAATGATAATAATGTAAATAATTGTTATTTATTAAATTTGAATATTTCTAATATAAGTAATTTAAATAATACTACAACAAATTCTATTATATCAAATTCATTAATAACAAATAATTTGAGTAATAATAATTCTTATTTTAAAGAACAGTTAAATATAACTAATATTTTATCAACAAACAATACAATACTTAACAATACTAGTATTAATAGTAATTTAAATTGTAATAATAATGTGATAGTTAATAATTATTTAAAAACTATACCAATATTATTTTTAGGTAAATTAAATATTAATCAAAATTTATATAATACTGATGATATTTTAATTTTTGATGTTGTTATAGATACAAATAATTGTTGGAATAATTTAACCAATAAATATTTAATACAATATAGTGGTTTTTATTCTATTAATTTAAATACTACATCTGGATCAGGTAATTTATTAGGATTAAAAATTATTCAATATAGAAATAATAACATTATATTATCTAATTATATAGAATCTTCAAATATTGAAAGTACTGCCGAAGGATTTTTTATTCTTGATTGTTTAATAAATGATCAAATTTGGATTGCATCAATTAACAATAATTCATCCATATATAATAATTATTCATCAGGTAATTTACATATACAATTAATATAAAAAAAATTGAAAAAAAAAAAAATTACATGTTGTAAAATTCATTATTTTTTACCGTAGCCATTTTGGCTCAAGATTGAAACTTTGCCATATATAACAACGCGGCTACGGAAAATCTACGATTTTATCCCAGCAATCAAAAATTTGTTTTGCTACGGTAAGATCATCAATTTTATGAGGCGCTTTATTGCACCACAACCATTTCGACCAGTTAAAAACCAAATCGATGTTCTTGTCGAGAACTACTATCGCGACCACCCTGATGCGACCATTGATAAATGGAACTTATTTTTTGAAGATACTCGACAAAAACTAGGATTCCCACAAGAAGTGTTGGCAGAATGGAAAATAATTTATGCTGCTTTTACAAATATGAACAAGATTAATAGCTTGAGAATTAACAATGATGATCTCAAAGATAAAATCAAGAAGATATACAATGAAATGTATAAAGATACTTTTGAAAAAGATATGAGATTCGCACAACACGAACAGCCACAATACTTTGATTTTGAAACAAATAGTGTGGTTTTCCCAAAATTGGCTGAGCTAGGTAAAAAACATGTGCCGGTGAAAGACTGTCTAATGATCCAATCATTCATGCCCAAGCAAATGACAAGATCTCCAACTCGACGGCATTGTTGGGCAGTAGCAGTAGTTATGGGTGGTGCACGTGAAGCATGGAAAAAATCTCCACATGAAGATACATATATAGAAATTGCACGTCTTTTTAACACGGCTGTAAATATTATTAACCAAGAACTTGTTGGACCATTTCTTAAGGAAGAAAAGAAATACAGACATGTTACTGCAGATGAAATTGAATCCTATAAAATAAATAATGCTATTGCAGCAGTCGAAAGAAAAAAGACTCCTTCTAGCAATTATCTTGTTGGAATTTTAGCAAATCAGCTTCTGGGATTTGACCAAGACATTGATGAGTTAGCCGATGAACGTGAATGGATTATGAAAATAGATGAATATCTGAAAGATCCAAATCATTCACTCCAGACCATGCGAAATGATCCTGATTATTCTATCAAACAACTCTATGATAGAATGACACAATATCACGCACGCCGGAAGAAAAATAGCATTCTTCTTCATCATAATTGTTTTCTTTCAAGAAAACCTGATGATCTACTGATTTTTGTAAATATGCTTACTAATCAGATTAGTGATGCATCTTCTGTTGCTGCACTTGAGAAGATCAGAGAAACACGCAAAAGTTTGGAAAATTGGCCGAGACAAATATGTTTTGGCGATAACAAGTTCACCTACAAGGGCCATGGTCGAAGAATTGACATGAAGAGATTAGATCAGTTTGGATTTCAGTGTCCGATTCATCATTGCAAGAGTTCAAAAAGAACATTTGATGATGATGTCAGTTATAATCAATTTCTTAGCAATTCTGACATGTTTCATGCTAAAATGAATTTTGAACAATGCAATGGATTTTTCAACTTGAAGTCAACAGATAATCTTCAAAAACTAAAAGATATGTTGGCTGATTTGAAAAAAAGTCATCCACGTGAAGTTGATAATCTGTTTAGTGCAATTGACAAACGATTAAATCCACCCATTGCAGAAAAAAGATTAAATCCCATTTGTCCGATCTGTAATCATCAAAATCCCAACGAAGAAGGTCGGCGAAATTTTGAAACATTACTCCCTCCTCAAAAACGACATCCTACTCACATTGTATGCGAAGCTTGCTGTAGTAATTTTTGTACAGACTGTGGCAAAGATCATTTTACGATCCAAAATGCATATATTTGTAGAGGAAGAGAAGATTTAGAAGGTATGAGCTTTCAGACATGCCCATCCTGTGAAATTGTGATTGATAAAGATATCAATACATGTCCTTTCATCCAATGCACCAACTGTCAAAAGTCATGGTGCTACAATTGCAGATGTTTTCGGGATGGCGAAGGAGGGGAGCATGCTGGACGTGTCAAACATCATTGTATGATGAAAATGATTTTTACAACTGGAAAAAAATCAAACGATCCACTATGGGAAGAAAGATCCAACGGGAATTATGCATACAATATCTATGCTGATGTGCCAGCATGGGTAGATGACAAAATCCAAATTCTGGAAAAAGTCATGCTAGTTAGTGATGAAACTATGGCAACTGCTCGTGTATGAATAAACGAGAAAACTTATTTTATAAATTGCTATTAGTGCAATATACATTGAAGATAATGATATTTAAAGTTTAAATATTATTATTTTATTAATGTTAGATAATAATTTAATTATTATAATATCTCAATTTGTTTTATTTGATGAATATAAAAATTTATTTCAAACAAATAAAATTTTAAGCAAAATTTTATTTAAAAATAGATCACAAGCTATAAAAAAAGAATATGCTATAAGAAATTTAAAACATTATCCTAAAAAATTATTAGAACTATTTAATCCTATTAAATTATATAATACTCCAGTTTATGTTATTAATAAATATGGATGGGGAGATTATATAGATTTTATAAATATATCAAATTTTAATAATGTTAATATTATTAGAGGAATTGATAAATGGAAAAGACCTTTTATTAGTTTTCTATATGATAAACAAAATAGAATTGTAACTACAATATTTCAACGCTATACAGAAGATAAATATAGATGGGTATCTGGAGGTCCAACACCTTTAGGAAAAAATACTATTGTCATAGATTTTGATGAACATTATAGAGAAACTGATGAAATAAAAATATTAATAGATTTTTTTAATAATAATTGAATATTTTAATTTAATCCTAAAAACATTTTAATTAGATTTTTTTATTCAAATAAAATCTAATATAATATATAATGTCTTCGAATGAACTTTTATTAACTCAAAAATATAAATTAATGATAGGATTAGATCAAGTAAATAATACTAGTGATATTAATAAAATTTTAAATATATCTCAAATAACAAATTTACCTTTCATATTAAATTCACGAGTAAATATCACAAATAGTACTTTAATTAATACAACTATTAATTCATCCCTTTATGTATCAGGTAATACTATTTTAAATGGCTGTGCTACTATTTTATCAAATTTAAATGTTTCTGGAAATGCAAATATTCAAGGATTATTGAATGTTAATAACTCTATTTTTAATAATAATTCTACTATTTTATCAAGTTTATATGTTAGTGGTATTACTAAATTTAATAATTCAATTTATGTAAATAATATTAATGGTTTAAATAATAACTTAAATATTTTTAGTAATAATATTATTATTGGATCAACCAACTCTATAATAACAATTAATGGTACATCGACATATATCATGCAATCACAAAATATGTATCAAAATAAAACTATAATATTAAATTATAATTCATCTACATCTCAAGCTGTAGATATTGGATCATCATCAGGAATAATAATATCAGGTAGTAATGGACAAGGTTTCATATTAACTTCACCAGATGCAAATAATTTTTTAATAAAAGCACCCAATAATATAACAAATAATTATATAGCAACAGTAGACTTAAATAATAATTTAAATATATCTGGTTTTAGTGTATTAAATGGAAATGTTAGTTTAAATTCCAATCTTACTGTATCTGGTTTAAGTTATTTAAATAATGCTACAATATTATCTAATCTTTTTGTATCTGGAACAACAACATTAATTGGAAATATTACTATTAATTCTAATTTATATTCATCAAATATAACAATATTACAAAATACTACTATATTATCATTATTGCAAGTATCCAATTCATCAATTATACAAGGAAATATTACAACAAATAATTTACTAGTATCTGGAAATTCTATTATGAATAATACAACTATTTTATCTAATTTAATTGTTTCTGGTAATAGTATTTTTAATAATACTACTCTAATATCAAATTTATTCGTTTCAAGTCAAACAATTATAAATAATTCGACTATTAATTCCAATTTAAATGTGTCAGGATCAACTATTGTTCAAAATATGTCAGTTTTATCAAATTTAACTGTTTCAGGTACAACAATAATAAATAATAGTACAGTATTATCCAATTTATATGTATCTAATACAACATTATTATATGGTAATGTATCTATTTTATCTAATTTAAATGTATCCGGTAATAATATATGTCAAGGCTATACTAGTATTAATACAGGATTATATGTTATGGGTGATTCAAATTTAGGAAATATGTATATTAATAATAATTTGATAGTATCAGGAAATTCAAATCTTAATCAAACAAATGTTAATAATAATTTATTAGTGTTAGGTAATTCATTAATAAATGGTAATCTCACTATAAATTCTAACTTAAATGTTAATAATTCAGCAACTTTTAATAATGCTACTGTATCATCAAATTTATATATATTAGGAAATTCTAATATAAATTATTCATCGATTTTATCTCAATTAAATGTAAGCGGAAATACTACTATAAATGGTTCAACCACAATTAATAGTAATTTAACTGTTTCAGGAAATACAATTATAAGTTCAAAAACATATGTGTTATCTCAATTAAACGTTTCAGGATCAACTATAATAAATAGTAATACAACATTATTGAATAATTTATATGTATCGGGTGAATCTATATTAAATGGTAATACAACTTTTAAAAGTAATCTAATTATGAATAATAGTGCATTTGTTAATGGAAATATGACTGTTCAAGCAATATTATATGTATCTGGATGTTCTTTATTTAATAGTAATGTTACTATTAATTCAAATTTAAATGTAATAACAAATGCAAATATAAATTCTAATTTATCTGTAGGATCGAATTTATGTGTATCAGGTAATTCTATATTATATAACACATCTATTTTATCAAATTTAAACATATCTGGAAATTCAATAATAAATTCGAATTTAAATATATTAAATAATGCATATATTAATAATTCATTAATAGTTTCAGGTATATCTATTTTAAATAATGTGTCTTTATTATCGAATTTAAATGTTTCAAATAATACTTTTATTAATGGAGATACTACAATAAATTCTAATTTAAATGTTATAGGTTATGCATTATTTAATAATAATGTCACAATTAATTCAAATTTAAATGTTTTAAATTTATCAGTTAATTCCAATTTATATATTTCATCATCATCATTTATAAATAATTTAAATTGTAATTCATTAAATGTTTCTAGAAATACATTACTTTTTGGTCAAACAACTATATTATCTAATTTATACATTTCTGGACAAACATTTATTAATTCAGATACAACAATTAATTCAAATTTAACTATATCAGGTAATTCAATTATTAATGGTGATGCAACATTTTTATCAAATTTATTTGTTAATCAACTAATTAATTCTAATAATATAAACATATTGAATAATCTTAATGTTACAGGTAATGCATATTTAGATAGCATTATTAGTAATGATTTATATGTTCTAGGAGAAGGAATAATGAATAATGTATTAATTAATTCCAATTTAAATGTTTCTGGAAATTCTTTTATTAATGGAGATTTAATAATTAGTAATAATTCACAATTTAATAATGTAACTATTTTATCTGATTTGTATGTGTCAAATAATACATATATTAATAATGGATTTATCAATAATTTAACTATATCTGGTTTATCTTATATTAATAATTTAAATATTTCAAATGCTTTATTTTCAAATTTGACAGTATCATCAACTTTAAATGTTTCTGGTCAAAGTTTTATAAATAATTTAAATTTAAATGATGGTTTAACAATAAATTCTTATCTTAATGTAAATGGATCATCTCTATTAAATAATAATGTTACTATATTATCTGATTTATATGTTTCTGGTAATACCATTTTAAATAATGATTCAACTATTAATTCTAATTTATTTATATATGGTAATTTAAATACATCAGGTAATACTATTATTAATGGTAATCTTAATGTTAATTCAAATTGTATTATCAATAATAATGTAACAATGAATAATTTATTAGTCAATAATTTAGAAACTTTTAATAATAGTGTGATAAATGGTACATTGACTGTAAATTCTAATTTGAATTCTTTAAATATAATAGCAAATAAATTAAATGTAAATAATAATGCTAATATTAATGGAAATTTAACTGTTTTATCAAATTTAAATATTATAAATAATTTATTTGCTAATAATATTAATGTATCAACGGTATCTATATTTAACAATACTTCTATTTGTAGTGATTTAACTGTAAATGGAGATACTAAAATAAATGGAAATTTAACTATTAATTCAATTTTAAATATATTAGAATCAACTATAATTAATGGACATACAACAATTTTATCTGATTTATTTGTTAGTAATATTAGTATTTTTAATAATGATGTTACGATTTTATCATCATTAAATGTATCAGGTGACAGTACAATGAATAATTTATTTGTAAATACAAATTTAAATGTATCTAATTCCACAATTTTAAACACTGTTAATATAAATTCATTAAATGTTACAACTGATATGACAGTTAATTCTTCATTATATATTTTGAATAATGCTAACATTAATAATGGATTTATTAATAATTTATTCGTATCAAATAATAGTATATTAGGTTCTACTACTATTTTATCTGATTTATATATATCGGGTAATACAATAATTAATGGATATATTAAATCAAAACCTGTTATATTTTTTGGATTATTATCAAATTATAATTCAACTTATCAAGATTTACAAACTATAAATTTTGATAGTTATCTTGATACAGCTTTAGGATGGTCAAATAATATTTATACAGTATCAATAAATGGTTATTATAATATTCAATGTTTTGCAACTATTGATGCTAATTCTACAGTCCCCGCATTATTAAATATAGTTGTTACAAGTAACAATATGGATACTTCTAATTTTATACTTTTATTGCAAAATGGCTATGGAAATTATAGTTCATCGGGATTTTATACAACTTATTGCAATATCGGTGATACAATAAAAATTATAAATGTAAATAATAATTGCTTATTATATCAAAATAATGGAAATTATGGTGGATTAAAAATTCAATTATTATAAAAAAATTATTTAAAAAATATTTCATATTAATTAATAATGAGTAAAAATTATTATAATATTTTACAAATTGATACTAATGCATCTAAAGAAGATATTAAAAAAGCCTATCATAAATTAGCTTTAAAATATCATCCTGATAAAAATAAAGATCCTGCCGCAGAAGAAAAATTCAAAGAAATTGGTGAAGCTTACGATGCATTGTATAATAATAATAATAATTGCATTAATAATACCAATTTTAATCCATTTGATATATTTCATAATGCATTTAATACTAATTTAAATGTTTTTGGAAACGCTAGCAATTTTAATTTTGCTGTAAATATGGGTATGAGTAATGTATCATCTGTAATGAAAACAACACAAATAATGATAATTAATGGAAAACAAATAACTATAGAAAAAACAATAACAACAAATCCAGATGGGTCTGCTAATGTCGAAATCAAAGAATATTAAATTATTTGACATAATTATAAATTAATAATATTTTTTTCTAATTCTGTTAATGTTAAAGGATCGCATTTTAATAAATAACTTTTAGTATTTTTCAAAAGTATCTTATTTTCTAATTTATATAATAATTTTATAATTTTATCATTATATATATTTAATGATAAATTATTTTTGATATTATATAAATATATTCTATCTATATAAGATATAAATAAAATATATTTACAGTTATATTTATTGCAATAAATTTTTAATTTATTATATAAATATTTTATATTATTAATATATTCATCATTATATTCACTAATTGAAAACTTTAAAATGAATTTATTATTATTTTTTTTTTTAATATAACAAATTGGTTCATTATCATTATTATAATAAAATTTTCTTTTTTTTAATTCTGATATTATACTATTAATCGATTCTACTTCCATTAATACTATTTTTGAATTAATTAAATCACCATATGGATTAATATTTCTAGTTAATCAAATTTTAGAATTATTGTTAACAAATGCAACTCCAGATAATCTTATTGATATTTTTGGACCATTCATTATATTTGTATGATTTTCATTATAAAAATCATTAAACAATCAACCATAATATAAAATACCTATTTTCATTATTAATAAACTGAAAAAATATATATATATATAATTAAACTTAAATATCTAATTTAATATAATAATGTCAACACTTGAACAAAATTTATTATCAAAATATATTAAAATGATAAATTTAAATAATTTTATAAATGTAACAGGCAATACAATAATAAATGGAAGTTTAAGTATAACTTCATCATTAAATGTTTCTGGAAATACAAATTTAAATAATATATCAATACAATCTAATTTAAATATATCAAATAATTCAATCCTTAATAATACATCAATATGTTCTAATTTAATTATTAATAATAATGTTTATAATGCTAATAATATAACATTATTAAATAATTTGACAATTTCTGGGTATTCAATATTAAATAATATTAATGCAAATAATAGTTATATTTTTAATTCTACTAGTTTTTTATCTAAATTAAATATCAATGGACAAAGTAATATAAATAATATCAGTACAAATCTTATTACATCAAATATTATTAACATTAATGGTATTAACATTAATATTGGTAATCCAAATTCAATTATTAATATGAATGGAACTAGTAATTTTGTTATGACACAACAATTAATGCTAACAGATAAAATATTTACATTAAATTATAATTATACTACAAATAGCGGATTAGATAATGGTAATCTTTGTGGTATAAATATATTAGGAATATCAAGTAACGGATTTATTAGAACATCATTAGATGCATCAAGATTTGAAATTAAAGTACCAAATTCAATTACAACGAATTATATATTAACATTGGATTTAAATAATAATTTAAATATATCTGGAAAAAGTTTATTTCAAAATAGTAATAATATTAATTCTTCATTGTGTGTTTCAGGCACAGCTAATTTAAATAATATAATTGCAAGTGCACAAGTAAATTATAATAAAAATAATTTATATATTAATGGATTAATTATTAATAATACATGTAATGTATCTAATAATTCTCAATTGTACTCTAGCAATTTAAATAATTGTTATATTAATAATAGTATTTTTAATAATATATCTACAATTAATTCAGTATTGAATTGTACAATGCCTGCTATTTTTAATAGTAATTTATATTTAAATAAATTATTTGTCTCTAATTTTTCTCTTTTAAATAATACAGTATCAAATAATTCTAATTTGAATGTATCAGGCAATACTATAATTAATGGGGCATTAACAACATTTTCATTGATTAATAATAAATCAATAATAATTGGTAATATATCTATAAAATCAAATTTAAATGCTAATTTAACAAATATAAATAATAATTTATCAATTAATTCAAATTTAAATATATCTGGTAATTATATAGCTTGTGGTAATATAACATTATTGTCAAGTATTCCATCTGATAATTTAAATATTATTGGTCAAGTAATTAGTAATGTTCCAGAATATCAAACTAATTTATTAGCAGCTCAAAATGGTATTCCATTATGGGGATTTTATAGAACAGGCGGTATATTAAAAATCCGATTAGAAATTATACCACCAGTTATTTCATTATTAGGTAAAGCAACACTAAGTATAAGTATTGGTTCGTCATATACTGATCCTGGAGTTTTAGCTTCAGATAGTATTGATGGTATATTAACTCCATATTTATTCAGCATTTATAATAATAATAATTCTGAATTATCTAATCTTAACGTACCTATAACTACAAATACTTTGATACCAATAGATACGAGTACTCAAAATATTTTTACATTTGTTTATCAAGTCACTAATAGTGTTGGTAATTATTCTCAAATAAATAGAATAGTTAATATTTATTAATTATTTATTTTCATTAATTAATTTATTCCATGCGTTAATTTTTATATTATAAATATGTTTCATTTGATTATATATTTTTAAATAATTATGATTACTACCTAAAAATTGATTATTTATAGGATCATTATCATATTTTATTCTTTCAATTAAATCTTCTAATATATTTTTTTTATTATTTTTTTTAAAATTATATCCAAAATAATAGAAAGTTTTTTTTGTAGCCCATATAGTTTTAGATTTCTATAATTTAAATTTTTTAAACATTGTATTTAAAATATTAATTATATTAAATGCTAAATCTATATTTTTCATTGTTAAATTAATAATTATATTACCATTTTTTTTTAAATTCCTAAATATTATTGTTAAACTTTTTAATATTAAATTTATATTCAATAAATATGCTGATTTTGCATCATATTTATAACTCACACATGATGCAATTCCTAAATCTAATTTATGATCTAATAATAAATTAAAATCTTTATCTAATATATTTTTATAAATAATATTAAATCTATTATTATTTATTATAAATGGAACACCACCCTCTTCCACAGGTAAACTAATACCATATCCTACACTTTTATCAAAATTTTCTAAAAATATTTTAGAATATATACCAGGAGCTGAACAAACATCTTAAAAATAGTTTGGATTTTTTATATTAAAATCATTAAAAATTTCATTGCCAATTATTTCCAAATCATTATTGTTTTCAAAAAATGTTTCACCGACTTCTCTTTTAAAAACATCTAATTCCCAAAATTTATCTCCAATAAATTTCATTTTTTTAAATAATATATCATTTTTTGCAATAATCAAATCATTTTTCATTATTTTAATATAGAATAAAAAATTTTTAATAAAAAATAAAGTAATTCAAAATCAAATTAATTGTGTTTAATTAATGTTTAATTTATATAGTTAAATAATGTATAATTTTTATGAATTTTTTAATATATCTAATAATTCATCATTAAAAGAAATTATAAATGCATATAAAACAAAAATAATTTTATATAATAAAATTGACAAATTATCAGATAGACAAAAATATGAAATAAAAATGTTAAAAATTGGATTATATATTCTTACAAATAAAAATTTAAAAAAAAAATATAATAAAATAATCGAAATGAAAAATAAAAAATCAATTAATTTAAATACTGATCCTAAAATTATAACTGAAATTCATAATTCAGGAAATTCTGAATTTATAAATGAAAATAAATTAACTGAATTAATACCAGTAAAAGTTGCATCAGTTGTTGATATTAAAAATAATCAAGAAATTATAAATAAAGATAATGTAAATGAAAATCAACAAAATTTTGAACCTAATGATAATAATGCACAATATGATTTTAATTTAGATAATTTATTTAAAATAGATAATTCATGGATGGTAAATATTGAAAAAAAATCTGAAGATTCAAAAAAAAGTAGAATAGATGGTTATACTTTTAGTGATCGCATATTTAGTTTACCACAATCGAATAAAATTTATCCATCTGATTTTGAAAATGAAATTAGAAAAAAAACTCAGTGTAGAGAAATTAAATTGGATTAAATATTATAATATCATTCAAATTATTTAAATTATATTCATCTATTATAAAATTTATTGCTTTTAATCTTTTTTCTAGGGGTGTACCTGTTAACTTTCTAGATTTTATTTTAATTTTTTTTTCTAAACTAAGAGATATATTTTTGGATAAATTAATAATAAATCCATAATACATCCATTTACCATCATTTTTATTATTTGTTGTGTATTTCGCACCTCCAACTAATTCTCCGTTATGTTGTCTAATTCTTCTATTTATATTATTTGTAATTCCAATATAGGTTCTATTATTATTAGTATTGATTAATAAATAAACACAATATGACATTATAATAATATTATAAAATTTTTTTTATAATATTTATATAGGAATAAAATAAGTGATGGAATTTCTAGAACTAACTTGTAAGCTAGTTGTTTACTGGTGTTGTATGGTACATGAACTATAATTGATGGATTTTTTCATAAATCTATGTTTTAATCATTTTTTTTATTTTTATTATCATTAAATTTATAAAAACAACCTGTATAAGAATTAATTGTAAATTCTTTGATATTTGAATCTTTTGATAGTAATTTCATCATACCATCTAATGTATCCATTGTTAAATCACCACAACCTAAATATTTATCATTCTTGGTATATAGTTTACAATATAAAACATTTGAATCAGTTTTACTCGAAACATATTCCATAATTTCTTTTTTAACATTATTATATTCTGATATGTCTGATAATCCATTTACTGTAAAAAATACCTTATAATAACTAAATTTAAATTTTAAATTTGATGATTTTTCTTTTAATGTTTTTAATCCATTCAAAGAATTTTGAGGTGTATCAAATTTTAAAAAAGCAGAAAATTTATCTTTTTTAATAAATTTATCTTGAAGCCCTTCCAAATTATCAAATAGTGTTTCATTTAATTCAAAATTATCAAATGATTTTACTAATAATGTTTTTCCTGATTTTCTTATTACTTTTTTTGTTTTAAAATTATTTTCAAAATTATTATCTTTTGACATTATTATATTTATAATAATAAATCCTTAAATATTATTTATTTTTTTTTTTATATTAAAAAAATTCTTTATTTATATATTTTAAAGTTAATTGATTATAAGTTAATAATAATTTATACACATTTGGATATAATTTTAACCATTTAAAATATTTATCAAAGTCATTAATTAAAAATTGTTCTTTATTTTTTTTTAAAATATTAAATTTTAAATAGATATTATAATATACAATATATTTAATGATTATTTTAAAAAAATTCTTAAAATAATTAATATTTTTAAAAATATTTATATCATTTATAGTAGAATAAAAATTATTCCAAATATTTAACAATGTAAATTTTTTATTTTTATAAATAAAAAAATAATTATTAATATTGTTAATTTGTAGTTCTAAATTATTAAATTTATTTTCAATATTTCGTTTATATTTATTAACTAATCCAGATAATTCAGAAATTATTAAAATTGAATTGTCATTTATATCTATAAATTTTTTTATTAATTCCGGTAAATATAATACATCATATAATGTATAATTAAACAAACTATCAGATAATTTATAAATATTTATATTAATCAAATATATTGGACCCATCATTTCTTCATTTTTTTCAAGCATATTAATTTGATTTTTTGTAACTATTTTATTATCTAATAAAAAATCATATATTGAACAACTTTTTGTAACAACACCGTCCTGTTGTTTTAATTCTAATGTTTGAGCTTTCATATTTGTATTTATATAATCACAAATATATTTTGTATCATAAAAATTTTTACAAAATTTATTTATTAATTTTTTTTTTATTAATAATTGATTAAATAAGTATGGAATATCTAAAGATTCACTACCATGTAATATTTTTATAAACTCTGATACTGTTAATAATTTTATTAATCTTTTTTTTGATTTTAATTGTAAATCTGGAGGATATAATAAAAAAATATACCCTATTTCTAAATTATTTTCTAAATTTATTTGCATCATTGCAACATCTCTATCATTTTTTGATATTTTATTAAATTCAAAATCTATACCAATAAAATGTTTTTCGTTTATATTATCTTTTTGATTAATAATAAAATATTTAAAAATTCTATTCATATATTTTTCTTTTTTAATATTATCTATTTTATATACATTATATATTTTATTATTAATATTTGGATAGAATTCATCTTTACCATATAGTATTTTATCTGGTTTCATATAATCAATTATAGATATTATATTTATATATTGAATTAATTTTTGAACAAAAAAAAATTGAAAAAATTTATTGATGTTATTTTTAAAATGGATCTTTTTTACCGTAGCCATATTGACACAAAAACATTCAAATTAGCATTTAATTATTTATCTGGCATAAATGACGTTATCATCAAAGATAATTGGAAAGTGTACAGTTTGTCATCGCGAAATTCAAAATTCACACTATTACGGTTATTGTGATACAGGATTGGAATGCGGAGATTGTGGTATTCATAAGTGTGAATTATGTTCAAATCGTGCATTGTATATTCGTAGAGTTGTTTGTCCGTTTTTTATGGGATCTTATTCACGCGGTAGAGTTTCCACTAATAACAAGTTTCTACCTATTGAGGTTACAAAGATTATTCCTTTTCAGTTTTATCAATCGATAAATTTGAGACCCAAGTATCATATATCTGTATTCTGCAATTCTTGTGAGGAATGCGAGAATTCACTTAAAAAGTTATATGGACTAGTAAAAATCGAACGAGATCGTCAAAAGATTATGGATCACAAGCGCAAGAGCAGGAGTTTGAGTCCATAATATCATAATTTGGTACAAATTGTTTATTAATTAATAAAAATTAAATATTTTATTTTTATTAATGAGTTCATCTATTTTATTTTATATATTATATATAATATACTAATGAATTATTCCAGGAAAAGAGAATATGATACAAATGATTTTAATGATAATATTTATATATATCTACAAAAAACATATTTAGAATTATATAAAGAAAATGAAATTAAAAATTTTTTTCCATGTATTATCGATATAGATTATATTTTAGTTTTTAATGATAATATTTTATGTTTTCAAAATAAATGGAATAATAGTTCAATATCAATTAAAGAAATTTATAATTTTTATAAAACTATGACCTGTTTAGAAAAACAATTAAATAAAAAAACGTTTGGATTTTTATTTACAAAAAAAAAAATTTCAATATATGCACAAACTTTTATTGATCAACATTTTATAATAAATATATTTGGAGATAGTTTGGAAGAAATAAAAATATTACTTATGGATTATTTTTATGAACATTTTAAAATTTATTTATATGATAATGATGGAGATATTATAATGAAAAATAATAATTTTATATAGTAAATAACAATGAATTTGTTGTTAAGATATTACCATTACTACGTTTTAAATTAATTGTTATAATGTACGGAATTGTATTAGTTGTTAATGATGCTACACTTATAGTTGTTGATGAAATTTGTGTTTCTGTTTTTATTATATTATTATTATTTGTTATAAAATAAGTTATTAAATCATAAGTACCTGATATTGTAACAATTACTTGATTTGATACCAATATAATACTAACAATAATAGGATAAGGTATAATATTTACAGTTCTTGATATGGTATTAATAATATTTCCATAACTATCAATAGCTGAATAATAAACAATATACGATCCAATATTATTTACTGTTACAGTACCAACTACAGATATGGTATCATTTGAAGTATCTGTAATATTTGCACCAGGATCATTAAAAATATCATCTAAATATAAATTCATTGTTGAACTGCCATTTAATGTAAGCACAGAAGTAATAGTATTTATTCTGATTTTTATTATTCCGCCAGTTCTATAAAATCCCCATAATGGTACACCGCCATTAGTAGCAGAATCATTATCTGCATATTCTGGTAAATTATTAACAATTTGTCCTAAAATATTTAATGTATTTATTTTTGTTGTACCTGAAATATTCATACTATTTCCAACAGTAATTGAATTATTTATTGAATTATTCATATAACAATTACCTTCAACATTTAAATTAGATAAAAAAGATATATTATTAAAATTACTTGTACCAGTTACACTTAAAAATGAACTATTTATTTGATTATTAATAATTGAATAACCATTAATATATAAATTAGATAAATTAGATACTGAATTATTAAAAATAGTATCTTTTAAAATATTCAAATTAGAATTAATAGATATACTATTAAAAATACTATTATTATTTATTGTTAAATTATTTAAAATATTTGATAAATTTGGTATTGTTGTATTATTTGAAATATTTAAATTTGATAAAATTGTTATTGAATCGTGAAAACTCGTAGCCGCTGATAAATTAGTATTAACAATAGTTGATCCATATAACATTGAAATTGATGTAGAATTTAAATTACTTAAAATTGTAACATTACCATTATATACAGAATTATTTGTATTCAGAATAGATAAAAATGAAGTATTTCCACTAACATTTAGATTTTTATTAACAAATAAATTAGTAGTTATTGTATTAGAATTTATTAAAATTGTATTTGATGAAATATTTAAATTAGAATAAATACTTATATTACCTGATAGAGTTGTATTTAATGTATTATTATTTGTTTGTAATAATAAAGATTGTATACCAAATATAGATCTATATTTTGGTATTAATATTGTACTCATATCTGTCATTTATATTCTAATATTGATAAAAATTTTAATTAAATAAATAATTATTTAATTAAAATTAATTAAATTTAAAAATTATTACATTTTTTAACTAATATTAAAATTAGATTTGAAATCTAAATAGCTTGCTGTATTCCCATTAGTTATATCATAAAGAATACCATTATAAAAATCACACGTATTTACATCCATATATATTACAAAAGGTGTAATATTATTTATGTAAGTTATCGATGGTGATATCCATGTGTATACAATATTACCAGATAAATCCAAAAATATTAATGTAATACTATTATTATAATATTTTATTTGTACATAAAATCCAGTTCGTAAACAAGTCATTAAATTATTATTAGTAGCAAAAATTGATGTTGTATTATCTGGCTTTTGTAACCAACCATAATTAATACCACCAGCTCTGGAACCACCAAATTCAACTACATATCTTCCAGAATGTATTATTCTAGTTGTAGGCCACCCTATTAATGATGGATCAAATGAGAATTCTATCATTGGATTTATATTGGTTGTAATTTGACCTTTCATAATTATTTGCCATGAATTATTAAATGTAAATCCTAAAGATTGCAATCCAGAATTTGAAATAGTCCAAGCTGTTTTAAATCCATTTACTAAATTATTATTAATAAAATCATTAGAAACAGCATACGATGCTTGATAAATATTAGTATTATTAAATAATAGTGTTCTAATTAATGATCTTATCGTTAATGTACGATAAGCATTTTGATAATTACCACTACTATCGGTTGATATATATGTAATTGTGTAAACACGTGGAAGATTTGTATTTACTAAAGATAATGGAATATTAGTTGTAGCAAGTGGTATAGGTGTATTCACTAATTCTCCTGTATCTACACTATTAATAGAAGTTATATATGGTATTAAATTTCCATTTACATTATCAAGAGATGTTGCACCTGGTTCATAATAAACAGTTAATTGATTAATAGTTATATTTATATTTCCGTTTAATGGTAATAATGATAGTGATGGTGCTATATCATCTAATCTTATTTTAATAATACCACCCGTTCTATAAATACTCCATAATGCTACTCCACCCGCAGCAGCTGCTGCGTTTGTTGGGAAATCAGGAATATTTTGCATTGATACTTGTCCTAATAAGGTAAAATTATTTAATACAGAAACAGGTGACAACATTGTAACATTATTATTAAATATAGAATTTCCACTAATATTAATAGATGAAAAGTTGGCATTACCAAGGACATTTACTTGTGACATCATTGTTACATTATTTTGCATAATTGATGTACCTGATATATTTAAATTTGATAAACAAGATGTAGTTCCTTGCATTACACTATTACCTGATATATAAATTTGTGATAATAAAGTACTTGCTCCATTTAAAATAGTATTATTGATAACATTTAAATTTGTATTAATTGTTGTATTATTATTTAATATTGTATAATTATTTACAAATAAATTAGTTTTTAATGTTGTATTATTATTAACAAGAAAGTTATTATTAACATTTAAATTAGATAAAAATGTAGTATCACCTTGTAAAATACTAATACCTGAAACATTTAATATTGATAATACAGTTATTCCTTGTAATGTTGAATTATTAGAAACATTAATAGGCGATAAAAATGTAATATTTCCATTCATAATTGAATTACCAGAAACATATAAATTTGATCCTATTGTATGATTGCCGTATAATAAATTATTATTGTATAATGTTACTAATCCTGAAACATTTAATTGTGATAATAAAGAAATATTTCCAGAAAATAATGAATTATTAGATACATATAATTTTGATAATAGAGAAGTTGTTCCATTAATAGTTGTTGCACCTGATATATTCAGAGTAGCACCAATATTTAAATTACTAATTATATTAGTATTTCCTGATATGAATAAATCTGATAAAAGACTAACATTATTTTGTAATAAACTATTACCACCAATACTAATATTTGATAATAAAGATACAGATCCTTGAATGAAAGAATTACCTATTAAATTAGAATTACCCATAATATTTGAATTGCCACTAATATAAACATTATTACCAACATAAGAGTTTCCGTCTATTATAATATTACCATCTATTGGCTGAATAGTTAAATTTGTATAACTTATTTGTGTTGTTTGTTGTAAATTCATATTTGGAACATTATTTGAACCGATGAAAAGATTAAAATTACCATTTCTTGTAGGAGGAGTGAATATCCATGTTATTTTGGTGTAATTAGATATATTTATTCCATCATTTATAGTAAATATTTTTGCAATTGAAGAATTCCAAGTTATTGAATCATTTATTGATAATACTATATTTGAATAACTATTTGCAAATTTTACATACATTGTTAAAATATGATCATTTTTTGTGTATATTGTATTATATTGTTTGCAAACTGATGTTGTTGGTGTTAAATAAATATTTTGTGGATAAATATATGATCCAGGACTTATTAAAATAGGAGAATCATTATTATATATTGCAGTCGTATTTGTATTTACATTCCAATTAATATTATTTATTTCCAAGCTTAATAATGGTAAATTAGAAGATTGAATATATGTTTGACCAACTGCATTACTAGGACCAGATATCATACAAGATCCATAAATATTATTATTACCATTAATTACAAAATTTGAACCTACGGTTGTTGATCCCATTAATAATGTATTATTTTTAATGAATAATGATGAATTTATTGTTGTGTTACCCAATAAAATAGTATTACCCGATATATTTAAATTATTATTTTGATCTAGAATAGATATATAACCAAAATTTGAATTTAATGGTGCTTTAATAATAAATCTTGTTGCATCATTAGATGTTTGGATATAACCATCACCATTTGTACCCGCAATATTAATACCACTAGATAGACCTAAATCCATTGCTGCTGTTCCACTGGAATTTAAATTTAATTGAATTAATTTGTCCATTATTTGTAATTCAGTTGTAGCTACATAAGTTGCAGTACCTAATAAGTTAATAATTGATCCGGGATTACCTATATTTATTGTTTTTGCATTTATATTTAATGTTTGATTAGGCGTAGATAATGAATAATCATCTGATAAAGATTTGATATTTATTGTCCGCATTGTATCATTAGATTGAATTAATCCCTTTACATTTAAAGTTGATAATCCTGTTATAGGTGAATTAAAAATTGCTGAACCCGTAATATTTAGATTACCACCAATATTACATTTGCCTGCAATATCCATATTAGAACCAACTGATATAGATTGTTGTACTATTGAATTACCTGATATTATTAAATTTGATAATGCAGATATAGAACCATTTACATTTAATGCTTGTATATTATGACTATTAGCTATTATATTACCTGCGACGTATAAATCAGATCCAAATGTTGATGTTGCTTGAATTACCGAACTACCTGATATAGCAACATTCGATCCAAAATTAATTGATCCCATCAATGATGTAGCACCATTTACATATAATGATGAATTTAAAATACATCTACCATTAGAAATAATGTCACCATTAACATTTAAACTGGAATTAATATAGGCAGACCCATCTGTTGTTAAATTTCCATCTATCGGATTTATTAATAAATTATAATATCGTATTACCGTTGACATTTGAGCTAAATTATTTATATTATTTGATCCAAAATATATATAAAAAGTATTTGGAGTAACTGGATTTTGAGGTGGTGTAAATATCCAAGATATTTTATTATAACTAAATGAATTTATTCCATCACTACTTGTAAATATTCTTCCATTAGATGAAGACCAATCATTAATATTTCTTGTAACTGATACAACAAAATTAGTCATTACACTAGGATTATCAAATTTAATATACATGGTTAATAAATGTGGCAAGTTTAAATTAGTAGTGGTATATTTTTTATATACATAATAAGTAGATGATAAATTTATAATTTGTGAACTAATACCTCCACCAATTGGTTCTCCATTTGAAAATATTGTATTATAACCATCCCAATTAATACTGTTCGTATTTTGATCTATTATTGGCATATTGGTAGTTTTTAAATATAGAGAACTAGTTAGAGTTGAATTTCCTGAAACACACAAATTAGATAAAATTGTACTATTACCAATTACTGATATATTACTTAATATAGTAGATGATCCTATAATTGTACTGTTACCCAATAAATTTAAATTACTTTGTAAAGTTGTATTTTGAGATATAATAAGATTACCACCTAATATAGTATTACCAGATACGTTTAAATTACTAATTATTGTTGCATTACCTTGAATTGAACTATTTTGAGAAATATTTAAATTACCTCCTATATTTGTATTAACAGATACATTTAAATTATTTAGGAGAGTTGTGTTACCTTGTAAAATACTATTTTGTGATACATATAAAGAACTCGCTAAATTAGTATTTCCGGAAATATTTAAATTTGATAATATTGTAGTATTTCCCATAATTGATGCATTATTAAATAAAACCGTTATACCAGAAACATTTAAATTTGATCCGATAGATATAATTCCCTTAATAATTGAATTTTGGGATACACATAAATTTCCACCAAATATGGTATCACCAGATACATTTAAACTGGATAAAATGGTTGTGCTTCCTTGTAATGTTGAATTCTGAGAAATAAATATTGATCCATTTAAATATGTATTACCTGAAATTACTAGATCAGCCATTACTGTATTAAATCCTTTTATAATAGAATTACCTAATATAGTTAAACCAGATACTGTAAAATTATTATTAATATCATATGTTGCAATATAATTTATATCAGATTTCATTGGAGTTTTTAAATAATATCTTGTTGCATCTTCATTCGTTTTAATATAACCCGTTCCGCTAATTCCTAAGATTTCAAATCCACTTAATGTACCTGTATCAAATGCGGATGTATCACTACCATTTAAATTTAATGAAATCAGTTTATCATTCACACGCAATTCATTTGTAGCAACAAATGTAGTAGTACCCATTATATTAATTAATGATTGTCGATTTCCAATATTAATAACATTACCATTAATATTTAAATTTTGATCAATTGAATATATATTATCAGTTGAATCACTAATTGTTTTAATATTTCTTACTCTTACATCATTACCAAATACTGATATACCACTAACATTTACATTTCCATATAAACTTGTATTAGTTGATACATTTAAATTATTTAGTAAATTAATATTTCCAATAATATTTAAATTAGAAAATACAGTAGTATTACCTTGTATCATAGTATTCTGGGAAACATATAAATTTTCTGATAATATAGTATTTTGGGATACATTAAGATTTCCATATAAAAATGTATTACCTGATACATTTAAATTATTTAACATTGTTGTATTTCCTTGTAATAATGTATTTTGCGAAACATTTAATTGTCCTAATAAATATGCATTACCAGATACATTTAAATTATTAAGCATAGTAGTATTGCCCTGTAATAATGTATTTTGTGAAACTGATAAATTACCATATAAAAATGTATTTTGGGAAACATTTAAAATTCCTTCTAATATTGTTGTCCCTGATACATATAGATTTGAATTTAAAATTGTATTATTTGAAACATATAAATTACTATTGATAGTTATATTTCCAATAATATTTAAATTAGAATATAATGTTGTATTTTGGGATACAAATAAATTATTATTGATATTTAAATTACTTGAAAATGTTGCATTTTGTAAAATAATTAATGATCCATTTAAATTAGTGTTACCTGACACATTTAAAGTTGAATTAACAGTTGTTTGATTCTGTAAAATTGAATTTTGCGAAACTATCAATGATCCATTTAAAAATGAATTTTGAGAAACATATAAATTAGAATCTAATAAAACATTATTTAAAATTGTTAGTGTACCATTACAAATAGTATTGCCAGATATATTTAATGAGGAGTTTATTGAAGAATTTCCTTGTAAAATACTATTATTAGAAATGAATAAATTTCCTAAAACATTTAAATTAGATTTGAGTGTAGTTTGTCCCTGTAATATTGTATTATTTGAAACAAACATATTATTTAAAATATTTAAATTTGAATTTAATGTAGTATTATCATTTATTAATAATGTAGATAATAAAGTAGTTGAATTATTTAAAATTGTTTTTCCAGATACATAAAAATTATTATTTATATCATATGTCGCAACATAATTTATATTATTATCGACAGGTGCTTTAATATAAAATCTAGATGCATTTTCATTAGTTTTAATAAAACCATCTCCATTAGTTCCTAAAATTTCGATACCGCTAGAAACACCTATATCAAAAGCTGTAGTAGTTGTACTATTAAGATTTAAAGTGATAATTTTATCAGTTAAAATTAATTCATTAGTAGCTACATAAGATGCTGTTCCCATAATATTTATTATTGAATTTTGATTACCAATATTTATTACATGACCATTAATATTAATATTTTGATCGATTGAATTTATATTATCATAATTATCACTAATAGAATTAATATTACGCACTCTTACAATATTTTCAAATCTAGCTGTACCACTAACATTTAATTGTGATAATAAGGAACTATTATTATTAATTATTGTATTACCATATAAATTAGTATTTTTTAAAACTGATAAAGCGCCTAATAAAGTTGAATTTTGGGATACTAGTAAATTTCCTAATAATGTTGAATTTCCATTAATTATAGAATTTTGAGTAACAAATAAATTTCCAATTAATGTTGAATTACCATTAATAGTTGAATTTTGAGATACATTCAAATTACCAAAAATATTTAAATTTGATAGAATTGTTGTATTTTGTAAAACTAATAGATTATTATTAATATTTGTATTTCCTGAAATATTTAAATTTGATTGAAATGTCGAATTTTGCAACACATTAAAATTATTATTTATATTGGTATTACCTGAAATTGTTAAATTTGAATTTAGTGTTGAATCTGAATATACATTTAACGATGAACCGAGTATTGTATTTTGTAAATTAAATAATGTCCCATTTAAAACAGTCGATCCTAATATTTGTAATGCACCATTTACATTTAAATTTGAATAAATAGTTGTATTTTGAGATACACTTAAATTTTGTCCAATGATTGTATTAGCTGAAATATTTAAGTTTGATAATAATGTTGCATTTCCTAATAACATTAAATTTGAACCTATTGTTGTTCTACCTTGCAGATTTGTACTTTGTAAATTAGTTAAAGTGCCATATAAATTAGTACTTTGAGATATAAATAAATTACTTATTATGGCATTACCAGATACATTTAAATTAGATAAAATACTAGTATTTCCATATATATTTGAATTTTGCGATATATATAAATTATTAGCTATACATGTATTACCAGATACATTTAAATTATTTAGTAAATTAGTAATTCCTTGAATTGTTGATGTTTGTGAAATATAAATATTTGATAAAATAGTTGTGTTACCTACTAATGTTGTATTATTTGTAACTAATAATGATCTATTTAAATTTGTATTACCTGATACATATAAGGAACCATAAGTTGTTATATTATTATCTATCATAGTATTGCCTAATATATATAAATCAGATCCAATTGTTGTACTGCCCAGCATAACCGATTTTCCCTTTATTAAAATTGCTTCAGTATTTGCAATTTCTGACCAAATACCATTTATATAAATATTTATTTTATTAGTTGTTGAATTTATAACTGTATCACCATCTGATGGATTATTTAATAATGATATCTGAGATTGAGTTAAATTGACTAAATTTAATCGTTCATTTAATTTTGTAATACCACTAATGTTTAATGCTGAATTTATAGTTACGGTATTATTTAAAATAGTTGATCCAGATACACAATAATTATTATTTATATCTAATGTTGCAATATAATCAATATTAGATTTTATTGGTGCTTTAATTAAATATCTGGAAGCATCTGTAGATGTCATAATATAACCTAAACCAGATGTTCCTAATATTTCAATACCACTTGATGATCCCATATCAAAAGGTTTTGTTTCTGAACTATCTAAATTTAATGATATTACTTTATCAGTAACTGATAATTGATTTGTAGCTATGTAAGAAGTAGTACCATTAATATTTACAATTGAATTAGGTGTTCCTATATTGATAACATGACCATAAATATTTAAATTTTGATTTGGTGAATAAATATTATCATATGCATCACTTATTGTATTAATATTTTGAGTTCTAAAAGTATTATTAACATTTAAATTTGTTGCAAATGTTGAATTATTATTAACTACTAAATTTTGACCTACATTAATATTATTAATTATATTTAAATTTGAACCAATTGTAGTATTTTGACTAACAATTAAATTATTACCTAGAAATGTATTACCAGATACATTTAAATTTGAATTCATTGATGTTTGACCTTGTAATGATGTATTTTGAGAAATTGTTAAGGATCCATTAACAAATGTATTATCGGTTATATATAAATTAGAATTAATAGTTGTTTGATTCTGTAAAATTGTAGTTTGAGAAACAATTAAATATCCTTGTAGAAATGTATTACCTGATATGTTTAAACTCGATACAATTGTTGTCTGGCCTTGTAATACTGATGAACCGGATACATTTAATCTTGATGCTACAGAAAGTTCACCTTGTAAAATACTAATACCAGATACATTTAAAGTTGATATAATAGTTGCTTTTCCTTGTAAAATAGTAGTTCCTGATACATTTAAATTAGATGCAACGGAAAGTTGTCCTTGTAAAATAGATTCACCAGATATATTTAATCCACTAACTACTGATAGTTGACCTTGCAATATTGTTATTCCTGATACATTTAAACTAGATAATATAGATATTTGATCTTGAAATATTGAAATTCCTGAAACATTTAAACTCGAATCTAATGTTGTTTGACCTTGTAAAATAGTTATTCCGGAAACATTTAAACTTGAATCTAATGTTGCATATCCTTGTAAAATTGTATTTCCTGAAATATTTATATTTGATAATACTGATAGTTGTCCTTGTAATATACTATAACCTGATACATTTAAATTTGAATCCATAGTAGTTTGTCCTTGTAATATAGTATCACCAGATACATTTAAACATGAATCTATAGTTGTCGATCCTTGTAAAATAGTAATTCCTGAAACATTTAAACTAGAATCTATAGTAGTTTGCCCTTGAAGTATTGTAATACCAGATACATTTAAAGATGAATCAATAGTTGTCTGTCCTTGTAATATTGTTATTCCAGATACATTCAAACTTGAATCTAAAGTTGTTAGACCTTGTAAAACAATATTACCCGAAACATTTAAATTTGATACAATTGTAACTTGTCCTTGATGCATTGAGTTACCTGATACATTTAAATCTGATAATACTGATAACTGTCCTTGTAATATAGATATGCCAGATACATTTAAACTAGATTTTATAGTTGTTTGTCCTTGAAGAATTGTTATTCCTGAAATATTTAAAGCTGATTTAACTGTAGTTTGTCCTAATAATAATGTTGTACCCGAAACATTTAAACTTGATGATAATGATACCTGTCCTTGAAGAATACTAAAACCAGAAATATTTAAACTAGATCCAATAGAAACTTGTCCTTGTAATATTGTAAACCCTGATATATTTAAACTGGAATCTATAGTTGTTTGTCCTTGTAAAATTGTAATACCAGATACATTCATACTAGAAATAACTGATAGCTGCCCTTGTAAAATAGAAATACCCGAGACATTTAAACTAGAATTTATTGTAGTTAACCCTTGTAAAATTGTATTCCCAGATATATTTAAATTAGATAATACTGAAACTTGACCTTGTAAAATAGTGTTTCCAGAAACATTTAAACTAGAATCTATAGTTGTTTGTCCTTGTAAAATAGTTATACCTGATACACTTAAACTAGAATCTATAGTTGTTTGTCCTTGTAATATAGTTATACCTGATACATTTAAACTAGAATCTATTGTTGTTTGTCCTTGTAAAATTGTAATACCCGAAACATTTAAACTAGAATCTATAGTTGTTTGTCCTTGTAATATAGTTATACCTGATACATTTAAACTAGAATCTATTGTTGTTTGTCCTTGTAAAATTGTAATACCCGAAACATTTAAACTAGAATCTATAGTAGTTTGACCTTGTAATATGGTAATACCTGATACATTTAAACTAGAATTTATAGTTGTTTGTCCTTGTAAAATTGTAATACCTGAAACATTTAAACTAGAATCTATAGTTGTTTGTCCTTGAAGAATAGTTATACCTGAAACATTGAAGCTTGAATCAATTGTTGTTTGTCCTTGTAATATAGTACTACCAGAAACATTTAAACTAGCAGCTATTGTAGTTTGTCCTTGAAGAATTGTAATACCAGAAACATTTAAGCTTGAATCAATTGTTGTTTGTCCTTGTAATATAGTAATACCTGATACATTTAAACTGGAATCAATAGTTGTCTGTCCTTGTAAATTTGTAATACCTGATACATTTAAACTCGAATCTATTGTGGTTTCACCTTGTAAAATTGTAATACCAGAAACATTTAAATTTGAATCGATAGTTGTTTGTCCTTGTAAAATTGTAATACCAGATACATTTAAACTAGAAACCATGGTAGTTTCTCCTTGTAATATAGTAATACCTGATACATTTAAACTGGATACTATTGTGGTTTCTCCTTGTAAAATCGTAATACCTGAAACATTTAAACTAGAATAAAGTGTTGTTAGTCCTTGTAAAATAGAATTTCCTGAAACATTTAAACTTGATAATACACTTAATTGTCCTTGTAACAATGATGAACCAGAAACATTTAAACTCGAACATATTGTTGTTTGGCCTTGAAGTATTGATATTCCGGAAACATTTAAACTTGATTTAATTGTCGTTTGACCTTGTAAAATTGTAATTCCTGAAATATTTAAAATGGATAAAACTGATAATTGTCCCTGTAAAATCGTATTACCCGATACATTAAGACCAGATTTTACAGTTGTTTGACCTTGTAATATTGTTATACCAGAAATATTAAAACTGGATGCTAATGAAACTTGTCCTTGCAAAATTGTATAACCAGATACACATAAACTTGATTCAACAGAAAATTGTCCCTGTAAAATACCATTACCTGAAACATTTATATTTGATAATACAGATAATTGTCCTTGTAAGATTGTATTTCCTGAAATATTTAAACTTGATCCAACAGAAAGTTGTCCTTGTAATATAGATATACCTGATATATTAAGATTTGATGATAATGTAACTTGACCTTGCAATATTGTATTGCCAGATACATTTAAACCAGATGCTATTGTTGATTGGCCAAATAATATTGTATTTCCAGAAACATTAACGCTCGATATTGCCGTCAATTGTCCTTGTAAAATACTTTCACCAGAAACATTAAAACTAGAATAAATAGTTGTTTGTCCTTGTAAAATAGTTAAGCCAGAAACATTTAAACTTGAATTAATTGTACTTTGTCCCTGTAATATAGTTATACCAGATATATTTAAACTTGCTACAACTGAAAGTTGTCCTTGCAATATTGATAATCCAGATACATTTAAACTTGATAAAATTGTTGTTTGTCCTTGCAATATTGATGATCCCGATATATTTATTCCTGCTGCTATAGTTGTTTGACCTTGTAGAATAGTAATACCAGATACATTTAAACTTGAATTAATAGTTGTTTGTCCTTGCAGAATAGATATACCTGAAACATATAAACTAGAATCTATAGTTGTTTGTCCTTGGAGAATAGTTATACCAGATACATTTAAACTAGAATCCATAGTTGTTTGTCCTTGAAGAATAGTTATACCAGATACATTCAAACTTGAATCAATAGTTGTTTGTCCTTGTAATATTGTAATGCCAGAAACATTTAAACTGGAATAAATTGTAGTTTGTCCTTGTAAAACTGTAATACCAGAAACATTTAAACCAGCAGCTAATGTTGTTTGACCTTGTAGAATAGTTATACCTGATACATTTAAACTTGAATCAACAGTTGTTTGTCCTTGTAATATAGTAGTACCTGATACATTTAAACCAGCGTTTATTGTGGTTTGACCTTGTAATACAGTAATACCAGAAACATTTAAACTTGAATCTATTGTGGTGTCACCTTGTAAAATAGTAACACCTGATATATTTAAACTAGAATAAATAGTTGTTTGTCCTTGTAATATTGTAATACCTGAAACATTTAAACTAGAATCAATTGTTGTTTGTCCTTGTAATATTGTAATACCTGAAACATTTAAACTAGAATCAATTGTTGTTTGTCCTTGTAATATTGTAATACCTGAAACATTTAAACTAGAATCAATTGTTGTTTGTCCCTGTAAAATAGTAATACCGGATACATTTAAACCAGAATCTATTGTTGTTTGTCCCTGTAAAATAGTAATACCGGATACATTTAAACTAGAATCTATTGTTGTTTGTCCTTGAAGAATAGTAATGCCTGATACATTTAAACTAGAATTTAATGTTGATTGTCCATGTAAAATAGTTATACCTGATACATTTAAACTAGAATCAATTGTTGTTTGTCCTTGTAATATTGTTATACCAGAAACATTTAAACTTGAATCAATAGTTGTTTGTCCTTGTAAAATAGTTATACCTGATACATTTAAACTAGAATCAATTGTTGTTTGTCCTTGTAATATTGTTATACCAGAAACATTTAAACTAGAATCAATTGTTGTTTGTCCTTGTAAAATTGCTACACCTGAAACATTTAAACTTGAATTAATAGTTGTTTCACCTTGTAATATTGTTATACCGGATACATTTAAACTGGAATCAATAGTTGTTTCACCTTGTAATATTGTTATACCGAATACATTTAAACTGGAATCAATAGTTGTCTGTCCTTGTAAAATTGTAATACCAGAAACATTTAAACTGGAATCAATTGTTGTCTGTCCTTGTAATATTGTTATACCTGATACATTTAAACTGGAATCAATAGTTGTCTGTCCTTGTAAAATTGTAATACCTGATACATTTAAACTTGCCTCAATAGTTGTTTGTCCTTGTAATATTGTTATACCTGAAACATTTAAACTTGAATCAATAGTTGTTTGTCCTTGTAAAATGGTAATACCTGATACATTTAAACTAGAATCTATTGTTGTTTGGCCGTGTAATATAGTAATTCCTGATACATTCAAACTTGAATCTAATGTAGTTTGGCCTTGTAAAATAGTTATTCCTGTTACATTTAAAAATCCTTGTAAAATTGTATTTCCAGATACATTCAAACTGGAATCAACAGTTGTACTACCTTGAAGTAACGTACTACCTGAAACATTTAAACTCGCATATATAGTCGTTTGCCCTTGTAAAATAGTTATACCAGAAACATTTAAACTTGAATCTATAGTCGTTTGACCTTGTAAAATAGTTGAACCGGTAATATTTAACGATCCTTGTAAAATTGTATTGCCTGAAATATTTAAACTTGATAAAACTGTTAGTTGTCCTTGAATTTGTGTATGTCCTGATACATTCAAATTAGAATCTACTGTTGCTTTTCCTTGTAAAATTGTATTTCCGGAAACATTTAAATTAGCACATATAGTAGTCTGTCCTTGTAATATTGTTATTCCAGAAACATTTAAACTAGAATCAAGTGTTGTATAACCTTGTAATACTGTATACCCAGAAACATTTAAAGATGACGCAATCGAAAGTTGGCCTTGTAATATTGTTATACCAGATACATTTAATGACGAATCAATAGTTGTTTGTCCTTGCAGTATTGTTATACCAGATACATTTAAAGTTGAATCTATTGTAGTTTGTCCTTGAAGTATAGTTATTCCTGATACATTTAAATTAGATAATATAGTTGTTTGTCCTTGGAGAATTGTATTACCAGATACATTTAAAATAGAATCTATTGTCGTTTTTCCTTGTAAAATAGTATTACCTGATACATTCAAAGACGAATTTATTGTAGTTGAACCATGTAAAGTACTATTATTAGAAACATTTAAATTACTTTGTAAAATACAATTGCCAGAAATATTTAAATTAGTTAAAAAAGTTGATATACCATTAAAAACAGAATTACCTGATATATTTAAATTTGATAAAAATGTTGCATTATTAAAATATGTACTTGAACCTAATACATTTAAATAATTATTAATTATTGAATATCCAGATACGTAAAAATTATTATTAGAATCAACTGTTGCAATATAATTTACATTATTATCTTCTGGTGCTTTTATATAAAATCTGAATGCATCTTCTGTTGTTCTAATAAAACCTTCTCCATTAGTACCTAATATATCAATTCCACTAGATGCTCCAATATCATAAGGTGTTATATTATCAGTATCTAAATTTAATCCAATGACTTTATCTGTTACTCTTAGTTCAGTTGAAGCAACATAAGTAGTTGTACCTTTTATATTAACAATAGATCGATCATTACCAATATTAATTATGTGTCCTAAAATATTTAAATTTTCAAATTCTGATGATGAATCTAAATATGTATCATTAATAGTTCTAATAGTTTTTAATCGTATATCATTATTAAATTGTGATGTATTACTAATATTTAAATTATTATAAATGTTAATATTTCCACCTATATTCAAATCAGATAATGCACTTACTGTATTACATAATATAGAATTATTACTTACATAAAGATTTGAATCTATAATTGTATTACCAGAAATATTCAAATTAGTTAATACAGTTGTGGAACCATTAATTAAAATATCTGATAATAAAGTAGTATTTCCTTGTAATAAGCTATAACCAGATATATATAAATTAGATTCAACAGTTAAATTACCTTGATCAAGTGTATCACCATAAACAGTTAAATTAGAATTAATTGTGGTAGTAGAAACTAATAATGATCCATTCATAATTGTATCTCCAGATACATTTAAATTTGAATTTAAAGTTGTTGAGCCTTGTAATAAACTATTTTGAGAAATATATAAAGAACCACTTAATATTAAATCATCTAAAATATTTAAATTAGAATTAACAGTAAGATGACCTTGTAAAAAAGTGTTACCAGAAACATCAAGACTTGAATCTATTGTTGTTTGTCCTTGTAATATAGTAGTTCCAGAAACATTTAAACTTGATTTTATGGTTGCCTGTCCCTGTAAAATAGTATAACCAGAAACATTTAAACTGGATTCTATTGTTGTTTGATCCTGTAAAATAGTATAACCAGAAACATTTAGACTTGAATATATAGTTGTTTGACCTTGTAAAATGGTATTTCCTGAAACATTTAGACTTGAATCTATTGTTGTTTGTCCTTGTAAAATAGTATTTCCTGATACATTTAAACTAGATTTTATTGTTGTTTGTCCTTGTAAAATAGTATCTCCTGACACATTTAAACTAGAATCTATTGTTGTTTGTCCTTGTAAAATAGTATCTCCGGACACATTTAAACTGGAATCTATTGTTGTTTGTCCTTGTAAAATAGTAAACCCAGAAACATTTAAACTAGAATCTATTGTTGTTTGTCCTTGTAATATTGTTGTACCCGATACATTTAAACTAGACTCTAATATAGTTTGTCCTTGAAGAATAGTAATTCCAGATACATTTAAACTAGAATCTATTGTTGTTTCGCCTTGTAATATTGTACTACCTGATACATTTAAACTAGAATCGATTGTAGTATATCCTTGTAAAATAGTATTTCCTGATACATTTAAACTAGAATCTATTGTTGTTTGACCTTGTAATATGGTGTTACCTGAGACATTTAATGTAGAGTCAATAGTTGTTTGTCCTTGAAGAATAGTTATACCAGATACATTTAAACTAGAATCTATTGTTGTTAGTCCTTGTAATATGGTGTTACCCGAGACACTTAAACTTGAATCGATTGTTGTTTGACCTTGCAAAACTGTATTTCCCGAAACATTTAAACTCGAATCTAATGTTGTTTTTCCTTGTAAAATAGTTACACCTGATACATTTAAACTAGAATCCATTGTTGTTTGACCTTGTAAAATAGTTACACCTGACACATTTAAACCTGAATCTATGGTTGTTTGCCCTTGTAAATGTGTATTCCCAGATACATTTAAATTAGAATCAATCGTAGTTTGACCTTGTAAAATAGTTATACCTGATACATTTAAACTTGAATCTATTGTTGTTTGTCCTTGAAGAATAGTTATACCAGATACATTTAAACTTGATTTAATTGTTGTTTGTCCTTGAAGAATAGTTATACCAGATACATTTAAACTGGAATCAATTGTTGTTTGTCCTTGCAAAATAGTTATACCTGATACATTTAAACTGGAATCAAGTGTTGTTTGTCCTTGAAGAATAGTTATACCTGAAACAGTTAAATCGGATTCAATTGTTGTTTGTCCTTGAAGAATAGTTGTACCAGAAACATTTAAACCGGAATCAATTGTTGTTTGACCTTGAAGTATAGTTATTCCTGATACATTTAAACTGGATTCAATTGTTGTTTGTCCTTGAAGAATAGTTGTACCAGAAACATTTAAACTGGAATCAATTGTTGTTTGGCCTTGAAGAATAGTTATACCTGACACATTTAAACTAGCAGCTATAGTTGTTTGACCTTGTAAAATAGTTATACCCGATACATTTAAACTTGCATCTATTGTGGTTTCACCTTGTAAAATAGTAATACCAGAAACATTTAAACTTGAATCTATTGTTGTTTCACCTTGTAAAATTGTAATACCAGATACATTTAAACTCGAATCTATTGTGGTTGAATTACATAGAATTGTATTATTTGAAACAAATAAATTATTATTTAATATTAGATTTCCTGTTATATTTAAATTTGAAAGAATTGTTGTTTCTCCCATTAAAATTGTTTTTTGAGATACACTTAAATTACCATTTAAATATGTATTATTTGATATATATAAATCAGAGAATAGAGTTGTATCACCAAATAATAATGTATTTGAAGAAACTTGAAACTTGGAATTTAATGTTAAATTACCATATAATATTGAATCATTTACTACACTTAATTTAGATTGTAAAAAGGTATCGTTTTCTAAAATAGTAACACCTGAAACAAATAAATTAGATAAAATATTTGCAGTTCCATTTAAAATTGTATTATTAGTTACAATTAAATTTCCAATTACATTTAAATCTTGATTAATATTTGTTGTACCTAATATGTTTAAATTGGATAATAATGAAACATCATTACAAATAAATGCATTACCAGACACAAATAATATAGAATTAATTGTAGTATTATTTAATAATGATTGACCTAAGATATTAAGATCTGATAATACAGATAAATTATTGTTAATAATTGAATTTCCAGATACATTTAAATTATTATTTAAATCAAAAGTTGCAATATATTCTGTTGAACTATTTGTTGGTGCTTTTATTAAATATCTATTAGCTGCTGCAGTTGTTTTTATATATCCATCACCCAATGATCCCAAAATTTGAATCCCACATAAACTACCTGAATCTAATGCAGTTGTATTACTATTATTTAAATTTAATGATATTAATTTATCAGCTAATCTAATTTCATTAGTTGCAATATAATTAGTTGTTCCTCTAATATTAACCATTGAATCATATGTACCAATATTAATAACATGTCCAAAAATATTAATATTTTCTTCAGGTAATGACATATCTGAATATTCATCGCTAATTGTTCTAATATTTTTAATTCTGACTATATCATCAAATTGTGCTTGATTTTGTACATTCAACTGAGATAAAACTGATATAGCATTTTGAAATACTGTGTTACCTGATATATTTGTTTTATTATTTATTTGTAAATTACCATTTAATGTTAAATTAGATAATAAGGTTGTATCACCACATAAAATAGTATTATTTGAAACATTTAAATCTTCTGTTATATCAATATAATTACTTACTATATTATTAACTGTCAATTGTGAATTTATTGTTGCATTATTATTTATGCAAATATCACCATTTATATATAAATTAGATTGTATAGTTGCATCATTTTGTAAATATGTATTTCCACTAATGAATAAACTAGAATTTATTGTAGTTTCACCAACAAATACTGAAAGTCCTTTAATAACCGCGTTTTCTGTATTGGATATTTCTGACCAAATTCCGTCTGAATAAATATTAATTTTTTTGGTTGTTGTATTATAAATTATACTTCCATCTATAGAATTTGTTAAATTATTTATATCATCTTGTGATAAATTAACAATTGTAATTCTTTCATTTAAAGTTGTTATACCACTTATATATAAATTAGATAATATTGTCAAATTATTTTCTATTAAAGTGTCACCGCTTATATTCAAATTAGAAAATAAAGATACATCACCATTAATAATTGTAAATCCTGATAAATATAAATTACTAAATATCGATACTTCATTAAACAGTAAAGTATTTTGTGATATACTTAAATTACCAGATAAATAAGTATCTTTTGATATATATGTGTCACCTAATAAATATGTATTAGTTGATACGTATAAATCACCTAATAAATTAGTCTGTCCAGATACATTTAAATTTGAAGAAATGGTTAGTTGTCCATCTAATATTGCATCTGCAATAATATTAATATCGGACAAAAATGTTGTTTCACCAGAAATAATAGTATTATTTAATACATTTAAATTAGATCCTATAGTTAATTGTCCATTAATTAATGCGTCTTGTATTATATTTAAATTAGAATTAATTGTTGTATTACCAAGAATTGTTGCATCTCGACTTACTAATAAATTAGAGTTTAAACTCGTATCACCTATCAAATTAGTTGACCCAGATATAGATAAATTATTATTTAAATCTAAAATAGCTATATAATTAGCAGTAATTTCTAATGGACTTTTGATCAAGTATCTTGATGCATCTGATGTTGATTTAATATAACCATTACCCTGTGTACCATAAATTTCAATACCACAATCATTTCCTACATCTAATGGTACAGCATTAATTGAATCTGAATTTAAAACTAAAACTTTGTCTTTAATGATTAATTCAGTTGTAGCAACATAAGTTGTTGTTCCTTGAATATTTACCATTGAATTTTTATTACCAATATTAATATAATTACCATAAATATTTAAAGTTTGGTCTAATATTGAACTTGAACTATCATTAATTGTGCTAATATTTTTAGCTGTTATAACTCCTTCAAACTGAGAAGCTGAATCCACATAAAATGTTGACATAACAGATACTGAATTATTAAGTATTGTATTATTTGTAACATTTAATGATCCGAGTGTTGCTATTTCTTTAACATTTAAATTTGTATTTAATCCAACATCATCAATAAATGTTGTAGAAGATGCTAAAAAAGGTAAATTTGATATTACATTTTCTCGCGTAATTTGAAATGCAACTGGATTATTTCCATTTAATTCTCCAATATGAATATTTAAACCTACATTATTTTCAAAATTTTGTAATTCAATTAAACTTGTAATTGTACCAACACTTAAAGTTAATGTTGCCGCACCTTCAATATCTGTTTTTTGTAGTGATACTAAACCATCTGTTCTAGGTGCTTTATCTTTTACTAGTTCAACAAGTGAATTATATAAATCCATTTATATTATCTTATTTTAGAAATTAATTTTATTAATATTTATAATCATCTATTAAACTATCATAAATATATTTAATAGGTTTACCAATTAGATCAGCTGAATTAATATCATCAGATTTTAAATTTTCAATATCTCTATTTACAATGATTTCTGAATTATAAATACTGTTATCTGATGAATTATATACTGGATTACCATTATCATCAATATATTCAATCCATTTATTACTATACCATGTATTCATATTATCTAACATTTTTGATTTATTCGATGTATCTATTTTATTATAATCTACAAAATCAATTAAGTTATTATTATTTTTATTTATTAATTCATAATTAAAATCAAATTCATTCTGTTCTAATTTATCATTTGCTAAATCGTCTAATAATTTATTATCTTTAAATATTTGAGTTTCATAAAAAGTATCATTTATTTTTCCATCTGATTTATAATAAAAATTTTCTGTATTTTTATTTTTATTAAAAAACACATATAACATTACTATTATTATAATTATTAATATTAAATTAAGCATAAATATATTAATATATAGAGAAAAAATTTTAATAAAAATTGATTATTTAAAAAATAATTAGTTTATTAAAATATATATAATGGAAAAAATAATTAATAAGTTAAATAATTCTGATATAGATATTATAACATATATACAACAATTCAAAAAAAAAGAACTAGAAAATATTATTGAATATTCTGCTGATAAATATTATAATACATCTAAATCAATTATTAATGATGATATTTATGATTTATTAATTGATTTATTGAAAAATAAATATCCCAATTCAAAAATATTAGAAAATATAGGTGCAAAAAATAAAAATAATAAAGTTAAATTAGATTATTGGCTTGGATCTATGAAAAAAATTAAACCAGATGTTGAACTAAATGAATCAAAAGATTTAAATTCTTGGATTAAAAATTATAAACCACCATACAATATTTCTGATAAATTAGATGGTGTTTCAGCATTAATAATATATAATAATAATACAATTAAAATGTTTACACGAGGAGATGGTAATAATGGAAAAGATATTTCTGATCTTTTAAAATATTTATCTATTCCTAATTATAATAAAATATATGATTATTGTAAAACTAATAAAATTGTTGGTAATAAAAATTTAATTGCTATGAGAGGCGAATTATTAATTAAAAAAGATATATATTCTAAAAATTGGAGTAATAAATTCAAAAATGAAAGAAGTACCGTTTCCGGATTAGTTAATAGTATACATTTTAATCCTAAATTAGCTAAAAATATTGATCTAGTCTTATATGAAATAGTTGATCCTATATTTAAAATTAATGAACAATTTACAATATTAAAAAATTTAAATTTTAATGTTGTAAATAATATTACAACATTAAATGAAAAATTAAATATTAATTATTTGTCTGAATTATTAGATAATAGAAGAAATAATTCATTATATCAAATTGATGGTATAATAATTACTAGTACAATTAAATATATTCGAAATAATAGTGGCAATCCTGATTATGCATTTGCATATAAAGATATAATTGAAGATCAAATAGCAATTACAACAGTCGAATCAGTAGAATGGAATATTAGTAAAGATGGATATATTATACCAACAATAATTTTAAAACCTGTAACTATAAGTGGTATAATTATTAAAAGAACTACTGGCTTTAATGCTAAGTTTATTGTTGATAATGTAATTGGTTTCGGATCAGAAGTTGAAATTATTAGGAGTGGTGATGTAATTCCATATGTTAAAAAGGTTTTAAAATCTTCAAAATCAGGTAAACCAGATTTACCAAAAATTAAATGGCATTGGAATGAAACAAAAGTAGATATTCAAATAGATGATTTAGAATCAAATGAAGATCTAATAATAAAAAATTTATATTTTTTCTTTTCTACTCTTAAAACAAAAGGATTAGGAGAAAAAAATATTGAAAAAATATTTTTAGCGGGATATGATACTATTGAAAAAATATTAAAAGCATCAAAAAATGATTTATTAACTGTTGAAAATTTTGGTGAAAAAACTGTTGATAATATTTATAATTCAATTAAAAAATCTATAAATAATATATCATTAGTTAAATTAATGGCAGCTTCTAATAAATTAGGTCATGGAATTGGTGAAGAAAAAATAAAACAAATTTTACAATATTATCCAAATATTATTACAGATTATAAAAAATGGTCATATCAAGAATTTATTGATAAATTAAAAGAATTAAATGGTTGGGAAGATAAAACATCAACACTATTTGTTTCTAATTTTGATAGTTTTATAAATTTCTATAATTCTATCAAAAAATATATAACTATTGAAAATAATAAAAAAAAAGTTATTAAAGGATTTTTTACTAATAAAATAATAGTTCTATCTAGATTTCGTGATAAAGATTTACAAAATAAATTAGAAAAACAAGGTGCCAAATTAAATATGACTGTTTCCAAAAATACAGATTATTTAGTTATTAAAAACAAAACTATTTTAGATAATCCTACTGAAAAAATTAATAAAGCAAAAGAATTAAATGTAACTATAATCACTAAAGATAAATTAATTAGTATGTTATGATATCATTTTTGTTATCCAATTTTCAAAGGTTTCTTGAGTAATTTTATTCAGCACCTCTGTTACTTTTTGTGTGAATATGACTTTATTAAACGGTTTATAATTATTTAATAATCCTCTTATTTTTATGGTATTATACGGTTTAGCCACATTATCATTATCATAATAATAGTATGTTGGATTAAAATTACTATCAAACTTAAAAAAAAGTCGTCCATCGCCCTCTACACCTAATTCAAGTAGATCACTATTTACTAAAACTTTTTTACTCATAGAATTCCTATAAACTATAGCTTTTTCTATTTCGGCATTTGTTATAAATGTATCTGATATAGCTTTAATATCTTGAATAATTTTAAGGTCAGATAAATCTTTGTCATCATTAAAATTATTTGATTTAAAATTATTTTTTAAATCTGTAATTATTTCATTAATTTTTATATTATTATTTTTTAATCTGTCAATTGTTTTCGTAAAATATTCTAAAAAATTTACTGATTTAATTCTAGCAAATAAATTTTTTATTTTGTTAAAAACCACTGTTAATTTTTGACAAAGTTCAATTATTTTTTTTGATATCAAGTCTTTGTTAATTAAAATATTTCTACCTGCTATATCTGTGGTATAAAATAAATATATATAGCATCAATTGATTCTTTTTCTTTAAATAATTGATTATAAAATTCATAAACTACAAATGAGTCAACTGTTATACCAGAAAAATCACTTTCATATTTGGTTAAATTTTTACTAAAATACTGAAAAGTATTTTGAAATCTCTTAAAATTTTGTTGTTTTTTAATTTCGTTTTGTATTAAATTTACAATAAATTCTTGTGGAAATTTTTCTTTAATATCTTTCATCATTACGGATAATTCATTCAATGATGTATCGTTAATTGATGCATTTAAGCGGGTTTGATTTGCAAATTTTTGTTGTAGAATTGTACATGAATTAAAATTTTCAAAATAAGATGTAAAATCATTTATAAACTTAGTAACATCAATACTATTTAATTGAACACTAGGATTTGTACCACCTAATAATATATATTTTTTTTTATATTTTAAATATTTTAAATAATAATCAGTCATATATACAAATAAGATAATATTAATTAATTAAATAAATAATAGTAATAAATGTTGTTACTATTTTAGCATATAATGATACTACATAAACGACTTTAAAATGTTTAAATATAATAAAATAAAGCATTTGTATTTGATTGTATAGGTATTAGTGTTGGATTAAATGTATATGTTCTATAATTATTATCTGAATAGTTATAATTAATACTTGTTATAATGAAATTTTTCATTTTGTATCCACAAGACATTGGTCCATTAAATTGTGATGCATCAAATATCACATTAGTACCATCTGAATATATAATTCGATTATTTGTTAAAGGTTTAACCTTTATTAAAATAAAAATTATTTAATAAAAAACCCTAATGGTGAAATTTTTGTTATATAATGTTCAATTATTGGATTTTTATTATTTTGATGATATAAATATTCACATGTAGTAAAAATATAATAATTGAATTAGAATTATTAAAATTTTCTAAATAAATTTTCTAAATAACTTTTCTTAATAAGAATCTTTTTTGATGTGCTCTCTCTCTTGCCATTTTTTTAAGAAGATAATAATATATAATATTAATGAGTGAAAATAATGAAAATATCAAATTACATAGATGTATTATTTGTAATAAAAATTATTCTAGTCAATCAAGTCTATGTAATCACAACAAAAAATTTCATATTATTAATACTAACCTTTAATATAACCAAAATAATCTTAATAATAACCCTATAAATAACCCAACTAACCTTAACATTATAAATACAGATGTTAATGATCATAAAAAATATAATTGTAATAAATGTAATAAAGAATTTGGTAAATATCAGCATCGTTGGCGTCATGAAAAAATATGTAAAAATAATAAAATTAATTTAGAAATTAATAATAAAGCAGAAATTATTGAAATTAAAAATATGTTGAAAGAGATTATAGAAAAAAAAAACTACAAGAATCATCATAAAAAATTAGATAAAATAACTTATAATGATTTAAAATTAGATAATAATGAATTAAAAATAAAAAATAAAATAATTAACTGTACTGATAATTATACAGAAAAAATAATTAAATATAATGATATTCAAGTTGATAATAAAATAATAAAAAGTGATGATAATAAATTTAAATTTGATCTTAACAAAAATTTTTTAACATTCCATAATAAACCCATTAAATATTTTTATTATAATGATCAAGTTTATTTTAAAGGTAAAGACATCGCTAAAATTTTAGAATATGAAGACACTAAACAAGCTATTCGCTATAATGTTAATATTGACGATAGAATAAAAATTAATCAACTTTTAGGGGATGGGGTAAAAAATACCCCATCTCCTAAAACTTCACATTTGGAAAGTGAACATCCAAATACTGTATTTATTAATGAGTCAGGTTTTTATAGTTTAATATTAGCATCAAAAAAAACTGAAGCTATTGAATTTAAAAAATGGGTTACATCTATTGTACTTCCATCAATAAGAAAAACAGGTAGTTATAATTTAATTGATAATTATATTGAGGAGAATTTAGAGAAATATCAAAATAAGGATTGCGTATATATTATTCATATAAAAGATAATATTTATAAGTATGGGAATACATCGCATATATTTAAAAGATTACAAGCTCATAAGACAAATTTAAAATATAATAAAATAATCAAGATTTATGAGATGAATAATATGAATGATGCAATAAAATTAGAGAATAAAATAAAAACATTAGTAAAAATATTAAATATAAATACAGTATATAATACCCATGTAGAAATATTTGAAGTAGATTATAATAATTTACAAATATTAATAAAAAAAATAGATGAATTATCATTAAAAATTATTAATACAAAAAATAATAAAATTTTAGATATTGAAACAGTAAAAATAAAACAACTAGAATTAGAAAATGAGAATTTAAAATTAAAATTAGAATTATTAAAATTTTCTAAATAACTTTTTTTTACACCTTTAGACATTTAAAACGCCGATTTTATTCCAGATAATTTTTAGTTTTCTTAACTCTTGGTTTAGAAGTCTTAACATACTTTTCACTTCTATCATATGCTCCTTTAAAAATATT